TTTGAAAAAAGTCCCGATAAAATTACAGAGTTCTTAACAGCAACAGCAAACAGAGGTTATTTTGTAAGAAAGGGTTGTTTTAAAGGGGAAGAGGGATACAGAGTTATTTTAACACCAAATGAATTAACAAGATTAAAATTATATATACAAGAAAATCTTTAACTAGCACTATTACAAGGCAACGAGTGCCATTTTAAGACACAAATACAATGAAAAGTATAACTAACGCACAACAAGAATTAAACGCCCTTAAAAACGATGTTATAGGGTTGTTTAAAATGAGAAATTCAAATGTTTTTGAATTAGTTGTTAATTGTCAAGAAGCGAATCAAACAATTGATGTTATTAGAGTAACACAATTTGGAGTAGTTCAATTGGAATATGATTTACCTATTCACTTTGGAAAATTACATTTATTTCCCAACAATAAGAATATAAATGATATGTTGAATAATCCTTTTGAATGGAATGAGTTTATTAATCAGTTTTAAATAAGTCTGTTTTTATTCTTTTTCCGCCGAAAAAAACAATACAACAAAAATATTAAATAAACAATAGTAACTGAATTTTTTTATTAATTATTTTTACCTTACATTTGTAGAGTAATAAAAACACTAAAATTATGTACACTTATATATTACAAGAAAATGTTTTAACAGATAACACTTTAATAGTAGCTTCAAAAGGAAAAGTTTTTAGTAACGGTATTAAAGCTATCATAAAAGAAAACACTTTCTTAAATGCGTGGCAAGACAGAGAAACAGTTAAACATTTTAGAACTGAAAAAAGTTTAATGAAATATTTAAACAAGCATTACAAAGAAATAGTTTATGATATTGATTTAACAGATACTTGTTTTGGTTGTTAAAAAACAAAAATTTTAACTAAAAAAGTTTGTATAACTAAACAAAATTAACTATCTTTACACTATGAAAGCAACTACTAGAAAATACGTTAGAATATTAGATGCTCAAAGCAGTATCTATACAAAGATTAAAAAGCTACCTTGTTATGGCGATAATTGGCGCAAAAACCGTGACAAAGTAGAAAATTTAGAAGTTAAGTATAACGAGTATCAAAACAAATTAAATGAACTAGAACCTACAATAACACAAGAAGAGTACGAACTGTATTTGTCAGATAGAATGTGTTTAACTTGGGAAGATTTTAAAAATTAGTATTATGACAACAGAAAAAGTAATAACCTTTAAAGGTACAGAGGAACAAATTATAGAAGTTTTTCAACCATTAAGTCTTTTATCAAGTAAAGAACATTCAGACTTTTTTAGAATTGCGTTAAGAAGTAACTTAAATAATTTACAAGTTGATGAAAGTAAATATTTAGACAGATTAAGACAGCAGTATAAAAATTACAAATCAGTAGAATCTAAAAAATATATGGAAGACGAAGATATTAGAACTTTAAAAGGTTTTTATGATAGTGTTCGTTTATTCTGTTTAGATTGTGAGTTAGTTTCTTTCAATGATATTGAAACAATGGAATACGAAGTTAACAGTTCTTTTTAATTTTTTACGGCGAAATTATGGAAAACACTTTTGAAAGTTGGTTAAACAGTAATAACGTTGTTAAGTTTCACAACGGATATAGAACGCAATGTACACAGTATAGAAAACTGTTTACTTTGGAAGAGTTGAAAGAGTATCACAAAAAAGAATTTGATTTTTACCCCGAAAATTTAACATAAAATATTTGCACAATTAATAAATAAGTTGTATATTTGTACAAGAAATAATAACTAATAGATTTAGACGCTTTTATCTTTAAAAAAGACGTGAAAAATATGAGAACAGTTAGAACAAAAGTTTACAGTTTTGAAGAGTTAAGTAATGAAGCTAAACAAGTAGATATTGAAAATTACAGAAATTCGGGAGTATTAGATGATGTTTGTTATTGGGCAGTTGATGATTGTACCTTATTCGAGCCAAAACAAGAAGAACTTGATAGAATAGGTTTTAAAGATACAGATTTTATAATTACTAATAACAGAAAAGATATTTATTTTAATGCAGATAGAAATTGGTTTTTAGATTGTGCAAAAGCTATGGAAGTTAAACACTGTGATTATTTTTATAAGTGGTTAAATATTACAGATGAATTTCTTTTACAAAAAGTTTCTTTTTTAATTTTTACGCCGAATGGTAGAAATTCAGATACAACTATTGAATTTATTTGTGATGAAGATTTTGATATTCTTACAAATGATGAAGAAAAAGTCTTAGAAAACGCTAAAATAAAATTTGATAATCATATTCGAGACGTTTTAAAAAGAATAGAAACAGCTATTGATTATAGATATTCAGATGAAGCTATTGAAGAGGATATTTTAGCAAATGAATATGAATTTTTAAGTAACGGACAACAATTTTAATTATGATACCAACAAAAGTTTTAATTTGCAATGATTGTAAACTGTATTATGTAGCACCAAAAGAAAAATGTAGTTGTGGTTGTTCAGTATTAACAGAAACACATCCTAGTAATATAATGTTTACTAAAGATTTTTTAGAAGGTTGTGATAAATTTTTTGGCGGAAAAACAAAATAATAAATAAATTATGATATCATTTTATGTAACAAAAAAGCAAGTTAATGAGTTTATAGAAAATTCACTTAAAAGATTTGACAGTTTGGAAAATTTTAGAAATGAAGTCGACAGAATTATAAGTGAGTTAAGTGCAGAAGATAAAGCACAACTAAAATTCTATAATCGAGTAAAAACAGAAATACAAATAACTGAATATTTAAACGAATTATGACACTAAATAACACACACAGAGAAATTTTAATAAGGGAACTATCAAAAACAAAAGAGGAAATTAGCTTAGGTAATTCAATTATTTCGAGAGAACAGCAAACAGAGCATTACAAAGATTGGCAAGATATTAAGATGTTTCTATTACAAGAGAGAGTTAAGTTAATAAAGAAGAGTTTGATTGATAATGAAATTGATTTTTAACTTTTTTCGCCCGAAATAAAATAAAAAACAGATGAAAACAAGTATAACAGATTTTAGATTTACATTTCAAAGTGCAGGACATTATGTAGTTTACTATTACAGTTCTAAAACAAGTAAAGGTTGGAGTAAATTAGTAACAGATGTGACAATCATTGATGAGTTTAAAGGTACAGAAACAAACGACCACACTCAAACAAGATTAAATTGGCTTAAAAAGTATATAAAGAAATGAAAATACTAACAACAGAAAAACAAGAAATAATCCGCCTAACAATTAAAGATAGTAAAAATACAGAATACCTCAACTTAATAGAAACAACTCACGAACAAGCAGTAAAGTACATTCAAAACTTATTCAAAGAGTTTACCATTAAGACAGATAATAAAACAACAGTAGATTTAAGACACTGTATTGGCAGTATAAATGGGAAGTCGGTTCGTGTTAGTTTATTTGATATTGGCGCAAAAGAATTAAAACAAAAAATAATTGAAAATTTAACAAAATAAAGTTTTTTAATCCAATAATTAATTGTATATTTGTACTATAAAACAATAAGAGTTATGAGAACAGTTCACGAATTAAACCAAGAAGAGTTAGAAGAATTAAGAAGTAGATTCTATCACCAACATTTAGATGAAGGTTCTTTAGAGCAGATTGTAGGTAGTGAGTTATGCGAAGAAGAGGATTTTTGGTGCAACCTTTAATACTTATACAGATGAGAAATTATAAAAAATACCGTTCTACTGTTATAGATTTATTTCAATCTTTTTTGGCGGGAAAAATAGAAAAAAGAGAGTTAATATTCGCCTTAAAAGAAATTGACAAAGAGATAAGAAAAAATCCTAAAACATTAAAAGGTTTATGGTTTAAGTTCTTTAAAGTTGATACGGGAGCAACTACAATAAAAGATTTAAGTAACTCTATAGATTGTAACACTAATCGAGAACATATTATTGATTGTATGCAAATAGCAATTGATAATCCAAAAGGTTTTCAAATATACTACTCATGATACACTACGAACAAAAAGGTAATTACTATGTATTACTAGGAATAGGATTTAATTTGATGGCTTTTTATTTAACTGATTTAATTACACAAGCAAAAGAGATTTACGGTTTAGATTTATTAACTATTTTAAATTAATTTTTTGCGCAAAAAACTAAAAATATGATAGATAAGTTAAAAATTGTAAAAAATGTAAGTGTTTACAGTACTGTAAACACTTGGGATACCTACAAAAATATAATTTCTGCTATTAAAGCTAAACTTTTAAATGAAGATATTAAAGTTAGTAGTGTAAGGTATAGAGACAGTTTTGATGAAAAGTATAGACCTTACACAAATGAAAAGAATTGGGGTTCAAACTTAGATGAGTATACTGTTAAACTTGATAATAATTTAAAGGCATCAATCACGTATTTTTCAATTAGTAGGTACTCTTCACAATTTGAAAATAGAGTTTTTAAGTTTGAGATAAGTTTTAAGTTACCAGAAAGTATACTTGTTTTATTTGAGAATTACATTGAAAGAGCGTTTTATTACAAATGTTGCGAAATTAGAGAAAAAGAGTTACAGCAAATAGAAGATAAAAGAATAAAAGAAATAGGCAAAGAGCTTTTAAAACAAAAATAGTATGAAAACAATACAATTTACAGGAACAGAAAATGAAACCGATAATTTAAAAGAATCTATTTCTAAATACACAAATCAAAATAACTTTCCACAACAAACTGAAACAAGAGTTTATGTAATTGAAGCTCAACAAAGTTTAAGGTTTAATGAAAAAATATATACTACCTTAACAGATGAGGAGTTTATGAGTATTGCAGAAGAGAATGGAACAGTTTATTCTGTACAAGTATTTCAACAAGCTTTTAACGATGAAGATTTTAATAGCGACCAAGTAATAAGATTTATTAACGTGCCTTTAAACTAAATTATGAAAACAATTAAAACTTATTTACCCCAGTTCGCAGGGTTTTACGGAAGCTTATTTGGAGCAGTAATTGAAGACCAAGAAGAACGTATTTTAGAGGGTGAAAATCTTACCTCAGATGAAGTTGATTTTGACTATTCTCAAGTAAGAACAGCTATTGCAAAAGAATGTGTAGGAGTATTTGAAGATGCTTTTAATAGAGATATGGGTACTGATTTAAAAATTACTTTTGATTATATTTATTCGCCGAAATTCTATAATTTTGAGAATGACAGTATTAACGTTTTAATTCAATTTTCTTCGGGTGATTTTGAAAGAATTAAAAACACTTTAATTGCAAACGCTTTAGAGGTCGCAAAAGAATTAAAAAAGATGCATTCAACTCGACCAGGTTTTATATCTTTTACTCCAACAGACTTTGGGGATTGGATGGAAGATTTACAAAGGGAGTATGAAAACGAAGAAGACAGTCACAAATGGGGAGCTATTTTAGATATTCTTTGCGACTTACTACAAATTGTAGATGAAGAAGAAATAGTTGACAGAGTACAAGGTAATGTTTCACTAGATTACATAATTAATAACTATAAATGTAAATTAAAATGCAAGAAGTAAAACAAATTTTAGAAAGAGGGTTTAACACTAGAGTAACAGTTCAAGGCAACGTTGTAAAAACAACAGTTAAAAGTATAAATGGTAATCAAATTTGGGGATTACAAGAAATATACAAAAAATTAACTACTAAAGATGTAGAACTCAAGAGAAGTGGCACAGGTATAACAATTATTGTAACTTTAGAGGATTAATTAACTAATACACAATGGCGCATATATTAAGAGACATACTTTGGGATAACATTAATCCTTTTTATGCGCTCGTTGTGTTTATTTTAAAATAAAATTATGAAAGTAGATAAAGAATTATTAGAACAATAGATAAACACACTATCTTATTTATTAAACACAGGGTTAATGGGGTATGAGATAGAAGCCTTAGAAGGAGTTTTAAATATGTTAGGAGATTTAGTAGACAGTGAAGAAAATATAGTAACAATTGAATTTGTATAGTTATGACAACATTTGAATTAAAGCCAACAAACGGAAGAAAAAGTTTTTACGGTAAATGTAAAGTAGAACAAGAAAACAATATAAGCTATTTATACAGCTATAATACAAAAGTGGCACACTATGACCACGAAACAAATAAAATGGTTGTAAACGGTTATTATAGCCTTACAACAGCTAAACATACGAACGCCTTTTTAGAATTTTACGGTTTTGATAAGTGCAATAAAAAACAATTAGAAAACTATAATAATTAAGAGTATGAATACATACTTGAATACTCTAATGGAATCAGAAGAGTTTACGTTTTACTCAAGATATTTTGGAGGGGGTTTAAAAAAGAATCCAACAGTTGAAAAGATTAAAAAACTTACTAATTTAGAATTACAAAACGAATACAATAGAGCGCTTAATAAAATTTCTAATTTATCTAAGAAAGAAAGAGACTTAATTGTGTATTTCGCCGAAAAAGAACTAAAAAACAAAATTTAATTATGAAAGACAATAAAACAATAATGCTAAAAGCAGTTATGGAACGTTACGGTTCACTAACAACATTAAAACAAGCTCTATATGAAGACACAGATACAGTTTTAGTAAACTTATGTGATGATGTTGAGTATGCAGTTGAAGAGGAAGATTTTTTAACTTATTTTAGAGAGATATTATAACAATGACAAACTATCAAAAAACAATAATCTTTATAGCACTTTGTAGTATAACTATTATAATAGTAAATACAGCTAATACAATATCAATTAAAAAGTCTATAGAGAAAATTGAAAATCGGGCGGATAAAAAATTGACAAAAGAAAATAAAAAATAATTATGACAAGAATTAATGCTTCAATACAGCCTTACGAACTTTCAAACAGTATGCTATTTGCTGAATATCGTGAAATAAAACGAGTTGCAAATAAAGCTAAAAATAATAAATACGACTTTAGCAAACCTGTACCTAATGAGTTTTGTTTAAATCGAGGACATGAATCGTTTTTTAGAGATAAAATTTTGTATTTGTCTAAAAGAAGTGATGCTCTATACATTGAATGTTTAAAACGTGGTATTAAAGCAGAAGATTATTCAGAATCTTACAAAAATATTCCAACTCATTTATTTAACGATTGGCGGGAAACAAAAAATTCAAGGAAACTACTGAAAGAACGAATTAATTTAAGACTAACAGAATCTAAACAGATTATTAGATTTTATGATAAAGTAGTAAAGCTTGAAGAAGCATTAATAAAATAAAGTTATGAAAGTAATATCAAGTAAACCAAAAGGACAAAGAATTAAAAAGTGTGCCATTCTTAAATTAGACAATGGATATAAAACAAAAAGACCATTTCATATTGAACCTGTCGAGAATGGATGGTGGTTTTGTTTAGAAAAAGGGCAATGGCAAAGTGAATACAATGGCAAAGGCGGTATGAGTTCATCTTACTATGCAATGACTTACGAAGGATTTAACAATGCTTACTCACTAAAAGCCGTAAAAAGATTAATTGCTAAGTGGAATATTCCAAAAGGGACTAAATTCAAGTGTTCTTTACCATTCGTAGGATATGAATTTATAATAACAAAATAATTATGAGAAGATTTATAACATGTATTTTTTATAAGGTCTTATGTTTATTGTTTTTATGCAGTATTATTGTAGCAGTAGCTTGCCTATTTGACTCTCAACCTCAAAATCTTTATTGGGTTTGGATAAAATTAAGTAATATTGTGACAGTAACAATCTTACTTTCTTTTTTATTCGGTGGTAAAAAATGAATACAGAAGAAACAATTAACACTCTAAAACATTACAAAGGTTTAACTCTAAAAAAAGAGGAAGCTATATGGTTTTGGAACTTTCAAAGAGAGCATTTTACTTTAATCAATAGAGGTATAATTGAAGAAGTAACTGTTGACGATGAGATACGTTATAAAATAAATTAATAACCGAAACCTTAATTGCTACAATATATTGTTGTAGGTAGGTTTTTTAACACGCTAATTATGAGATATATTATCACTTTTCACGACAATAAAAATAAACTTCAAAGATATACATAACAAGAGTATGATTCAGAAGAAATTGCTCAAAAAGAAATTGATTATTATATTAAAAATAAATATCAGGATGCAAGATTCTTGCATATAATGGAGGCTGAGCAATACTATAAAATAATCGATAAAAGGTAATTTTGGCTACAAAGTTGAGCAAACTTACTTACAACGTTTTGCAACTACACGATGTGGCAAAAAAGTACACCCGAATTATTAAGATTATTACAAGTGCGTAAGGCGCAAACTAAATTATAAATCCAGCCTGACGCCTAAATTACTGTTATGCAGTGTTAGCAAATCGGCTAAATATTTACAAACTATGGAAAATACATTAAAATTAATGGATGAATTTGAAAAAAGAAATAATATTTCTACAACAATTGAAATAAATAGCGATGGCTCTGGAAATTTAAGAGAGTTTTGGGACGAAGAAATAATAAAAGAATTTGACAGCCTTAAAAACTTGAATTTATTTTTATTCAACGGAAAATTAAAATTAGCGGAAAATGGTCGTTCGGTTAGTCCTATTGAGATAGTTGCTCAATAGCTATTCCCTAATGTTCTGCTAGTACAACTCACTAGGGATAAGGAATCGTAGTATTTTCCGATGCGACAATTTAAAACAAACACAAAACAATATTAACCAAAGTCGAATGCCCTAGTGAGTTGTACTAGCTGTTAGTGGCATACCACGTAAAACTTAGAAATTATGGCATCTAAAAAAATAAAACTAGAACTAACCGAAGCACAATTCATGGCCTTAGTGTCTCTTGCTGAAGAAATGGCAATCACAGTAGGAATGATTGACGAAGAATTAGCACGTTCAGTTAGTAGACGAGTGAATCTTGTAAACAAATCTTTAAAAAAACGGCTTAAACTACGAGATTAACAGCTAACAATGGCGGTTGCTACTAACGGAAAAGCTTGTCGCTGTATGCCAATATAGAACGTGAATAGAAAAAAATAGTCGTAGCATATAGCTACAAGCGTGTGTTAGTAGCTGGACGGATTTTTAAAACTAAATATTATTATGAATACTGAAAACATAATTAAGGAATTACAACCGATAGATTATTTTATTGAAAAAAGTAAAATAACATTATTATTTGATGAAAATAAAATATTAATGCTAAATGATTTAGATGATAAGTTTATGTATTCTTTTTTCATTAATAAAAATCTTATAGATGCTGACATTGCAGATGAAAATGAATTTATTACTAATTTCAAAAAGTACTTAGAAACGGTAACTTAGTCTTGCCACTAACATCGGCTATATTTAGTTGCGGTGTTAAAAGCGAAAAACTTTCAAATTAATAATAACTTAAACAAATGTCAAATTTAGCACAGACACCGCAACTAAATATAGCCGATGTTAGTGGCAGTTTTTCTTCAATTACGTATAAACAAGCGGTTGATTTTTTATTACCTCGTCATTATTCAGGTAGAAAACCGAGTATTACTTTTTCTTTTGGTTACTTTGAAAATAACGAATTGAAAGCAGTGTGCACATTTGGAAAACCTGCAAGCCACATGGTTGAGAATTGCATAGATATTCATTTGATACAGAGGCTTTTAGGTCATTCAAACGTTAAAACAACAATGATGTATACGCATATTTCGGACAACATAATTAGTAAAATACAATCACCTTTAAATAATATAAAAATATGACACATAAAATTAAAACTTGGAATAAAAAAAGAAAAGAAATAGAACATGAAAAATCATTAGTAACTAGAAGAGAAACTATAATGTTTAACCTTTTAAATGATTTAAGTATAGAGGAAAGTTTAAATATGTTTATTGACGTAGAATCTTTATTTAGAAATAAGGTTGTTAGTAAGTTAAGTGATACTAGTAAAGATAAGATATTAATGGAATCTTTTTTAGAAAAATAATTACTGTTTTATTTTTTATTTCGCCGAAAAAGTAATACATTTGTAAAAAATAAACAGATATGAAAAAATGGTTAAATAATGGTAATGTTAACGATAGTATAAATTATATTAGAGTTAAAGAAAATGAAGTAGACTCTTTGTCTATAGATGTGTATGAAGAATCTACTTTTATTATCTCTTTCGGTGAAAAAGAAATGAGTTTTACTAAAGAAGAAATGATAAAATTTTATGATTTCTTAGATAAATATTATGGAAACTAAGTTTACTAAAGCTATGGACTATTATAACTCCATTATGAATCAAGTAGAGAAAGGAAGTAAAGAATATCAGTTAATGTGTTTGTTGCAGTATAGGTATATTCAAGATTATTAAAATCTATTTTTAACTTTTTGCGCCGAAATAAAATATGAAAAATTATGACACAAACAATAAATTACTTAGATATAGATAGAAGAGACTATTTAATGCATTATGTTAGAGCAGAAGTAGACGAAAAATTAGAAGGGAGACAAATTATTAACATTGAAACCTTAGAGAATACAATTAGGTTTTGGTATAAACAAGATTAAAATTTTTCTTGTGCAATTAAAAATAAAGTATTATCTTTGCAAAAAAAAAATAAAAACATAGTATGAAAACAACAATTCAAATTAATGGTAAAGATGTAGAAATCACTTTAACCAAAGAGCAACTAGCTCAAATAAACAAACAAAAACAATTAGATGCTTCAACGTGTACTTTACAAGATTGTATAGATTATCTTGGAGAGGATGACTTAGAAGTGAGTAATTTAAGACAGTTGCAAAAAGTAGATATTTCTGATAGAATCTTAGCTAATCAGGAAGCAGTTTGTATAAATAGAGCCTTAAATGAAAAACACATCTTTGATTGGAATAACAATTCTGAAAAAAAATGGAGAAATTGGTATTATTTAAATAATAACTTTCGTTTCGACTGTTCTAATTGCTACGGCTCGGATAGTGATGTCGCCTCGTCACTCTCCTTCAAAACAGAAAAATTAGCAAACTCAGCAGGTAATAATAAAAATTATTTAGCTATTTGTAAACGATTAATGTATTAATAACAAAGGTTTAAGTTTAAGAAGTGTCCCCTGCTTTCGTTTCAACAATTCTAATTACAACAACTCGAATAGTAATGTCACCTCATCACTCCTGTTTATAAAATTTAAACTGAGACCTCACCAACAAGGTGAAAAATAAAAATAAGCCTCAACTCCTTAGTAATGAAAGTGAAAAGGAGTTTCTTGAAGCAAGAGAATAATACATGAAATGTAAATCAAATTTATATACTAAAATAATAAGTGTTGAAAATTTGCAAAAAGCTGATAAAATTGCTAGAAAAGGAAAAATTGGTCAATTTGGTATTAATAAACATATAGAAAACGAAGTTGAAAATATAAATAATTTACATGAGTTGTTAAATCATAGGCAGTTTAAGACTTCTGAATATAGTAGCTTTGAAATATTAAAGCCTAAGCATAGAACTATTTCAAGATTACCTTACTACCCTGACAGAATATTACACCACGCAATTATATTACAAATAGGTGAAATACTAGTTAAGGTATTTAACAAAAATACCTACAGTTGTATAAAAGGTAGAGGTATTTGTAAAGCATCTTATAGCTTAAGAAAAGCATTACAAGATGAAAATTATAATAAAAACTGTTTAAAATTAGATATTAAAAAGTTTTATAAAAATGTAGACCATGATATTTTAAAGTTGATGCTGAGAAAAAAGTTCAAGGATAAAGATTTATTAAATTTATTAGATAATATTATAGATTCTAATCCTATAGGACTTCCACTTGGTTCACTTATAAGTCAGTATTTGGCTAATTTTTATTTATGTTATTTAGACCACTACATAAAGCAAGAATTAAAAGTAAGGTATGTGTGGCGTTACATGGATGATATAGTAATTTTATCTAATGATAAAAAAGAACTGCATTTAATATTAAGTAAAATAAGTTCTTATTTAAAAACATTAAAATTAGAAATAAAGCACACTTATCAAATATTTCCTGTAGAAGATAGAGGGGTTGATTTTGTTGGCTTTGTTCATAGAAAAGACTACACACTATTAAGGAAAAGCATAAAACAAAATTACAAAAGAAGTAAAAACAAAGAAAGATGGAACTCTTGGTTAGTCCACTGTAACTCAATAAATTTAAGAAAAATACATGAAAACAATCAAAATTAATATCAACGGAAAAGAGGTAGAAATTAATCTTACAAAGGAACAGTTAAAGCAAATTGAAAGTCAAAATGCTATGCAAAAAGTATATAAATACCATAATACAACGGAAGAACAATTTGAAAAAGATTATAAAAATTTGCCATTACATTTGAAGTATCTTCAAAAAGAGATTATGATTGTGGCTTATAAGAATAATGGTTGGAAGCCTGATATGAATGATGACAGCCAAAAAAAATACTACTATTGGTTTAATAACTCACCGTTTAGTTTCTACGATTCTTATTACACCCACTCGGTTAGTAATGTCGCCTCATCCTTCTTGCTTCAAGATGAACAAAAATGTAGAGAGATAGTAAAAGAATTTTTACCTGAATTAGAACAAAGTAGAACTACATTAGCTTATTAAATATGAAAGTATTACAGAACATTAAATCAAGTCTAATAGTTGAGGTATAAAAATGAAAGGGAAAACTTCACAAAAAGATTATTTAAGTAAGTGTTCTGATGTACATAATAATTTTTATTTGTATGACAGGGTTGTATTTAATAAGAAAAGAGACTACATAGAAGTGGGATGCCCAATACACGGATATTATAGAGTTAGAGCAGACCACCACGAAAGAGGTATTAAATGTAGAAAATGTAATCAAGGTAACCCACTCGGAGTTTTTAATAAAGGTAACGCAGAGAATCATAAAGAACAATGGTTACAAATAGATGCGTGGTTATATTTTTTAGAAATAAAAAACAATAATGAAATTTTCTTTAAAGTAGGTGTAGTTACAAATGAGGACATTAACAAAAGACTAAAAGAGTTCCCCAAAAATTACAGTATTAAAGTTATTTATTTTGAAAAAGGAAATCTATATGCACACACTTTTTCAGAAAGTAAAATACTAGAAGACTTTAAAAGTTTAAGGTATCATCCAAACGAGGAGTTTAGAGGCAAAAATGAATGTTTTAAAGAAAATCCTTTAGAATATTATTATAATTATAAATTAGATAAGAATGAATCAAACAATCAAAAAAGTTAATCAAGAAAGTGTACTGTTCTTTGATTTAAAAGTTGTACGTAAAAACAAAGAATTAGATGTAAACTCTAAGGAGTTTGAACTGTTTCAAAAAAAAACTAGAAATAGAGAAACAGATGAGTTATTACCTCAAGAAGAAGTTTTAGAACAATATAATAGAAATGGAGCATTAAAAATGTGCTATATGAAAGTTGTATCTGTGGGTGTTGGCTTTATTAAAGACAATGTAGTCCACATTAAAGCTTTAGAAGGAGATGAAGAAAGCATATTAAGACAATTTTGTACTATAGCAAACTCTTTTGATTATGTAGCTGGCGCAAACATTTTAGGTTATGATTTACCCGTAGTAGCTGTAAATGGAATGAAGTATTTTGATGTAACTTCAAATCTTGTAGACCGATTTATTACGTCAGGAAAAAAGCCCTGGAACTTAGATAGATGTTTAGACTTAATGGATATATTTCGTGGCACACATTATGCGAATACATCGGTAGACGAAATGTGTTATCATTTTGATTTACCATCACCTAAAACAGAGATAGATGGGAGTCAAATTTCAGAGGAGTATTGGAAAAATGGATTGGAAAAAATAAATAAATACGTAAAACAAGATGTATTTGCAAATATTAACATATTCAAAAAAATGCGTTTTGAAGAACCATTTGAGACATTTATTGATAAAAATGAAAACACAAAATTTGAACCTTTTATAGAAGAACTACCACTATTACAACGTATTTATACAAGCGGAGCTTTTACCGAAGAAATTAAAAATCAAGTAAAGGGATTAATAAAAGACCCAACAGAAGAAGACAAAGCTAATTTAAAAAAGATTTTAATTGCTCATTATCAACAAAAAAAGGATAAAGTTGCAGTAAAAAAACAAAAAGAGCAAGAAATTAACGAATTTATAGATAGTTTATGTTAAACTTAGTAGGATTATATAGTGAAGATACCTGGAAAAGAGGGGGTTCAAGAAAAGAGCATAAAAAGTTTATAGGTAAAAACTATATAAGTTGGTCTACTTGTGAGTCTTTTAATGATAAATCAGGTTTTAACACAGGTTTATTAGGAGAGTACGAATGGATATTAAATAAACTATCTAATATTAATTTCGGAGATTTTGGTTGGGGGCAATTTGGCTCAGAAACAGAGGCTTACATTACTCTAAGAAACTTACCTAAAAAAGAGTTACAAAAACTTGAGTTAAAAGTTAGAAAAGAATTAGAAGACGCTTTAGTAAATTTTACAGATAAAGAAAAAGATGTATTAGATACAATTAAACCTTTAGGTGTATTTCAAGATGAAATTTGTTACTATATTGAAGAGCTTGATATTATAGTTTTAGGTTATGTGGATGATAGAACAAAAGAAGTAGGTAGTAAAATTAAGTTACTTCGTGACTATAAAACAAAATCAGAGAGTTCTAAAAAAGATTTACATGACCTTAAAAAACATCAAATAGAAATTTATATTTTAGGTAAACGACAAGTTGGCTTAGAAGTGGAAAGTGCAGAATACTGTATCATTGAAAGGTTTGGTGGTAAAGAGTGTATGAATGGGGGTGGGAGAAAATCTTTGTCAATAGGGGAAAGAATTTGGTATGAACCTTATTCTTGGACAGAAGAAAGATTAAAAGAGACTCATAATATGTTAATAGATACAGCTAAAAGAATTTCAAGTGTTGTAACTACATACGAAAAATATTTGCACAATAAAAAATAAAGTAATATCTTTGTAGAAGAAAAATTAGAAACAGATAAAGCACTCTTTTAATAACAAGCTTGTAGAGAATTCTTAAATAAGAAGTAGCGTTAAGATTATCTGTTTTTATTCTTTTTCGCCGAAAAATAAATTTAAAACAAAAATTAAAATGAAAGAAGTATCAAAAGATTTTTACAGCAGAAACAATGCAAGTAATTACAGTGAAAAAGTACAAGGAAGCAGTTCTTACAATTCAGAAACAGGTAAAACTACTGTAACTCATTACGAAGAATAGGTTAAATTTATGAAAAATATAATAGGTGAAAAATTTATAACTAATGAAGGTTATTTGGTTGAAGTTATAGCTTATAAAACATGTCTAAACATAGAGATTAAATTTGAAGATGGTCATGTCGTAAGAGTATCTTATAGTAGTTTAAAAAAGGGCTCTATTAAAAATTATAATCATCCATCAGTCTTTAATATTGGATTTATTGGTATTGGTAGGTATAAAGTAAAAATAAATGGTAAATTAAGTAAATCTTATACGACTTGGAATCATATGTTGCAAAGATGTTATAGTAAAAAATATCAAGAGAAACAGCCAACATATATAGGATGTTCAGTAGCTAAAGAATGGCATAATTACCAAAATTTTTCCAAATGGTTTGAAGATAATTATATAGAAGGATATGCTTTAGATAAAGATATTATTATAAAAGATAACAAAGTTTATAGTCCTGATACTTGTTGTTTTGTTCCTCAGGAAGTGAATAATTTATTTACAAAAAGAAAATCCCACAGAGGTGAGTATTTGATAGGTGTATATTTTGATAAAAGAATTAATAAATTTAAAGCGGTATGTAACGTAAACGGAGAGTCTAAATATCTAGGAGTATTTTGTTCAGAAATAGAAGCATTCGAATCTTACAAAATTGTAAAAGAACAAACAGCTAAAAAAACTGGCTTTAGATTATAAAAATAAACCAAATATTTACCAAGCATTAATTAACTATAAAGTAGAAATAACAGATTAAAATTAAATAAATATGAATAAATTTTTTGAATGCTGTGTAAAACACAGAAAAACAGACGAACAAGGAGTTAATAAAGTAGTGACAGAATCTTACATTGTAAGTGCCTTATCTTTTAGTGAAGCCGAGAGTAACATTAATGAGCAAATGAAGGTTTATGTTGGAGAGGATTTTAGAGTAGTAAATATTAAACTAACAAATTACTCAGAAATTGCTGCTTTTGAAGATACTGATGTATGGTTTAAATCTAAGATTTCACTTTTAGTTTACGACGAAAATAGTGGCAAGGAAAAGAAACAAAATATATATATGTTAGTACAAGCAAATAGTGCTAGAGAAGCTTATGACAACACAATTGCTACATTAAAAGGTACAGTTTCTGATTATTCAATTCCTGCTGTTTCTGAAACTAAAATTGTAGAAGTATTTCAATATCTAGGAGAATAAAAAATAGAAGATTCGACTCACAATTTTAGTAACATATTACTTGTGAGAGCTACCGAAGATGACAAGTGGTCGAACATTCGATATTAAAGTAATAACTGTCACTAGGCTTAATAGCGCAGATTCCGAACAGTGTTAACGGATGTGGTGGGTAAAAGGTAGTGTCTTCCATCGCAGGAACTTATCTATGTCTTATTACTTTTTAAACGGGCAATATGTACTGCACAAGGTAATTCTTGAGGCAGGGATTGGTAAGGGAAGTCGAGTCTCCTTTTGTCCACAAGGTCGTTTAAACTTATGGTTTTATTCACCTGCTCATAAAAGATACCGAGTGTGGTTGCTTAATTGAAGTCTGTTAATTTTAAATAGATAGAATAGTATGGAAGTTATTAAAGTGTGCCTCAATAATACCTAGGCATCTATTCTGTTTATTAAACCTCAGCGAGATAGGTTAAATCTCGGAAGCTCTGATATATGGCAACAAACATATATCAAAAAGGAAAATGTTTACACACTGGTATGGTAGTGGCGTTTGCAAGGGTTCAATTCCCTTAGCTTTATAAGCTATGAGTTGTTGGTTACTCAGCGTGACGTATGTAGGTTCAATCCCTGCCATTTTCCTAAAGTTATCAGTCACTTTATATTTAAAGAAACAGTTATTTAAGGTTACACTTTAGCGGTTAACATACCTTAGATTAAATCAGTAGAATCCGCCTATGGTTGCTGTTTCTTTATTTTTTATTTCGGCGCAAAAAAGTTTAAAATATGGAAGATATAAATCTACAAAGAGAGTGTTCATTTTGCAACAACGAATGGTCTATAAGCGAAGGATTTAACTTAGAAACAAATCAATGTAAATCTTGTGATGATTATGATAGAGGAGAACCTATAAGAGAAGCCGAAAGAGAAAGACAACGACTTTGGTGGGATAGCAATGGAAAATATATAGAAAGATATTTGGCTCAAAATTATGTAAAAAGATATTAATGTCTTATATTTGCACAACAAAAAATTAAAACTATGACAACAACAGAATTTTTATTCAGCTTTACATTTGTATTTGGAGTAATGTACTTACTATCACATACAATATTATTTAAAAAAGGTTTAGAGACTTTTATAGAATCTTTAGTTTATACTAAGGTAAAACCTTTTTATGGGCTAGTAGGTTATTGGATATTTTATTTATCTCTTTTTTATCAGTCTTTCTTTTGGGCGAAATTTTTTAATATTTTAAATTAATATGGTAATAGGTTCAACCGCTATAAAACATTACTTTTTAGATTTTCCAAGAGACCCTAAAGACTTAGATATTGTTGTTTTACAGGCAAAAAGGAGAGAAGGGCACACTGAATTCCTAGTCAACCCTATAATATTAGAATATCAAAATGAAGGATATTTAAAGCCTGATTTAATGCTCTCTTTAAAAATATCTCATTTATTTTGGGATAATAATTGGGAAAAACATTTATTTGATGTTCAGTTTTTAATAAGTAAGGGGTGCAAGTATGACTTAAATTTAATCTTAAAGCTTCGTTCTTATTGGGAAAATACACTACCAAAAATAAGACGGAGTAACTTAGAGTCAAACAAACAGGATTTTTTTACTAATAATGTAAATATGTCTACAGAACAGCATGACTACTTACATACCCTTTTAGAATGTAACCCTGCCTATACTCAGCTTTTAAAAGAAGGGTGTGAAGTAGAGTTGGATGAAAATAAATGGTATGCGCTTTCTTTTGAAGAAAAATGTGATGTAGTTTTTGAAGAAACTGCTGTAATGGCTTGGGAGAGGTATTCAAAATTAAACTATAGAGTATCTTATAAAAGGCAATTAAAAGATAATATTATAAAACACTTTCCTTTTTACATATCAATTTTCGCAATAGAAAACTACAAACACTTAGAAAAACCAAAATATAACTTTAAAACAAAAATAGAAAATGAGTTACAAATTAATTAATGAGGCATTGAATGATATACCTAAACTAAGATATAATCACAGGTTTTCAAAAATTACTACTAATACAGTAGACAATGAATATGACTACTCTGAAACTACTGAAATTTACTCTTTAGGGCAGGATAATTTACATATAAAGTTGGTTTTAAGAACTGACAGTTATGGTGACAATGAGTTTGTACACTCAGTTCAGATTGTTAAACCAATTATCAAACAAATAACAGATTTCGAATTAATAGATTAAGTAAACATGACAGCAAAAGAAATTATAGAAGAAGTAGAAAGACAAGGAATTGATGTAAGTGATTTTGGATATGGAGAGTTAGATAATCCTTTAGAAAATATTGGAGAATGGGAAGAAATTGAACAATATGGAGGAGAAGGTCAAGGTGAGACTTGGTATTCTGTTAAGTTTTTTAAAGACCATGATGTATATATCAGAACAGATGGTTTTTACTCTTCTTACAATGGTACGGATTTTGAAGAAGGGTTTGGAGAAGAAGTAAAACCTAAGTTAAAAACTATAACTGTATATGAATAAATCTTTCACACAACAGACTAAAATAGTACTAGACGAAAAGTACTATATCGAGCCAGATGGAGATAACGGAATTGTACTTGTATTCTCGGAAATGAGAAAAAGAGATAAAACAGTTAAAGAAAACGGCAAAGCAATTAAAACAGGAGAACAAGAAGATTACCTCTATGAAAGTAGAACCTATCACACTAGAATAGCTCAAGGTTTAAAATACTACGTAGAGAAGTCTTTAAACAGTTCTACTACTTTAGAAGAGATTATTCAAAAAGAAAATAAGGTTTTAAAGATTATAGAAGATTTGGATAGAAACTTTAAACAATTCTAAATTTATTTTCGGCGGAAATGAAAAATTAAACAGTCTTTAATTTAAAAACTAAAGTATAATTTATTTTATATTTAAACATAAATGTTGTACTTTTACAGAAATATTACATAAGAGGTTGTCTGAGACACCTGGATTACAGCAGACTTTAACGAGTGCTGAGAATTCAAACATAAGCCTGATGCGTTAAATCGTCAGGCTTTTTTATCTAAATTGATTAACTAAAAATAATAATGAAAACAAAAACAGGAATTTAATATGAGTATTTTTGAGAATAACTTACATTTAGACCCAGAGTACCAATTTTTAGAGAAGTACATTCACATAATGTACAAAGGATTTTGGACTCCTGCAAAATACGAAAAGGGGATAAATGAAGTAGATGCACCACACTTCTACAATGTAATGCAACCTATCGATCAAGAAGCTATTAGACGTTGTATTTTGGCAATTTTGTCTGTAGAAAATAAAGTTAAAACGTTTTGGTCTACGTTACCTTTAGACTTACCTCAAACAATTATAGGAGATGTTGGAGGACTATTTGCTCAGAGCGAAGTGACCCACCGTCGTTCATATCACGCTCTAGGAGAAGTATTAAATGTAAATGTAAACGATTTAAGTAAGTATGCAGCCTTAGAAGGGAGATTAAATTACCTTACTAAGCACATAGAAAAAGACCCTAAAATCATTGGAAAGAAAAGAATACTTAAAAAAGTAATTTTGTTTACAGCTTTAGTGGAAAGATGTAGTTTGTTTACACAGTTTTATATTTTAATGTCTTATGCTTATAGAAACAGAGGGTTAAAGACCATATCAGCCCTTCAAGAAAGTACAGCTATAGAGGAAGATATTCACTATAAATTTGGAATAGATATAACTAACATAATAAAAAGACAGTACCCTCAGATGTGGGATGAGTACTTGATAGAGTTAATAACAGATAATATTCAAGTTGCCTACCAATCAGAATTAAACCTAATAAATTGGTTTTTTGAAAAAGGCACTCCTGAACATCTTACCAAAGAGGAAGTTGTAAATTTCTTAAACTATAATTTTAACACTGTAAGTAAAGATTTAAAATTAGATTTGAAATTTGAAGTGGATGAAGATTTGTTTAACTATAGAAACTCTTGGTTTAAAACTAAAGTTTTTATGACAACAGAAGGAGACTTTTTTGACAGTATGATTTCAGGCTATGCGTCTGATGATGAAGAAGTAGATTTAAGCACATTTAACTTTTAAATAAATATGAAATTAGAATTTTTACAAGCTCCTCAGTTAGAGTTTTTAAGAGAGGGGAAGTATATCCAAGATGATGAAACCCCTCAACAAAGATTTAAAGAAATTGTCAGTAAGGTTAGAGAGTATGAACGTTTATACTCTGAAGGATTAGCAGACAGAATCGAATATATGTTAGACAAGAATATATTGAGTCTTTCTACCCCTGTTTTAGCTAACTTCGGAAAAGTCACAAAAGAAGGTAAGAACACTCATCCTTTACCCGCTTCCTGTTACATAGTTTCTGTTGGCGACTCGATAGAGGGGATATACAATGCAATAGGTCAAGTAGCTGTTGCTTCTAAACTTGGAGGGGGTGTAGGTAGCGACTTTCAATTAGTAGCTCAAAAAGGAACAAAGCTTGATGAAGGGTTTTACTCTAACTCTAAATTAGATTGGATTGAAGACTCAGTAGGCGCTGGTCAAAAAGTTAGTCAATCTTCTTTAAGAAGGGGTTATAACACTCCATTCATATCTATTGAAGATAATGATTTTGATGGGCTAATGGATAGAATATCTAAGACAAACCCTGATAAAAAAGATAGATTAGTTAATAATACAGTCGGTATTATCTTACCAAAAGGTTTCAGGCAAAAGTTGATTTTAGATAAAGAATCTCAAAGAAGATATTTAAAAGTACTTATAGAAAGAAAAAAAACTGGTAAAGTTTACATGTTAGACGAAGAGAACGCAAATAGAAACTCTTCTCCTGTATACAAAAAATTAGGTCTTAGTGTAAAAACAAGTAATATTTGCACGGAATTTTTAAATATTTTAACACCTGATTTAACATCTGTATGTGTAATATCTGCGGCTAATCTTGTTCATTGGGACGAAATAAAAGCTAATCCTCAAATGATTAGAGATATGTTTATGTTTTTAGACATTGTTAATCAAGAGTATATAAAACTGAGTGAGGGTATCCCATTTTTAGAAAAAGCCCATAAATCTGCAAAAGAAAAAGCAGATATTGGTTTAGGTGCATTAGGATTAGCAGAACTATTTCAAATTAAAGGTTACGCTTATGGAGACATGTACAGTAGAGCTTTAAACAAGGAGATATTCAAGACTATTAGAGAAATAGGGGAAGAAGTTACTTATGATTTAGGTAATCGTTTAGGTAGTCCTAAGTACTGTGAAATGGCAGGCATGGTTAGAAGGAACTGTTCTTTAATGATGATTGCTCCTAATAAATCAACTTCTTTTATATCAGGAGCTACCTCTGGAGGGTTCGAGCCTTTTATGAGTAATATTTTTATGAAGTCTTTGGCAAAAATACAATTTGTGTTTAAAAATAAACACTTAGAAACTTTGTTAGCTTCAAAGAATAAAAACACGCCTGATGTTTGGGAGTCTATTCAAGACAACAATGGTTCTGTTCAACATTTAAATTTTTTAAGTAGGTATGAAAAAGATGTATTTCTAACTTTTTCTGAAATATCGCCAAAAGATATAATAGATTTAGCTTCTGATAGACAAGAATTTATAGATATGGGACAAAGTTTGAATCTGATGTTTAGAAAAAATTACTCTATGAAGGATATCTACGACATACATAAATATGCTTGGGAAAAAGGAATTAAGACTTTATACTATGCCTATTCTTCTGCACATGCTGCTTTAGAAAAGGACGGAGAATCATGGGACTCATGCATAAGTTGCGCAGATTGATATATAAATAAACAACAAGACTAAGACTCACCTAAAAAGTGGGTCTTTTTTATTTTAATTATTTTTCAGTTTTTTTCTTGCAGGAGTGAAAAATTAGTTATACATTTGTAAAAGAAATTTAAAAAGAAGTAATTATGGAAGATTTATTTGTGCCTTATGAATTAGCTTTAGAGTTAAAAGAATTAGGATTTGATGAACCTTGTTTTGGTGAGTATCAAAAAGGTAGTTGGGATATATCTGAAAATGATATAGAATTAATTTTGAATATATCCGAAGGTAAAGGAAATTTTCCTATACAAAATAAATGTTGTACAGCTCCAATTTATTCACAAGCTTTTAAATTTTTTAGAGAAAAATACAATTTAACTTGGGAACATCAATGTGACGATGGGAATATTTCTTTATATGTTGGGGAAATAACATATCCTGATAGTAGTTTAGATTTTTTTAAAATTATTGAAGTTGATTATGATGTTTATAGTAAAGTATACGAAAAAGCTGAATTAGAATGTCTTAAAAAGCTAATAGAAATAGTTAAGAAATGAAACGGGTGGTCTTTGAGATACAACCTTTGTATCGTAGTTTAGGAGATAGGAATGAATTACCTGAGTATTATATTGTAAAATCAGTTTATTATTTTAATTTTTTATTTCGGCGAAAAACAATAGGACAGGATTTGAATAACACACCATTCCAAGACATAGAAAATGTTGAAGAATACTTAAAAATGATAATATGAAAACAATTATTATTACAATTGTAATTTGGGAAGTAATAAAGTGGGGAGCTAGTAAAATTTAGTATAAAATAGTAAATAAATAATCATGGAAGATAAAAAAGAAAAACGAGGATTTAATTCAGAAAAAGAGGTTCGAGAGGAACTAGAAAGAATAATAAATACCAATTATAATAGTTGTAAAGCTGTTAAGCCATGTCGATATTATTTTTGTGAAATTTCAAAAATGTGGTATCTAACAAGTCAGAAAAAAATAACTATTTACTAGGAATATCAAAATAAAAGTAATACATTTGTAAAAAAATAAATTATGGAAGAAGAAACTTGGACACGTTGGTGTGGATTATGCCAACAAATGTCAACATTTTCAGAGAGTAATCCTTATGGAACTTGTCAATGTAATTAACAATCTCAGTGACTACATTTGTAATATAATAAAGAAATAATGATAAAAGCAGACAGATACTTAAAAGAAACTATATATGAAATCCTTGAAGAAGGTCAGTGGGATAAAGAGCCTAGAACACGTTGGGCTGATGGTACACCTGCAAATTCAAAGTTTGTAACTCAAAAAGTTTTTAAATACGATATTAGTAAAGGAGATTTTCCCATTAACACTTTGAGAACAACTGCTTTAAAAGGAGCTTTCCAAGAGATAAAAACAATTTACATTGAACAGTCTAATAAGCAAAAAGATTTTTTAAGAAACGGGGTTAATTGGTGGGGATATTGGATGAATGAAGAAGGTAATTTAGGAACAGCATACGCTTGGAATTTAGAACCTTACTGTGAAAGCAATAGAAAATATTTTACAAAAGTTACTAAAAAAGAACCTTTAAGTGAAAATTGTGAGTATTTACCAAAATTTGAAGAACTGTATACTTCTGAAAAATATGCTCAATCAAACAGAGTAATTAAAGGTAAATTTTGCGATTATAGAGTTTTAGATAGAATATCCTACTTTAAATATAAAATACAATTATTAGATTGCGGAATTGTCATTGAATCGGGACTTAGAAAAGATGTGATGAGCCCCTTTTATAAATCTATAGGAAATATTTTTTATTACGGAGACTATAGTAAATCAAAACTAGATGAAATTACAATAAGACTGTTAATGAAAGTGTGGCGTAACATGACAGACAGAATAGTAGGTAAAGGGAATAATAATAAAAAATATAATATTAGTAATGTTACCGATAGATGGCATTCTTTTAGTAATTTCTTAGAAGATATTGTACATGTGCCTCACTATTTCTCTGCAAAAAGGGATGAATTCAAAGATTGGGTTTTAGACAAAGATTATTATGGGGCTAATTTTTATAGTAAGAACACTTGTGCTTTTATAAAAAATAAGGAAAATCTATTGTATAGGAGTAGTCAGAAAATATATAAGGTAGATAATAATTTTTTTGGCTCTACTAGGGAGGTAGGGGAGTATTTAGGTATTACAGGTAAAAAAGTTTTAAACATATTAAGCACATCACCTAAAAATATTACAGAAAAAAATAAAAATATATTAGATAAAATCGAAATAGTCAATGATTTAGATAATGTGTATAGGCTACCTATAGTAAAAAACCAACTAAATGAATTATTATTCAATATAGAAAATAACCCCTTTGGCAGAAGGCATCTACTATCATTTTTTAATTTCGAGAATCAAAATAAAAAACAATTAATGGAATGTGCATTCGAGACAGTGTGGAGTGTTAGAGATAATGAAAATGGAGACGAAATGCAAGGTAAATGGTATAAAACAAGATATATCGATTTAACTTTAAGTCAAAGAAGCCAAGATTATGTAATGACTTCAAGTATTAATTCTATTCAATATGTAATGCTAGGTATGATGGTTTGTAATCATTTGACTTTTAAAACAGGAATTAAACATGAAGTTGGTAAGCTGTTACATGTAGTTCAAAACTGTCACATTTATGATAGGCATTTATATGCCGCCAAAGAAATATTAAAAAGAAAACCTACTAAATTACAACCTAAGATAGAATTGATTTGCGAACCTAAGAACTTTTATGAACATACAGTTGAAGATTTTAAGTTTAGTAATTTGGAAGGTATTAAACCTTTAACAGAGAAATTAGAAATTGCAATATAAAAAACAAATGATTTATAAAATAACAAAAATAGGAAAAGTAGAAAATCCTTTTCACCCATATTCAGATTTTGGAGAATCTAAAGAGTTTCACGTAGGAGATTTTATTAAAGAACCTACAGTAGGAGAAAGATTTAACTTAAGTTATATTAATTATCAAAATAGTGGTATATCTACTTCTCCCGTAACAAAAATAATTAATGAAAACACTTTTGAAACTTTAAACAGTATTTACAGATATGAACCTTTAAATGAATAAAATGCAAAAACAATTATCACAAGTAAGAGATTTTCAAGTAGCCTTTGGTCAAAATGTAGAGCCAAGCCCGACACTAATAGGTTTAGAAAAAGCTAACCTCCGTTTTGAACTTATGAAAGAAGAAAACGAGGAGTATTTAGAAGCTGCTAAAAACAATGATTTAATAGAAGTCGCTGATGCGCTCACTGACCAACTCTTTATCCTTTGCGGAACAATCTTAGAGCATGGCATGCAAAATATCATTGAAAAGTGTTTTGAAGAAGTTTGGCGTAGTAATATGAGTAAATTAGATGAAGAAGGTTTACCTATTATTAACGGAGAGGACGGAGTTTTAGATGAGTCAAGACCTTTAGGTAAAATTTTAAAACCTAAACATTATTTTAAACCTAACCTTAAACAATTTTTGTAATGGACACGAGACATTTTAAATACACAGACGAGTTAACTGATTGGGTTAACAGTAACATACAAATTAGTCAGATTATATCGATAGCTTCAGCAGGTGTACATTCTGAAGGGTACGTGCTCTTTTACAAGTTAAAACCTTAAACATGAAATGCAAAGATTTTATTTTAGGTACCATACCTTACATAGCTATATATGGTTTATGTTATGTGGTATTTAGATTTATTACATATTTAATAGGAGATATTTTTTAAAAGTTTCTCCTATTTTATTTGTTTTCGGCGGAAATTAATATTATATTTGTAAAAAAATAAATTATGAGTACAATAATATTTGATTGTAATGTCACAGAGTTTGACACAACCCCTCATTCTGAAAATGATGAAAACACTTTCTGTTTAAATGAAAAATGTTTAATTATTAATCTTATGGACACTTCAGAAGATAGAGTTCTAATGCAGACAGAAATAGAAAAGAAAGATGCTATACAATTAGCTAAACTGATACTTTTAAAATATGAAAACTAAAATTAAATTTGATAACGATAATCCAGAAGATGCTTTAAAGCTTAAACGCTGTTTAATTGCAGATGATTTAGTACAAGCTTTATGGGAAATAAATCGGCTTAAAAAAAGATTAGAACAGAAATTTGAAAATATAGACAACACTAATAATGATGTGTTTGATGGAATAGAAGTTTCTTTTTCAGGTATTCAAGAGATATTAGACAATTGGAATATAAATGTTGATGAATTAATAGGATAGAGTATGAGTTGTACAGAATTACACACAGGAAAATTAAAACCTATTCAATATAATGTAAGTATTGAAGATTTTAAAAAATGGTTAAAAACAAAAGATGGATTTGAAGTAGAAGACTTTGAGGAGTATTTAGAAGACGGTTACACCCTTTTTCAAGTAAGAGATAAATCTAAGAAATATAAAGAATCTATGTATATTAAGTATATATACAACAAAGAAACTTTATATGAAATGATTCAACATTCAGGAGAAAGGGATGCAGACTTTTTAGATATTACAAGTAAGAATGAAGATGGTACTGTAGATTTTACATATTTATTTTACAATGGAGGCACTTGCTTTTCAGAGATGTTAGAAGAAGGTTTAAATAAAATTGTATAGCCATGTACATAAATTTTAAACTGTTAAATGGTAGAGGTATTTCTCCTAACGAATTTATGTTTCTTTTGGCGGTAAAAGCTAATAAAATAGAAGACAACTCAGGAGTTATAGAATATCACTTTAAAGATGTTTTAAGCAAGTTTAAAGAGACAAACTTAATAACATTCATAAAACCTAAAAACAAGTCTGAAAACGAGCATAACACTGTTCGTTTAACTTCTGTAGGTAATGATTGGATAGATGATATTACTACCTCTAGTATAACCGAGGACGATATTAAACTGTTTAATTGGTTAGAAAATGTATATAAGTCTATGAATAAAGAATCTGGGAATAAAAGAAAATGTAAAAATTTTATTTCCCAATTTAGAGCTAACTCAGGTATTTCTAAAAATCATTTAGCTTTTCTTTGCCAAACATTTATAAATGATGATAAAGAAATAGAATTCAGTCAAAAACTAGAATTTTTATTTTTTAAAGGTGCGAACCTGTTCTCGACAAAATTTGATATTTATCAAAGCCGTCTATATCAATATTACGAAAAAAGAAAAGATTTTTTTGAAGATGCTTTTTCAAGAATAAACAACAATTAAATGCAAGAAATTAAACTAGATAACAGAATAAGAAAAGTAGGTGATGCAGCTACAGAAGCTTTCTCTGAATTAAATAAACTACAGAAAAAAGAAAAGTTAATACTTAAAACAGGAGAAGAAATGATAGACTGTCACATTGGAGGATTGTTAGTCGGTGACTGTGTTTTATTAGCTGGTGCTCCAAGTTCAGGTAAGTCAGAGACTCTTTATAGAATGATTGAAAAAATTATGAGTAAAGAAATTAATTTTTTTGCCGATAATTTTGTAAGTCTAGAATTTAGCATGGAGATGAGAATGTTAAATAAACTGCTTCGCTCTACTCATACTTTACTAGGAAAAAAGAAGTCAGATATTCTTTTTGAACCTTTTAACGAAGATGAAGCAAAAAAAGTAAAAGAGTATTATGAAAACTTAAAAGATAATAGAAGATATGTAGTTCAAGCTCCTGTTACTCCAGAAGAGTTTTACAAAATGACTAGAGATTTTTGTTTATTAAACGTATCAAAAGATGCTATACTTTTATCAATTGACCACTTACTGTTATTCTCAGGCTCTGATAAACAATCTGTTCTTGAAAGAATTTCTGAGTGTATTAATTTACTAAAGTTAGAGTTTAAGAACATATATTTTATTTTACTATCTCAATTGAATCGTTCTCACAATGCGGTAATAAAAGCCAAGTCTAATGATATGATACCAACTAATTCTTTAATATTTGGGTCTTCCTTTATGGAACAGTTAGCTTCTTACATAGTGATTATAACTAACCCTTTTAAACAGTCTATTGACCAATACTTAAAAGTTAATGTAAATAGATATGACTACTTGTCAGAATTTTTTGGCGAGGAAGATAAAAATGACAGAGTTTCTTTTTCTACTGTTGGTAACTTGTTCTTTTTTGTGACAAAAACTAGAGAATCAGATAATCCTTGGAAAGACTTATTTGTCAAGCGTTTAGACTTAAATGAAGACCAACTGAAAAAGATGAAACAGTCTATTGTAGAAAACACTTTCTCAACTTCAGCTCCTATATTTAGTTCTACTCCTGTGTTTGAGAAAGAGTCTATAGTGCCTTTAGGTAGTTTAAAAGATGCTTTTGGAGAAGACCCTCCTTTTTAGAAGGTTAATGTAAAATACAGTTGATTAATTTCTTCTGTATTTTTTTCTTTTGCGCTGAATACGAGGCACGAGTGATTAAATGAATTAAAGTTTTTACGAAGTTTATTTGCGAGATAAAATATTTAGTAGTATATTTGTAGAATAAAATAATATAAACATGGATAGACAGTTAGAAAGGAATGTAGATTATGCTAAAGATGGTATTGATTCTTTAGTTGCGGAAATAGAAAGATTAGAAACAGAAGTTGAAAGTTTACAAAATGAAATTTCTAAGAAAGATACCCAAATTGAATCTTTAGAAGAAGTAGTTGAGGAGCTAAAAAATACATTAAACGATTATGAGTTATAAAAAAGCTTGGGAAGAATATAAAGAAACACTTCAACAATCTGCTTACATGCAAAGATTAAGTCTTGAAGATGACAAAAGGATGTTTCAAGCAGGGTTTGAGTATGGAATGAATCATTTTAGTAACTTAAAGATAAACAGATGACAGGTATTTATAAAATATTAAATCCGATAGGTAAAATATATATCGGAGCAAGTAAAAACATTAATAGCAGATGGTCAGCTTACAAAAGACTAGCTTGTAAAGCACAACCTAAAATTTTAGAGTCTTTGATTTTATTTGGTGTTGATAATCATATATTTGAGATAATAGAACAAACTAGTATAGAGGATTTGAATTGTAGGGAAAGATTTTGGCAAGACAAATTTAACGTTTTAGGAGAAAAAGGTTTAAATTGCATACTTACAGAATGCGGTGACATGGTAAGAGTTTATTCTGAAGAAGTCTTATTAAAAAAGAGTCTTCAGTACACGGGAGATAAGAATCCTATGTATGGGAAAACTTGGACAGATTCAGCTAAAAATGAAATGAGTAAAAGGGTATCTGGTGAGGGTAATCCTAATTTTGGAAAGACTCATTCTGATGAAACAAAAAATAAAATAAGTCTTAGTAATATAGGTAGAAGTTTAGGGGGTAAGAGTAAACTATCAAAAATAGTTCTTTGTTTAGAAACAGGTATTTTTTATGATTGTATAAAAGATGCCTCTTACGCTTATGGTATTAATTATAGTACACTGAAACGCCATTTAAATGGTTACACCCCTAATAAAACAAACTTAATACAGTGTTAATTTTAAAAATATTTTTAAAATGAAAGAATATAAATTAATTAAAAAATACCCTTCTTTACCAAAGGATTGGAAAGAAGGTGTGGTAGTAGGTTTAGGAGATAGAAGTTACATGTATTCTACATGTTCAAGTAAGTATTCTGACTATAAGAGACTTAATAATTCAGAAGTAGAAAATAATCCAGAATTTTGGGAAAAAGTTTAATTATGAAAAAATTAAAATTTAACATGTTATTTCTAGGAGATACTTTCTACTGTATAGGAGACTATATGAAGATAGAGCAGTATGAGAAGATTTCAGATTGTTTTGGGTTGGAGATATTAACTAATACTTCTAAGTGGTTTGAAGAAGACACGGAAGTTTATATAGATTAATTATGGAAAAGATAAAAACATTATATTATAATTGGAGACAAGTTGGTTCGACACAAGAGAGAGACGGAGCAGGAGAAGACTGGGAAAGATTTACTTTAGGAGAAAAAGGAGTGGTACTAATCGAAGAACTATTCTTTGAAGCTATTCCTAATTATTGCGTGCACTTTGAAGATGGCAGTTATACTAAAGTATTTAATCCTAATCAAGCTATATATTTTTCGGCGAAAGAAAATTAAAAACAAATGGAAGAAATTAAAGACTGTAAATTAAACGAAAACAACAACTGTACCTGCTACTTAGAAAAGTGTTCTGAAATAAGTGATTGTGCTTTAAAATTAATGAGAAAGAAAATAGGTTTATGAAAATAACAGAAATTTATGATATAGAGACACTATCTAACTGCTTCACTTATAGTGCAGTAGATAGAGATTCTGATAATATAGTAAAATTTGTAATATGGAAAGAAAGAAATGATTTATATGATTTAATCATGCATTTAATGAATGTTAAAGGTATGATTGGATTTAATAACATTAATTTCGATTACCCTGTAATGCATTATATCATAAAAGAACGTGAAAAACTTATTAAATTAGATGGTGATAAAATTGCTAAAATTATTTACAAAAAAGCGCAGTCTGTTATTTCTCAAGAATACTCAGCTATAAAAGAGAATGAAATTTTAATTCCTCAATTAGACCTTTTTAGAATTTGGCATTATGATAATAAAGCCAGGATGACAGGTCTTAAAAAACTAGAAATAGCAATGTGTTTTGAAAATGTTCAAGATATGCCATATTCGCACGAACATAAAATTAAAACAGAAAAAGAAGTTGAAGAAATATTAGATTATAACATAAACGATATTTTAGCTACTAAATCATTCTATGAATTAACAAAAGATAAGTTAGAACTTAGAAAAGGTCTGCAAAAAAAATATGGATTAGAATGTTTAAATTTTCCAGATAGTAAAATTGGAGAACAATTAATGTTAAAACTGTATTGTCATTATACTAATCAATCTGAAGATGAAGTAAAAAAACGTAGAACTCATAGAAAGTTATTTAAATTTTCAGAATGTATTCCTGATTATATAAAATTTAATACTCCAGAATTTAACCAATTATTAGATTATATTAAAAGTATTGAAGTTACTGAATTAAAAGAATCTTTTAAATATGGTTTTGAATATGACGGATTTACTTTTGACTTAGGAACGGGTGGTATTCATGGTTGTATTAAAGCAGGAGTTTATAAAAGTACTGAAAATGAGACTGTGGTGGATTGTGATGTTTCTTCACTTTATCCCAGCTTAGGAATTACACTAGGTCTATATCCTGAACAATTAGGGTCTGAGTTTTGTAAAATTTATGAAGAAGGTATTGTAAAACCACGTTTAGAAGCAAAAAAAGCTAAAGATATGGTTATGGCAGACGGTTTCAAACTTTCAGCCAATAGTGTTTACGGAAAATCTAATAGTGAATACAGTTTTTTATATGACCCTTTATATACAATCAAAACTACTTTAGCAGGACAGTTAGCTTTATGTATGTTATCTGAAATGTTAATGACACGAGTACCTAAGTTAAAAATGCTTCAAATTAATACTGATGGTTTAACAGTAATTATTCCAAATGAGCATAAACAACTGTATTGGGAAATTTGTCAAGAATGGGAAGCTCAAACAAAATTAATTTTAGAATATGTTGCTTATTCTCAAATGATTATACGTGATGTAAATAACTATATAGCTGTAACTCAAAAAGATGGTAAAGTTAAATATAAAGGTACTTTTAAACCGAATGTAGAAATGCGTAAAGACGGTGAGTATCATAAAGCTTTTAATCAAGGTGTAGTATCAACAGCAGTTAATAATTATTTTCTATATAACAAACCTATTTTAGAAACTTTACACGAATGTCAAGATATTTATGAATTTTGTAAAACAGGAAATACTGTTGGGCAATGGTGGGCAGAAACTTTTGATTTAGATGAAAATGGAAACGAAATTAATGTAAATAAAGTTCAAAAGACAAATCGATATTATTTATCTAAAAATGGAGTAAGGTTTAGAAAATGTACTTATAAACCTGATAAAGTTACAGGAGAACCTAAATTATCAACAACTGAATATGAAGCTGATAAAAAAATAAAGGTATTTAATAAGTTTTTTAAAGTTCCTTTTGAAGAATACGATATTGACTATGATTATTATGTGGCAGAATGTGAAAAAATTATTTTTGTTATTGATGGTACGGCAGAAAGATTAGAAAATGAAGCTAAAGAATTAAGAGAAAAACTTAAAAAAGAAAAAGAATATGAAAATTATAAAAAACATTGTTTAGACAAAGTTCCGACACAACGTCAATTTGACCTTTATAAAAAAGATTGGATAATTAAAAAATATGGAGTTCCTGTTGAAATCAAGCCATCAAAATTTAAAAATTAGTTAATTAATTTGAATATTTAAAATTAAAGTTTTATATTTATAGAGTGATTTAGAAATACGAGTCTGATTTACAATTAAAATATTAAGATTTTTGGAAAAGTCTGTTCAATGTGTGCTCGTATCACCTTTGTTCAGACTTTTCTGCATTTATAAGCCAAAATAGGTATGAATAAGAGGATTAATCAAAACGAATACATAGAAAAAGTTTCTACTATTCATAATTTTAAATATAATTATGAAAAAACACAATACTTAAAATCAAAAGATTTTATTGTAGTATCTTGTCCTATACATGGAGACTTTAATATTAGAGCTGTAGAACATTATAAATATGGGTGTGTAAAATGTGGTAGAGTTTCAACATCAACTAAGTTATCAAAAAGTAATACAACTTTTATTAATGAATTAAATAAAATATATAACTATGATATTCCATACAGGATATTATCTGAGTATAAAAACTCAAGTAAAACTATTCTTATAGAGCAAGATAATCTACTATTTGAAATGATGCCTGATAATATGCTAAAAGGTAGACTACCTAGTATATACAATGTTGTAGATAAAACATCTTTTTGTATAAACGAGTTTAAGAAATTACACGGAGATTATTATGATTATAGTAATACACTTTATGTAAAACCAAAAGAAAAAATAACAGTTACTTGTAGAAAACATGGGGATTTTAAAATTTATAAATATCAGCATAGTAGTGGCGTAGGATGTAAGAAGTGTTCTGATGATAAAAACAGTATTAACATGTCTGAAAATCCAACAGGGTGGAGCTATTCAAATTGGGTGAGTGCAGGATTAGAATCTGAAAATTTTGATTCTTTTAAAGTTTATATAATTAGATGTTGGAATGATGAAGAAGAGTTTTATAAAATAGGTAAAACTTTTACAACAGTTAAAAATAGATTTAAAAAGAAAAATACGTTACCATATAGGTATGAGATAAGTTTAGAAATAATATCTGATGGTTATAGAATAGTAAAAATAGAGGAAAGATTGAAGAAATTATACAAGGATATAAAATACATACCTAATATACATTTTAATGGTAAGTACGAATGTTTCACAACTGAATTACCAATTCAAGAAATCATTACTTATTTAGAGTCTAGTTAATAGGCTCTTTTTTATTTTAATTATTTTTTAGTTTTTTACGAAGTTTATTTGCGGGAATTAAATATTATGTCTATATTTGTAGAATAAAACAAGAATATATGAGACCAGCAAGAGATTTAAAATATGCTTTAGATTTATATCCTCAAGAAGTTAGTTCTTCTGTTAAATATTTTTTTGAAAATAACATCGATTGGGATGTATACTTACCTAATAAAGGTATTAATTTACAGAGAGGTTTTGTCTGGACTTTAGAACAAAAAAGAGAACTTATTATGTCTATACTTATTGGGAGGCATATTCCTCATTGTGCCGTAATAAATGTAATTGACCCAAAAGATAATAAAAAAGAGATATTTCAAATTATCGATGGTCGTCAAAGACTTTCTACTATAAAATTCTTCTTAGAGGATAATTTTGCAATAATATTGGAAGGAAAAGTATACTGCTTTTCAGATTTACCTGAAGATTATAAGACAGTAATAAACAGATTTTACTTCAGATACTATGTTGTAAATGAACCTTGGGATGTTAAAATTACAGATGAACAGAAAGTGAATTGGTTTAAATTTATAAATTTTGCAGGGACACCTCAAGATAAAGAACACATGGAAAAATTAAACAATAAGATATGAATAGACCTCCACAACCTTGTCCTCCATTCACTCCATGTTGGTGTGAGACTAGACCTAATAATCCTAACTGTAAGAATTCTTTACCTATAGACGATGGAATTTCTGTTTTATTTGTTTTGGCGATTTTTGTGGCATTTTGTAAATTTAAAAATAAATAATTATGCCGACACCTAAAAAATTAATTGAGATTTATAATGTTATTCTTGATTCGCAAATCGAGAATTTACAAGACAGATTAAACAATAATAGTAACCTTAAAAGAGAATTTTTAAAACTAAATTATAAAAAATCATGATAGTACTAACATTATTACTTGCGCTTACTATAGAGATTTATTTTAAACCTAGATTTGACTATTTGAAGAGTCAGAGACTTCTTCTTATTTTTTATTCGGCGAAATCTGAAAACGGAGCAAAAATTAGAAAACGATTAATATTTGAAATATGAGTGATATAACTAAATGTAAGCCTAAGAACTGTCCACTAAAAGAAACTTGTTACAGGTTTACTGCGCCTGTAGATGATATGTGGCAAAGTTATTTTGTGGAAGTGCCTTACGATAAAGAGAAAAAAGAGTGTGAATATTATTATAAAAGATAAAACAAATGCAATACAAAGATATAGAATTATATGGAGTTTCATTAACTGTATGTTATGTGGAACATGGTAGCTATATGTCCGCTACAAATTTAGACCCAGAGGAACATCCAGAAATAGAGATAATTTCAATATGTGCTCAAGACAGTAATATTGATTTACAGAATATTTTGGATGAGAAGTTTGTTGACTCTATAGTGGAGGATTTGTATGAGTAATTATTTAGATATTCCGTTTTATTATTTTCCCGCAAATATAGAAACTAAAAAACCTTTAGGTAAAGTTAAATTATTTGATTACTTAAAAGCTATTAAAAACCCTCAACCTCATATTGTGGAACTTTTTAAAGGGATAGAAAAAGCTTCTTTAGAAGGAAATAAAAAGTTAAAGGACGAATTAAAAAGTAAGCTTTACTATTTTTTACCTTGTGTTGAGTTAGATGGTCTTGGTAGAAGTTATGAGAATATTACAGGGTTTTCAGGGCTTATGATTGCTGATATGGATAACTTAGAACATGAATTTGCAAAAGAGTTAAAAGAACACTTGTTTTATAATTATCCGTTTGTCATTGCTAGTTTTTTATCCGCCTCTAAAAAAGGAGTTAAGGTTATAATAAAAATTCCAAAAGTTTCATCTATAAATCAGTTTAAATCTTTATTTTACGGTTTAATGTCTGAATGGCAGTATTATAAAGGAATGGATTTTACTCCGAAAAACGCTGTCTTAGCAAATTACTTAACCTATGATGCTGAGTTACTTTACAGGTTAGACGCTACAGAGTGGACTAAAGAGGGTGTTCAATTAGATGAATTTCAAGAGTTTACAGGAGAACTAGAGCCTTTAGAAGAAGTTGATGAGAAAGATGTTGAAAAAATAAAGCTTATCCTTAAAAGAATGTTTGCTAATATCACAGATGCAGGACATCAAACTGTAAGGTCATGTGGACTCCTTGGAGGTGGCTGGATAGCTTACGGTTACATGTCTTATGACGATATGCAAGAGTATCTATTTGAACTTATTGATTCTACACCTTACTTGCTATCTAAGACTAAAACTTATAAAACTACTTGTGTACAAATGATTAACAAAGGTATGACTGCGCCATTAAAAGTTAGAGAGGATGAAGAGTAAAGAGTATTTTTATAAGGAGACTTGGAAAACAGATAAAAAGAAATTTTTAATGCTTTGTGATAAATGCGGAATAGAAATAAAAAAATATTCAAATTTACTTGTACAAGAAGAAAAGAAAAGGTATATTTGTATAACGGAAATAAAATAAATTATGGACATAGAAGCAATATTAAATGAAGAAATAGTTGAATATAATTTTACCACCATAGAATCTATGGACAATGTTTGGTCTATGGCTTATTTTTTAAATGATTTTGATTTGTTTGATAGAGTTACTTTAGATGATGGAACTTATGTTGAGATTGATGCTTTGATTGGGTGTCATAGTGGCGGTAATGGAGACTTTTATTCGCATAAAATTAAATTTGAAATATTATGAAAAAAGCAGAACTGACAGGAAATTGGTATATTAAGAAGAAATTATTCGGTTTTAATATTATGGTTGAAATTGTGTATGAGCTTATGGATGACTGCCCTTATACTTTTAATTGGCAAACATTAAAGAAATATAGAGTGGCAAAACCAGGTGATTTAATAGAATTAAAAATAAATGTATTATGAAAGAATTTAAAATTAAATATTATTTAGACAATAATGCTTGGACAGACGAGCAATTTGAAGATGCAGGAGATATTGAAAATGTGTTTACAATTACAAAAGATATGGTTGTTGACTTGATTAGAGGGAGAGTTAAATTAGAACCAGGAGATTTTATATCAGAAATAGAGGAGTTATGAGAGATAAAGATTTAATACTAGAAATGTATCATTTTACTATAAGTTTAGCTTTAGGTTTAAAACCAGGTGAATTTAAAAGACATAGGGATAAATGGAACTTTCTTATGGGAGAATGTGAAAAAAGAAAAAATAAGTTATGAAAGAAATTAAATGGGTTGGTAAACAAGTTTTTGACGGAGAAGAAGAGCTTGAAGAAGGTCTTGTAGAAATGGTCATAAATGTAAGTGAATTTCTAGATGAAGTCGATACGGAAGCTCTTAAAGATTATGTAGAGTACCACTTAGATTTAATTCATCCTGACGATTGTGAATGTGAAAGTGTTGAAGATGCTTCTAATTATGATTTAGTTTATGAATTAAAACACAGAAGAGATTTTAGCTTTTTAGGTGAAATTGAAGAGGATGAAATGATTGACTACTTAATTGAAAGTGGTTATACAGTTACAGATGACTCTAATTATTTACAAGATAGTCTTGATTATGTTCATCAAGGTATGTTAGATGAAATAGTTAAAAAGTTTTTAGAAAGTTCTTGGGAAGAAAGAGATTCAATGTATAAAAAATTAGGATTATGATGATATTTTATTTAGGGTATTTGTTACCTTTATTTCTTTTACTTTTTCTTGTGGTGTTTTTTGAAGAGGAAGCGAAAACTGTTAAAGATTTACTTGATTACTGGTGGGTTTTCTTAACTCCTTTTTTTAACATATTTTTTATTATTTCTTGGTTATTTACTGCATTGTATGAGTTTTTAGAAAAAAGAGTAGATTTCAGTTTTATAAAAAGATATTGGGGTAAGTTTATTAATATTAAATTGAAAAAGTTATGAAATTTCAAATAGATTTTAATGCTACAGACTATTACAATGACAAGTTTTTAATTAACAGGTTAGGAGCTAAAGTAGTACCTACAGGAAGCGACAAATACCTTCCCTTTGAGGTTTTAGAAATAGAAGTGAAAGATTTTAACCATTTAGAGGAGTTATTAGTTATAGTAGATAAAGAGTTTAAAGATATTTACTCTGCTGTTATTTCTTTTGACCCGCCAACATTATACTTAGATAACAAAATATGAAAACATTAGATTTAGAAAAAGTACGCTTAATTTGTAATACGCTTTCAGATAAAAGATATGAATTAGCAGAGGATAATATTTACATTGATTTTTTAGGTCATAGGTCTAATTATGTAAGTTTGTCTTTTGAAGGTTTCTTAGAGTACTACAGTTTTAAAATTGATGATTATATTATTACAGTTTTTAACGATGATGCTATTCCATACGAGTCGTATACAAATGATGATTATTCTTACTTTCCCTCTGTTTTGCTTTCTTTCGGCGAAAAAGATTTGGAAGATTGGGTAGAAAATGAAATTAAAACACAACTAGCTAAACAAGAAAAAGAGAAAAAAGCTGAAAAAGAAAGATTAAAAAATGATATTGAAAGACTTAAAAAACAATTAGAAAACTTAAAGTAAGGTAAATGACAGAATTTAAAATTGAAAAAGCTCTAGAGCATTATCTAAAAGAGCAAAACATTACAGAAGCATGTAAAGTACATTGCTCAGAGTTGGGTATTGAATACTCAGAAAAGTATAGGCACAGACTTAGTAGACTTGTTAATAGCGGTAAAGTAGAGACTGTGGATAACGATTTGGACAATGTGACGGGGACAGAAACTAATCAATATAATAACAGTATCAGTCAGTTATCAGCTCTAAAACCAGATGGAACTATAATGTCAATTAAAGAGTATTGCGAACATTATAAAATTCCTTTTGAAGAGGTTAGAACTTATAAACTTGTTACCCATACATCTAAAGGTGCTTATTATAACATAGCTTCTAATCCTATAAAAGGTGAGGGTTTTGAACAGTTCTATTTGGATTTACTTAAAGATTTATCCGAATTACCAAATAAACCTACAAGTATATTTAGACAAAGACCTATAGGCGAAGAAAGTTATCTTTTAATTGTAGACCCTGCAGATTGTCACATAGGCAAACTCTCTAAGAGCTTTGAAACAGGAGAAGATTATAATAATCAAATAGCTGTTCAAAGAGTTAAAGAGGGTGTAGAAGGTATTATTGAAAAAACAAAAGGTTTTCCTATTGATAAAATTCTTTTTATAGGTGGAAATGATATACTTCACATTGACAATCCTAAAAGGACTACTACATCAGGAACTGCTCAGGATACTGATGGGATGTGGCATACGAACTTCCTAATCGCTAAAGAGTTATATATTGATATATTAAAAAGATTACTGCAAGTTTCAGATGTTCATTTTGTATTTAATCCTAGTAACCATGATTTTACTCATGGATTTTTCCTAGCAGATGTGATTCAAACTTATTTTAAGGATTGTAAAAATATTTCTTTTGATTGTGATATAAGACATAGAAAATATTTTAGGTATTACAACAACCTTATTGGAACTTCTCATGGAGATGGAGCTAAAACTCAGGATTTACCTCTTCTCATGGCTCAAGAAAGTAAAGACTGGAGTGATACAAAACATAGATATATTTACACTCACCATGTACACCATAAAACAGCTAAGGACTTTATTGGGGTAACTGTAGAAAGTCTTAGGAGTCCAAGTAGTGCAGATGGGTGGCATTCAAGGAATGGGTATCAACATGCTCCAAAAGCTATCGAAGGTTTTTTACATTCAAAAGAACACGGTCAAATCTCCAGAATTACACATATTTTTTAGATATTTTAAACCCTTGCAAAAATTTGTGAGGGTTTTTGTTGTTTAAACCGTTTTTTATGTTTATCTTTGCTTTATAATCTTCTGTTTTAGTTGTTTAAGCACTCGTGCCTCGTATGCGGCGAAAAATAGAAATAAAACTTAAAAATTATGGAATATTACAAAATGATGATTAACAATGCTAAAGAGTATCTTAAAAATGCAGATACTTTAAGTGAAGATTGTGTTAATGCTTTTGCTATTAGTGAAGCATTGGCTATTTGTACAGGTAGGTTAAAAGAAGAAATAGTATTAGATTTAATAAATTAAAAATTATGAAAAAATTAGTGATTATTACAGCTCTTGCCTTAACTTCATGCTTTGAAGGAAGCAAAGTAGAGCCTATTGAAAAGTATGAAGGTTTTGTTGTAGCTAGAAAGAGTGATTGGTTTTCCAAAACAGGAGAACCTTATGCTTGCTTTATAGCTTTAAAAAATAGAGATACTATAATTGAAACAAATGTTCTTACTTTTGATTCCGAAAGGTATAATGTTGGAGATACAATTAAATAAATTAAAATTATGAAAAAAGGAATTGATTTAAAATTACAAGTGTTTAGAGATTTTCAATTGCAAAATCCTACTGCACATTTAGGAGGCAGTCTAGGTTTAATGCTTAGAGGTATTGACTTACAGAGAGATTTAATTTCATCTGATTTAGATGTAACTATTGACGAGTATGAAGTGAAAAATCTTGAAGTTGACAGACTTGATTTGACAAGTGAAGGTAATGATTTTGATTTTTGCACAAGCAAGGTTATCAATGAGGAAGGTCTTTACGTAAAAATGGATTTAAGAGTAAACCCAGAACCTTCTTTTGATAAAATAGAGTTTGAAGATTTTACTTATAATGTTTCTAAGTTGAGAGATATTTTGTTTTGGAAAAAGAGTTATGCTAAGAAAGGTGTTTTAAAGCATATTAATGATTTAGTGACTATAGAGACAGGGGTTAGACCTGCAGAAGTTACTAATGACAATTGGTTTTAATTATGAATTATAGATTGTTATTGTCCGAGATGTTTATTGATTACTCGGAAAGAAGAAATAAAGAAATGAACTTAGACAAGAGAAAAGTTTATACAGAAATTATTAGAGACTTAATGTTAGCTTTAGATATAGAGTCTGGAATGCAAGAAGTTATTAAAAATACTAAAAACTTATTAAAATGAAACTAATATCATCATCAAAATTTTTACTAGAACGTTACAGGGTTTGGGAAAATGATAATAACCCTGATTTACAAGCCTCAGCAAGATATATTTATAGTACGGCTAACTATGCTAAATTAGTAGAAAAATCTCCAAAACTGGAAATGTTTGTGCCTTGTGATGACTATAGTGATATTTTAAAAGACCCCATTGATGAAGAATTATGTAAATATTGCCCAATAGGTGATTGGAAATCAAACTCAATTGGAGATTCTTGCGAGGGAAGTCGTTGTGAAATAGCAGGTGAAAATTATTTAGATGTATTTGAAGAAGCAAAAGAAAAAGTTTTGTTTGAAGGTTGGAGATTTGATGGTGAAGCAGATGATTTTATTTACTTAAAACATAAAGATTTAATGTTGGTTTTTGACAAATTAACAGGAACGTTTGAAATGATTTCCGAACACTCTTATTTTATAGAAACTGTTGAAGACTTAACTAGATTTGATTTAACTTTAACTCAAACAGCAATTAATAAATTAGGATTATGAACATTTATAAATTTGAACACAACATAAAAGGAGGAGAAACTGATTGGGTTTGTGCTCCTAACATTAAAAGTGCAAGAGATTTTTATTCTAGTGAAACAGGATTAAGCTCTTTTGAAGAGACTATAATTAAAAAATTAACTAAGAAAGAGTTAGAAAATAGTTATATTTTAGATATAAACGAATCAGAGCCTGATTGGGATACCTATGAAGGAGACTTAACCGAAGAAGACTTCTGTGATGGTTATTTAATTTCTGAATCTTTTGCGGAATATTTAAAAACAGCTAAATACATAGAAATAGTAGCAACAACAGCATATTAGAAAATTATGAAAGTAGATTTAAGAAATTGCGAACAAGGAGATATTTTAATCTCAAAACATGGAGCTATTTTAGAATATTTAGAGCCTCTACCTAAAGAAAATTATTATGACCATTCGGTTAAATATTTGTGGTTAGATGGAGAATTAAATGAAGGTCAATTTGGTAATGGTACTAGAACTGATGAGGGATTTGTATTTAGAAATAACCGTTTAGATACTGACCATGCTATTATAGCTGTTATTCCTGCAAAAATATTTAAAAAATTATGAAATTAATACTGGAGTTTGATGAAGTTTGCAATAAGATTGCAAAACATGTAGGTTATGAAGGATATATAGAGAATTATCAAATTGATACGTCCCATGCTAAGTCTTTTTGGCAACTTTGTAATGAAGAAACTGTTTACTGGGCAGATACTGAGGAAGACATATTAGAAGATACAGACGATGTTTACTCTTCTGATGTAAAAGGTGTTTATAGAGGAGAAGAGTTAACTTTAATTTTAGTTGAAAGTGATTTTGGAAATGGAGATTATTGGTTAGTTTTGGATAGTAAAAATGAAATTAAATAGTTATGGAAAATAAAAATATAATTGAACATATAAGTAATTTGTTGTACCCTAAAATGAATGAAATAATGGATAACCTTGAAGCCAAAGAAATAAACATTTTTATTCATTTTATCACTTTAGAGTTACAAGAGTCTTTAAAAAAGTGGGAACAATGGAAATAATTTGGAAGTTTAATTTTTTAGAGTCAATTGCTGTTTTTTTAATTGTTTTTGGCGCAAAATTATTAGTGAGAGTATTTTTATATTTATATGTTTTATTAATATTTAAAAGAAAACAATAATGGAATGGATTTACACAAAAGATAGGAAACCTTTAACCTATAAAACAGGGCATTGGGATGGTAAGAATAGTGACCAAGTAATTGCCGAAGATAAAGATGGTAAAAGATATTTAACTCATTATTGTGAAGGATTTATGGATGGTTCAAGTTTTGAAGAGTGGTGGGATAGCAGTGACTGGGAAATAACAAATGAAATAGTAAGATACTTACAAATACCTGATTAAATAAAGTATGACACAAAGAGAAGAATTAGTACAAGGTATTTGGAATAATTTAATAGCAATTCCTAAAAATAAACACAAAGAATTTCAACTTAGTCCTGGTAAACTAAGAAGTATAGTATATAAATATTTAAAAGATTAGAATGAAGAAGATACTAAAAACGCTAGATGAAGAAATGATTGAATATACCATAGACAACAACCTATCTCCTGAAAGAATCAAAAAATCTATAGAAAGAAGAGAGAAAAGGCTTTTAGAGATGAAGAGTTGTATTGAAATGGGATGTTTAGATGAACTTAAAAAATTTATGGAAGAAAATGGCAAATAGGCATTACACAGTAGATAGAGAGTATGATATGACTCTAAATTTTAAAGTTAAAGTAAATCATATTAGTAATTACTATCATTTATCAGAAGAAGATATTAAAACTGTTCTTGATAATTTAGAGGATAATTTTAAGTCTCACTTTTTGTGGAAAATTAGAAATGAACACACATTAGAAGATGTTGGAGTAGATTTTGTAACTTTTGAAGTAAAAGATTAGTTATGAATTATACACAATCACAATGGAAAGATATGTCTGTAAGGTTTAATAACCTTGGCTTTACAGGTAAACTTCTTTTAATTAAAAACCACAGTGATATATTTTACTTGGAATTTGATGGCTTTAATTTTTTCTTGCGCCTACATCAAGAAAATGCTATGGATAATGAATGGGATAAGTTTTTTGATTTCCCTCAAAATTTAGAACCTCTGCATATAAAAGAATTGTTTAAATTAATAGATATAAAATTAAGATGATAAAATGGAAAACAACAAAACCCACTGATAGAAGTGAGTTAACTTTTTACAATGAAAGAGAAATAATTTGCACTAAAGCTCTTCTAGTAAAACACAAAGTCGGGGATTACATATTTTTCGATAAAGCAGTTTATATTCCCTCTAAAAAAGAGTGGCAAGATTGGGAAACTTTCCCTATGGAAAATGTTATTGGTTGGTATGATTTAACAGATGATTTGAAATGAAAGGGATAAAATTTAAAATGAAAGACGGGAGTTGGGATTCTTATGACCCTTTAGAAGAACCTGATTTTCAAGAAACTAAAGATTGTTACGTTCTAGACATGAACTATCTTTATGAAATTCCTAGAGAAGAAGTTGAATACTTTGAGTGGTTTGACTTGTGCGAAGAATGTGGGCACGAAGTTTACTCTGATGGGTGTAGAAGATGTATTTCGGAAAAAGAATTAAAATTATTAAGAAATGAAAAATAAATATTTTAGAATATCAAGAGAGAAAGAGTTTGAAGATATTGGAACTCTAATAGAAATGTTACGACCTATAGTAACAGAAAAAACGGTAATAGTTAACTGCAGTCCTGACTTTTCTTCAATGATTAGTCAGAGAGTTATTCACGCTTATTATGACAACCCACTTCAAATGACCAACTTTGAGATGCCATATCCTAATACTCCGTTTGAAGAAATATATCCTGTTTATTGTAAAGAGTTTGCTCAAAATTTAGAGCCGAATACTCACTATGTTTTCATAGATAGTGGAATACTTAGAGGTCGTAATTTTAAAACTTTACATGATAATTTAGAACTTTATGCACATAAGTCTGCTAGTTACGACTTTGCTTGCCTGTATTGCCAAGATAACGCTATTTTTTATGCAGACTACTGTGTTGAAGTTTTTAGCAGAGAAGATGATGGTATGTTGCTATTTTGGTGGGAGAATGAAAATTCAAATGTTTTTGGAGATTTAGATATGATATGGAAATAGAGTATTTACAAATCAGAGAAAAGGTTTTAGATGAAATTTCTTTGAAAGATTTTAAAACCTGGAAATATTTAGATGAGTTTGGTAATGTGTGTGACACTATACAATTTGAAACTGACTTAGAAAGAGAATTACTTAAAAGGGAGCGTTACGATTTACTTATTGACTTAAAAAATACCCCTAGAGATTGTTAGTCTTTAGGGGTTTCTTTTTTATTGTGGAATTTGTATCCAATGCGTAGGTTTAAAAGTTAAGTTTTCTCCGTGTCCACTTAAGAACCATTCTCCATCTTCTATTTCAGCTATTACTTTAGGTTCACATATATCACAACACTTTCCTTTTACGAGTACTGGAGTTACATTTTTTGGAAGATACTCTTCAACACTTAACCATTTTGGTTTAAACAATCCTTCAGCCACTTTAAATCCTGATTTAAAATCCAAAAATGATTGGTGTACATCAAGTTCATACATAGGCAAATCTTCTTTTTTTACATCTCCATAAAGATGGTTTATATACTCTTTTGCTAACTGCTCTTTACTCTTCATTTTTACAAAACTTACATTGTTGATTACATTTTTCTCCTGAGCTTTCACAATAGTGATTTTTTGATTCTATTTCCATTCTAATTTCCGTTATCATAAAAAGTTAATTTAGCATCTCCTGGTTTTGTTAACATTAGCTCTTCACTAGTCATTTCACCTATTAAATACCTTTGAATGTTTTCTTTCATTAAACTCATTTCTATTTTAATAGGATATTCTTTTTTATCCTCTTTAAATAGGTAATTTACAGCTAATTTTAAATCCTCTTTTGTTATCATTTGTATTTTATTATTTTTAATAGTACTTCAATTTGGCTATTTAAAACCTTTATTTTATCTTGACTTATAATCTTACCTAATTTAGGAGTTTCTTCTTGAGAGAGCTTGCTACGTAGGTTATTTAGTTCGTCAAGGATTCTTTTATTATAATCTTTTTCGGCGCAAAGATAACCTGCTTCAAAATCATAGTAAGACCCTTCTTCCTTTGTACTTTTACTTCTGTATTTTGCGTATAGTGTTGCTATTTGTTTCATTTTCTAAGTATCCGTTTAGTATCCATTTTTTGTAATGGTATTTGTAGTATGGTGTTTTATTCTCTGTATTTGAGTTTATATTCTTTATAGTGTTTGTCCCACAATTTTCTTTTTTCTGTTTCATATTCTTTTTTAATTTTTGGTGCGGTTTCAAATATATATTTTAGAGATTTCTCTAAACCTTTTACATTTATTTTAGCAGGTATAGCTTCTTGTCTCCTAGTCCAATTGTAGATACCTTCTCCTGGTTTAATGTTTGACTCTTTTGGCGGATAAAAACTATAATAAAGGATTAACTGTTCTTCTGCATATTTACTGTGCACTTCTCTAGGAATACTGTTATAAGTATGTTCCCATTGAAAGTATTGAGGGTACTTTTCTATTGTAGCTTCTATCTCTCTATATAGTTCTAGACCTACAGGCTGATTTAAGCTTTGGTACGCCCATACTTTTTGTACTTCAAAAGGTATGTTACTTAATTTAAATTCTTTTTTCATACTCTACTCTTTAAATTCTGAACATCTTTTTATACCTAAAGTAATCAACTGAAAGTTTGTTGAAACTCCACTTCCATCTCCAAAAGGTTTTGACCTTAAATCTACCCAACCTTCTGCAACTTCTTCTCCTGATTCTATGAAAGAATATTCTCTATCAACATTAAACCCTGCTTTTTCTTTTTTTATGGGCAAGCAACAACCTACATAACCTTTATTTTCTAACTCTCTTGAAGAGACTCTTCTTGAATATTCACATAATTGGCAAATACTTTCTTTCATATTGTAATTATTTTTATTGGTATTCCTCTTTTAATTGCTTTGTTTATTGCATCTTGAGTTCCTCTTGACTTGTTTTGTTGCATTGCTATAAAATAGTCTGAGTTGTCTGTTATGGTTTGGTTTCTTAGAATTGGGGCTATTTTTGAAGGATTATTTTTATAATCAGGTAAATAGATTTCTGTTTTTATTCCTTTTTCTTGCGCATATAACTCACATAGACTGTCAACCCCAACAGCTCCTCCATGCACTATTATACATTCGTTATCTCTTAAAAGTCGGCTTAAATAAAAATCAAGTTGTTGAAAAACAAAATCTTTGTCTGTAATTGTACGTGAACCTGAAACACCTATTCTAACTATTTTCTTAATTTCTTCCATATTTTTGTATTTTCATTTTCTACTTCTGAGTTTATTCTACCATTTTCCCAATGTAATTTAATTTGTAGTTTTTGCTAAGTTTTAAAAAACTCTACTTCTTGTTGTTTAATCCAATTGTTATTGCCTACCTTCATATTCTAAATGCGTGATTAAACCGTTAGCATGATATTTCATTATGTTCACTTTACTGTTAGGCTCTTTAATTTTATATTTTAAACCTAAAAACTTTCTAATTTTATGATATAAATTAATACACCTTTCTTTTTCATAACAATCAAATCCTGCTATGTAGTGTACTTTTCCTTCTTGCCACTCTTTATCTAAAACTATCTCAAATTTTTGAGGATTTATTCCTGGTGTTTCTTTATCTTTCATCTCTTAAAATATAATCTGTTGGTTTTAAATCTAAATTTGTTACTAAAGTTTGAAAACTGTCACTTGCTGATTCATAATGATGTTGTCCTATGTCATAGTCAAGGTATAGCCCATTTTCACCTATACTTACAATATCTCTAGAAAATTTTTCTGCATAAGGTGCATTTATACATTCATCTGCTATTCCTAGTAGAGTGTAATTTTTATGGGGCAGTTTTACTCTTTCACCGCTTGTTGAAGTTAAATATCCATCGGATGTGTCTGCACTAACTCCTCCTTGACTGTTTGGTAATTCTACGAATATATGGTTTTTATACTTTTTCATAAATTTAGTATTTGTTCTTTTTCTTCTTGTGTTAAATCATTTATATTTTTTATTTGTCCATTAATATACACAGAAGCTATAATTAAATTTTCAAAATTGAAAGTGTTTCCGTCTTGGTTTAAAGTCTTACTTGTATTAGGTACTATCATAATATTTTAATTTTTTGGTTTTCTGTGACGGAAGAGCTCTGCTTTAAACCTATCTTCTTCTCTAACTTCTAGTTCATCAAATAGATGAGTAGCTACGTTGATTAAATCTTCAAATACCTCAATTGTATTTTTATCAGTATTTATACCAAGTCTTTTTAGTTTTTGTATTTGTTGTTTATCCATTGATTTTAGTTTTTTGGCGGGAATAAAATATAAAACAGTCTTTTTCAAATACAAAGATAACAATAAAAAATATATTAAACAAGAAAAAACCCGTAAATTACCAAAATGGCTTTTTACGGGTTGATTTGATTATAAAAATATACTAATGGTGTTGGATTAGGTAACAAGTTGTTTAAGTACTTTCTTAAATTATGATATAATATTTTCTCTTTTTTAGAAGCTTCTGTAATTGATAAATAAACAACTTGTGTTTCTGTATTTAAAACTTTTCTTGCTTTTAATTTTAAACTATCAGGGATTTTTATTTTACTGTTTAATGCTTCTTCTAAATATACCATATAAGTGTTATTCGAAAGCTCTCCTGATAATTTTTTTCTAAGTGTGCCTACTTTTATATTATGATACCTAGCTGCGGAAGCTATAGAGTTAAACTCAATTTTTAAAAATGTATCGTAAACTTTTCTAACTATAGTTTTAAATTTGTTTAATATTATACCTTTCTCGTAATTGTGTAAGTACTCCATATCTGTTGGATTTGCAGCGTTTCCTAATAGATAACTTTTAAGTCTAGTTGGTGGAATATCTAAAGTACGAGCAGCCTCTTTGACATTATTAAATATTTTTCCACTTTTTGTGTCAATAACTTTTTTACCTTTTGGAGGAGGTGTATTATCCCTTATACCTATACTTTCATCATATTCATCTAAATACATTAAAAAAGAATTATTAAAAGTCTTACCATTTAGCTTGTTTGAAATGTTATCTGTATTTGGCAATCCGCTTTCTCTTACTTCTTTTTGAGTGTTATACACAATTTTAGTACTTGTGTCAATTATTTTTCTTTGTTCTGACATACATGGGTAAGTTTTTTCTCCTTTGTACTCAGACAAAAACAATAAAGTAGTTTTGTTTGGATTACTTCCATTTAAAAATCCTCTTAGAGTTGACATATTAATTTTTAAATATTTAGCAGCTTCTCCTATACTACCCCATATTTCTCCAGAATGAGTGTCAATAACTTTTTTAGATATTGGGTTATTACTACCAGAAGAGCTTGTACTCATCTTGCTAAGTATTTCTTTTGAAAAAACAGCTTTAGACTCCCCGCATTTAGTTAGTTTACAGTTAAGACCCATCTCCCCTAGCACATTATAGTGGTCTTGCCAATATCTTTCTCTACAAAATAAATCATCAAATTCACATTCTTCAATTATTTCAAAAATATGAGCCTCCCACCCATATTTGTTTAGAGAGTGATGTACTCTAGGTTGGGCTTTTGTTTGATTATGTTTTTTATAGTTGGAAAATCTTTTGTAAATATCTTTACTTTCGCCTATGTAAACTCTTCCTGTTGGAGACGTGATTTTGTAAATCCCTATAATAACTTTTCTTTTCATATAAATAAAAATCCGCAAGTAAAGCTAAGTGAAGTAGCCCTACAAGCGGAAATATAATAATACTTTAATTGTAATTAAGCCTTCACTGAATAATTACCTTGTAAATATGATAATAAAAATTTACTTTTTAAAACTAATTAAATATTAGTTTTCTTTTTCATCTTTACTCTCAGATAAAAGATAAGCGGGTGTAAAATACATAAAAGTTCCAGAATTTCTAACGTAAGAATCCTTAACACGTTGCACGTTTTTTAAATCAAAATAAGATTTTATCAACCCAGTATTGCGTCCCCAATACCTAAGATTCTTTGTAGCTCCATACCACTTACCACTTGTTACTAGTTCATCATTTCCAATATCACCAACTGATAAAACATCAGGAATAACATTTAATCCGACAAAACTTGACTCTACGACTTCATAATAAGTTGCTGGAAGTGCAACACCTACAGAGGCTGTTTCATTTGTTAACCTTAACATTAAGTAGTTGACAGCCTGTATAGCGAAAACGTCTTTATTCTCTTCGTCATCAGCTATTTTAGATAGTAGAATACTTAAACCTGCAATTAAATTTAACATTAGAAAATCTTTACCGTTTCTTTGCATGTTCATTCTAGCGTTATCGTCATCTTTAGTGAACTCTGCCCAATAAGTTTTTATATCTTTACCTAAGTTTTTTACGTCATCTTTAGTAAACTGCTCAAAGTAACCTTTTATAAACCTACCTAAAGTCCTATAAGAGCCTTCTTCAACTTGTCCTGACATTAGAGAAATGTGTTTATTTTTAAATCTTCTAGCTGTTGCTATAGGTATAAAAGACCTATGAACGGTGAGTAACTGTAAAAATAGGTTACGAGCCGAAATGCTCTTCTCTTCTTCAGGCATTTGACCATCTATGTTCTGAACTGCATAACTAATTCTTTGATAGATTGCTTCGTTCTTAAGTTTTAGATATTTTTCTAATTCTTCTCCCGACCTACCTAATAAAGTTTCCATTTTAGCTTTGTCATAATTAAACTTTCCATCATCTGTAAGCATAAACTTGTACATGGCGTTCTCTTCATTCGCATTCCAAGTATTTCTAAGTTCTAGACTTGACAAAGTTGGATTAGCTCTTTTAAACTCATTGAAGTTTTGAATGTTTCCATCTACAATTCTGTAATCATACATTACACTTAAAGCTATTCTAGGGATTACTGGAAAGTTACCCATTGAGTGTGTTGCATAAGGTAATTTTACCATGTTTCTCATAACTTTTCCAAAGGAAGAGTTTTTAAGTCTTTCTGATTTGTCGTACACTAGAAAGTTTTCCAACAGTATGTTTAACCTTGCTTTTGAATTTATTTCGCCCGTTTCTGCTATAGCTGCTCCTGCTAGTTTTCTAAACTCTTTATTAGCCATCTTAGTAGATGACATATCTACGTGCTCCCCTACTTTATTTTCCAAGTAAAATTGAGTTTGAGCCGTTATCCAAGATGTTGCTGGAGAAATGACTGCAAAACCTAAGTTTCTAAATCTTACAAAAGTTGAAAATATTCTTAAAAGTTTTGAAACGTTTACATTATAATTCTTAAAAAAGTTTATGTTGTAATCGATATCCTCTTTAACTCCAAAATAAGCTTCATCCATGTGAGATTGAAACATTTTATATGTTGCTGTAGCTGCTGCTTGCTTGCCTATGTAAGTGTCATTTAGTATGGAACTTTGTAGCATTAAAGCTTGTCCTATATGTTCTTTTCTAGCTCTATACAACATACTTTGTTCGTGCATCCAACTGTAGCTAGTTAAAAGTTCGTCTGATAAGTCATCTTGATTAGCTAAGTCTTTAAAGCCATATTTAGGAATAATTTTCATATTCTCTATCTTGAACTCTTCGCTTCCTTCTATAACTTCTCCTGTAGCTATGTCTTCTTCTCTGTATCCTACTGTATCTTTTATACCTTCTCTAATTTTACCAAACGAAGGCTGTTTTGCAAAAGCTTCTAATTTTCTTAAACTAGATTTACTTTGTTGAGGCAGTTTGTATATATTATGCTGATTTAAAGTATCTGTTGCTTGTAATGATTCTCTATGGTAATCTAATAATGCTTGTCTAGCTTTAAACAGCTTTTCATTTTTTGTTGGATTTCCATTTTCATCTGGCTCAAAAAGATTTACATAGTCTGCACTTTTAAAATCATCTCCTTTAAATTGATATCTTCCACCTTCATAATTTCTTACGTACTTCTCATTTAAATCTGTTCTTTCTTCTGCTTCAAAGAAACTATAATTTGGAGTTACTGTCAAAGGCGATTGTCCATCGGCTACTTCTTGAAGTAATTCTGAAACTTTCTTATTTCCACTGTTTAAGCCCTGAATTAAAGCATCATACCCTGCAGGAGAAAACTTAGTGTAATAAGGTAATAATCTTGTTTGAGCATATCTTATTAAATCTTTCTCTACAGCAATTTGTCTTTGAATAGGGTCTTTAGGATAATTAGTCCTAAAATATTTTTCAAACTTTTTAGGTATGTTTACTAACTGCCCTTTTAACAACATATTTACAAAAGTTCTAGCTGAATCTATATCTGCCTTACCGTTTGACGTTGTATGCTCTCTTATAAAATCTAACTCTGCAACTCCTACTATTCCTAAGTCTTTTAGAGCGTCTCTATAAGCTTGATTTACTGTATTTTCAGAAGTTTCTTCAACATCTTCCTCACTAGCTTCTTTCTTAAAAAATGTAGAAGCTTCTTGATATAATAACTGTAACTTTTCTGTGTACTCTTTTATGTATTCTTTCTCAGATTTAGACATTCTTTCTACATCTGTTTCTGAAGGTTGGTTAAGTACTCTATTACCTTTTATTATATTGTTTCTCTTGCTTTGTAATTCTTTAATGGAGAAAATTAATTCTTCTGCTCTTTGTTGATTATCTCCTTGTACGTTTGAAAGTCTCTCTATTAAACTTTCTTTTGCGCCCAAACTGTCCCAAAATTCTCTGTTAAACCCTAAGTAAGAATTTAGTTTTAAGAAATCAAAAGCTCCTTTAAAGTCTCCTTTAGATTCTAATTTTTCTATTTCCTGAATAAACTTAACAGGTATGCCTTTGGCATCTTTCTTATTATTTTTTAAATCCTCTAGGAAAATCTTATCTAACTTTGCAAGTTCATAAGCCCTTAAAGCTTCTTCAGATGTGTTTCCAACTATAACTATTTCTAGATTACCTTCTGAATCTATAACTCCTCCAAGTCCTTGCTTGTAACTGCCATCTGTTGTATAAGGACTTTTAGCAAAAGCTCTTTCTTTAGCAATTTGTTCTAAATTAAACTTTAAGTCTTCTGTCAATATTATAGTTCCATTCTCATCTTTAGCTCTCTGATATATTGAAGCTACGTCACTTGAAATAGTACTTAACCATTTTCTAGTTTCTAGAGAAATATTCTCTTGTTCGTATAGAGCTTCTTTTTTAGCATAGTATTCATCTTTAAAAGGTCTTTCTAAGTACTGATTTAATTCGTCTTTAATTTCCTCTCTATACTCTTGCAACTTATCGTTTGGAACATCGGGTAAATTACCTTCTCTCTTCTTTATTAAATACTCTTTAATTTCTAAAGGCTCTTGTCCAGAAAATTGATTGTAAGCTTTAAGTTCTATCTCATTTACTTTGTCTTCAACTTTTTGATGGTCTACTTCATCAATTAAAAAACTACTTCTTCTTAAAGAATTTAACTCTTTTTGACTAACTCCTAAAGACTCTAAAGTTAACAGTAAATCTGTTGTTGGATTAGCATGGTCTCTATAAGTTTGCATAGTAATCTTCTTAATGTTTTCACCAAAAAGATTAAGTAAAGGGTTTTCAGCATGATTTAAACTTCCAAAGTAAGCATGTGCCCAATTTGTATCTTTTTTTGCTGCTTTTGCTACTTTTAAATAGTTTATTTTAGACTCTTCCGACCAATTGTGCTTTACAGCTAAATCTTCAACTAAGTTTTCCAAAACTTCATAGTTATCTATGCTTTTAACTTGCCCATATAAATCTTGAATACCTATAATAGCTTCATCTATTTCTGTTTTTATGAGTCTGTCATTATAGTTTGAAGGTTCTAATAAAGCTCCTACTTCACTAAGTATAGGTCTCATTTGATTAAGCAATGTCATGTAGACAACATTCTCTTCTGTTGAGAAAGGGTGCTTCTTTTTATCGTTATTTTTTAAAGCTTTATTTAAATACTTTATTTGATTTTTTACTGAAGCGGCTATACCTGCAAAAGAAGCGAGTTTATTCTGTTCATCAATATCGTCAAGATTTCTTTTTAAACGAAGAATAGACTCTTTACTAGAAGAAATTCCATTTACCTTTGAAAGTTGGTTCTGAGTTATTTCTAACACTTCTATAGCTTTTCTAGCTACTGCTACTTGTAATGCCATAGGGTCTTTTGGACTGTTTGGTACACTATACAGAGTTAACTTACTAGTCGATAACTGCTCATTAGATAAGTAGTTTTGTAACTCCTCTTGTTGAAGCAATTGAATAACTTGATTGTTAAATTCTTGCAAATCGGAAACATATTGAGGCTTAAATAAAACTTGTACTTTAGTGAAAAAACTTTCAAATAAGGTTCTTACTTTTTCAATAAAATTTTGTTGTGTTTCTGTCTTGTTTTCTACTTGAAAACTGTTTTGAATTGCGTTCTTTAAAACTTTACCTAAAATCTCTTTTCTTAATACGGTTTCTAATTCTTCTCCGCTATAATTTTTAGAATAGATTTCTCTGTATTGTTCGCTTAATTCTGCCCACTCTTCTGTCTTGTGTATATTTCTTAAAAGGTTTTCTATCTCTTGCGAATTCCAACCTTCCACAATTAAGTGAGCCGTTTCTTCTGTTAAATCTTCTACTGAAATTTGATTTCCTTGAAAAGCTATTACTCTATTTGCTATGTCTATTAAGGCTTGAGCTGTAGGTTCTACTCCATTTTTTATGGTGTATTTTGAAACGTATTCTGATATACCCATAGTTTTTATGCCCAACTTATTTAAAAGAGAAAGTATTTGAACTTTTAATTTACCCTCGTTAGGTAATTCTACTTCGTCTTGAATTACTTTTGAATCTCCATAAGGTCTGTACATTGGGTCAGAACTTAACTCCTCTTCAAATGTTTTGTAATCTTTTGGCAATTCTTTCTGCTCTTCTTCTTCTGCTATTATAAAGTTACCATTACTTAGTTTTTTAACTTTGTTAATCCCTAAGTAGCTAAAAGAACTATTTTGGAAAAGTTGAGACTTTATAGCTTTCATAGTTTCCGAAGCTCCCGAAACTTGAATTACTTTTTGCCCATTATCTAACAAAGTTTCTCCTAGAATAACATCTTCCTTAATCATTGAATTCAAAAACCCAGGTAGTGACTCAGGATTTGAACTGCTAGTTACAGAAAACATTAAATTATCTCCACTATATCCTTGAATATCTCCTGAAGTTGTGTTATCTAAAGCTTCTTTAAAAGTTTGAAAGACTTCATTATTGTTGTTTCGGTACTCTATAGGTAACTGCTCTCCCTTAAACTTTTTAGTAAAAGTATTTTTAAACAAATCAACAGATTGCTCTACTGATAAGTGAGGGTTAGAGATTATAGAATTAAATAATGCAGAAGTGTTACCCTCTGCATCTTTTACTCCTGTTATTTTGTTTTGTGCATTATATTCTAGTATACAGCTCATTTATTTTTTATTAAGTCTATCTTTAATTATTTTAATGTACTTATCTTCGTTTTCTATAAGTATAAAATTTCTATTTGTCTCTATACAAGCTTCTCCTGTTGTTCCTGAACCTGCACAGTTATCTAAAACAATATCTCCTTCGTTACTATAAGTTTTAATAAAATACTTCATTAAGTCAAGAGGCTTTTGTGTTGGATGTAATTTTGATTTTTGTTTATCACTTGCAAATTTTAACACACTTCTTGGGTAACGTTCAGTAGAATCATAAGTAGTTAGTTTTTGACCTTTATTGTAAACCTCACTTTCTTTACAATTAATTTTATGTTCCGCCCTACTTACTTTCCTTTTATGTCCTTCTGTTTTTTGATAATTATAAACAGGGGGATTTTTATAAAAAACTAGTATATTTTCATGTGCTTTCATAGGCATTTTCTTTGAATTTAAATGTCCAGTTGCACTTGTTTTTTCCCAAATCCATTCGTACTTTAACAACTTTAAATTTGAAGCTCCTAGAACTTTATCAAATGGGGTTTGTGCAGTCAATATAATCGCTCCATTGTCTTTTATAATTCTTTCATATTGTAACCATAACATTTTTAAGTCAATAATTGTATCCCACTTACATTTTGTTGTCCCATAAGGTAAGTCACAAAGTATCATATCAATACTACAATCAGGAATACTTTTCATTATTTCAAGGCAATCTCCTTTAAGTATTAAATTTTTTAAATTATCTCTACTATACATATATTTTATTTTTTACAAATATAGAAAGAATTTTATAAACATTCAAAACTTTCCTCGTTTATTTTTTGTTCTTCTGCTTTGGAGTAATATTTTTCAGTTTTTACTGGCGGAATTTCATCTAATCTTTCTGCTCCATAGTTATCTATATTAACACTTAAAACAGGTTGAGCTAAATTAAAAGTTTTATACTCAGATGTGTTTACAGGAATTTCTTCATAAAAACTATTGCCTCCCTTTGTGTCTACAAGTTCAAACACTCTATCTTTAACTCTTATAAAATTGTCTATACTGTTGTTTTTTACTATCGTAGTGTCTGTTATAAACTTATACTCTCCCTTTACTTTGTCCAAACTCATTGGATTGTTACTATAATTTGCTCTGTAGAAATCTCTAGTGTAATCTGAACTAGGTTTTTCTAAAGTTTTTAAGTTTGGTACTTGGTCTGTTAATAATGAATAGTTCTCTAAATCTTTAGCTTGTTTAATGTTTTTTTCGGCTAAATAATCTTTAATTTTTTGAACTGTTATTGCATCATCATTTACAAGTATTATTCCTCTCTCATTTATTGCAAAGTTACTGTAGAACTCTTTATATTTTTCACGGTCTTTTATTTTTTCTTGCAAAAATTCGGAATAGAAGTCAGCTATAAAATCTGTTTTTAAGTATTCTTCGTTCCCATCAAAGGCTTCAAAACTGTTAAACTCTTCTTGAAAATATACATTCTTTTTAAAAGCCATAGGATGTCCAAAAGCATATTTATTAATAACCATTTGTTGTAAAACAGTATTATCTAAAGGTATAGTTGGTATGTCTAACTTAGATACTTCATTTTCTATAAATCTTTTTATGTCCGCAACTATTAAATCTCTATTTTCAGCGTTCTGTAAATCTTCTGTGCTTATAACTCCTTCTTGATTTGCTAAAGGGAATGCTTCTAAAGGTAATATGTTTTGATTGTATTGAGATATATCATATAGTTTGTTGTAAAGGGTTTCTAAATCCTCTTTTTCAACTCTTTGATATATATCTTCAGAAACTTTTAGTAATCCAAAATCATTGAAAAGCGAATACTCTGAAAGATTAGTTTTTAAGTATATAAGGCTTTTATTTAAATTATTTTCCGAAACTACTTCTACCTTAACGCTAGGCTTTACTTCTAAATCAAAAACTGATTGATGTTCTACTATAAACTCATTAAAAGATTGCTCTGAAGGGTCTAAAAGTAAAGTGTTTAAACTCTCTAGTAAGTCATATATTTCATCTCTAGTTTTAGAGAATACTTTACTTGAAAGTCCTGCTATGTCTACTCCTTGTTTAGCTGCTCTTACTTCTACCTCTTTTATAAGTTGCTTTACATCTTCAATGTTTTCATTATATAAATCTTGAGCTAATTCATTTAAGTAAATTATGTCAGAAGATATAGATAAATCATCGCTTAACTTTAAAGTTTGTTCTAATTGAACTGCTGTGTTGTTTTCAACTACGGGAGTTAAAGTGTTGCCTTCAATTTTCATTTCGGGTATACGTTTAAACTCTTGCATTTTTTGAAATAAAGTTTTGTTTTCTATAACAATTATATCTTCTATTATAATTTCTTCTATCTCTTGTTTTACTTCTACAATTTGTTCATCTTGTATGGGTTTTTCTTCTTGGGTGATTTTTGGAGTTTCTAAAATTATTTTTTCTAGCAAAGGTAGTTCTAATTCTTCTCTTAACCTATTAACTTTATCAATTATTTTATTTGCTTGTTCTGTAATAACTTCTTTTATGGATTGTGTTTCCTCTATGCCTTGCGACATTTTTGATTCAAGTTCGCTTTGTAAAAAATTCCCTTGAAAACATTTTATTTTTGACATTGTAAAAATATTTTTATCATTGTTAACATTTCATCATCTTCTCGAATTATTTTTTCATATAGGATGTTTTTTTCTATGTTCTGTACAAACTTTTTACTGTGAGTGGTAGAACCTTTTATTACAGTCGGTTTTACAGGAATTTCCTGAGCCATAATAACCATTAAACCTAAAGTAGAGTAAGTTAAAGTTTTTTTAATACTCTTACTTATTCTACCTCTAGTGGCTATAGATATAGGACTAATCATTTCTTGTAAGTGTTGTTGAAGTTTCTCCGTCTCCTGTAATGTCTATAACAATATCTCCTACTATTATATCATTAGCTGTAGTTACTGCTGGGTTATTAACATCTAACCCGCTTAATTTATACATCTCGTCTATTTTAAGTTTTATTTCTTCTAAATCTGCACTGCTGTTTGACGTGTTACTAGAAGAGAAAGATATAGCTTGTAAGGGTTGTTGATAATTTATTCTTACTGTATATGCTCCAGAAGTATTTATAAAAGGGTCTCCTCCTCCGTTTACTAAAAGTATCCCATCATTTACTGTTAAAGTATGGTTTGACTCTTGAGGTTTTATTCTCCACCCATTTTCTAAAAAAGAGTATATAGGTATACGTGTTCCCTCTGAAGCATTGATATCTTCTCCACCTACCATCTTAAAAGCAGGTAAGAATTTACTATTATCGTCTGTCAAAAACCAATTTACCCATCTAGACCACAAATCTCTAACTGAAATTTTAGCAGTTCCTTGTGACAGGGTTATTGTTTTTTGTATACCATTAAAAATATAACTCATTTATTTGGTTTTTATATAAGTTAAGCTAAATATGCACGGTCATTTTCAGCTATAAGGGAAATACCTTGACCTGTTGATTTTGTAATTGTATAAGTTGTAACCACTGGCTTTGCACTTCCTGCATTACCTGCTACTACTGTAACTTGTGCGTCTGTCCCTGGTGTACGCCCTCCTTGTGAATTTTGGTCATAAGAGAAACTAAAGGGTATTGAAGAACTTGTGATAGTTCCAAATACACCTGCTCCAGCAGCATTATTAACTGTAATTGCTCCAGACAACCCATAATCTGCAACACCTGCTAAATCTGTAAAGTACATTCTATAATATCCTGTACCACCTAGTGTAAGAAAAGAATTAAAATTTAGTGTTCCTGTAGCGGTAAAGGGTTCAGTTCTTGTTACTCCGTTTTTATCTGTAAATACAAGCCTGTTTACATCATTTGTGTTATAGTTGTCAATGTAGACACCGTTTGTAGTTATTAAAGTATCTCCAACAAAATTTAAAAGTAAGTTTGCTGTTTTTCCTACTACAGTACCTGTTCCATTATCAATATCAGTTCCTTGCCTAAGTAAGTATTGTATTTTAGTATATATTTGCTCCGCTGTGGCATTAGCTCCATTAATAATAGTTCTAAATGGATAAGACACTCCTCCAATAGTTCTATTTTGGTCTGTTGCAAAATACTCAACATTTATATTTGTATACGGAGTACTTGCAACTACGGTAGCGTCAGATACTTGTATTTTTAAGTCATCTTCATTAGATAAAAGTAAATTTACAATATTCGCACCTGTGGATGTTTTACCTGTATCTGTAAGTATAGAGTCTTTATATTTTTTTCCTTGTTCTCTTACATAACCTTTAAAAAAACTACGATTATCAAAGTTGCCATTATTAATATCACCAAAAACTTGAATACCTTCATTCACTTCATCTGAAAAAGTAAAATTAGAAGATGTCCCGTTTAAAACTTTTTGGTAGTAAAGTTGCGCTCCTGTGTTAACTTCTCCCAAAGATACTATACCTACGTACTGCCTAAGCAATTGCCCCGTAGCTGAAAACTCAGACCATCCCCCATCTCTAATCATTTGTCTAGTTGCGTCATTTGAAGGCTTCCATCCATTAAAAGTTTGCCCATTTGTACCTATTTGGAATTGTCCTGATAATGCATCAATGGCGTAAAATCCAAATTCAAATTTATTATAAGCGGTTGTTTCCCATAATTGTATAAATTTAGAATATAACGCTTGAAAAGATACACCATCTTTTGCTACTAAATTTCCTGCTACATTTAAAGTAAATGTTTTTGCTGTTGTGTCAATTGTTAATTCTGTGCCTACCGAAATTTGGGAGGGGCTTGTTATTTTTGCCATTTTTTATTTAATTTATATAGTTTCTATCGTTAATTTGTGCTATTGGTAAAGTTGCATTTGAAGATTGTAAAGTAAAGTTTCTAATATAAAAAGGTACAAAACCTGCTTTAGAAACAAATATGTCAATTATAGTAGGTATTTCATAGATGTAATCCCAACTGTTTGTACTGTTTTGGTCTACTTGTGCTAAAACTGTTTCTGTCCCTGCTTGTAAAACAACTACATCCGAACCATTGACTATTCCGTTTAGTGTTAACTTAAATGTATCTAAGGGGTATTGAAAATCTTGAGAAGTAGTTGAACTTACTGTTGTTAAAAACACACTTGTTATTGCTGTTGTATTCGTAACTGAAGTTGTTATTTCTAATCTTAATTTTATACCTATACTGGGATTTATACCTGTTTCTCCACTTAAAGTTGTAGCTAACGTTGCAGATGTTAAAACTGAACTAAAATTCCCAAAACCTGCTCCTTTATCTATTTGATACCTATAAGTATAGTTTGTTGCCGTCCCTCCTGCCATTATTAAAGGCGTATTGGTAAAAGAGTTATGTCCTATTATGTAACTTGGTGTTTCAAACAGAGCTTTGTGTCCTATAACAGGCATATATAATCCACCTGCAGAAGTAAAGGCAGCACCGTTTGTAAGTGTAACCTGAGTTGTTGTTTCGGCTGTGGGTTCGTTCATTAATATTGCTATTCTTCCTGCTGTTGTAGAAGTAAATCCATCCCTCCAATGAGTGCCATAAACAGAAACTTGCCCAGTTAATAATCCTGTACCTCCCATTCCTTTTCGTTCCATGTTTAATACTGCCATAACGTCTACGGCATCTGCGTAATCTCCAAAAACATTTTCTTCTGTAAGACCTTTTGAAGAGTTATCTCCTGTCATAATACCTGTTCGAGTATTACTTACATAGACTCTTTGAATCTTAGTCTCAAAGCATGCCGAAGCTATTGTGTATATTAATCCACAGTTATTTACTGTACCCATGCTTAAAGGTAAAGCTCTAGTACCAATATTTCTAAGTTTGTTATTTGAACACCCTGTTGTTATTTGCAAAAGTCCTGTATAAGGTTGTGTATTTAAAACTGGAATTGTTAATCCAGATATTTTACAGTTAATGGTATTTGTACTTAGTGTCCATACATAACCTACTTGAGTAGTTAGTGTTGTACCTGAAACCGCTTCACAATAAATGGTATTCGTTATTTGTATGTTGTCACAAGTAGTAAATGTCATAGCTCCTTGTATGATGGTAGGAGTTGTCCAAGTACAGTTTTTAATACGTGTGGCATTTACAGAAAAGGTTGTTGCATTTGCTCTAATAACTCCAGCAGCTATTCTATTTCTTATAAAAGTAAATCCTGAACAATCTGACAAAGTATTTGTGTGTGCTCCTGATGCTGACATACTAACTCTTAACCAAACACAATCTGTAAACGTTCCTCCTGCAAAACAAAACGTCATTATTAATGGTGATGTAAGTAATGGAGTAGTTGGTTTGTTTCCAACTCCGACTTTATTAAAAGTCATTGCTGTTGCAACTTCGGATAGAAATATAGAATCTATAAAGGAAGATTCAGATATATTTACTGAGTAAGCTTGAGCACATGATAAATACCAAGCATAAGTTGATTTTGTAATATTTATAACTCCTCCTCCTGTGGTAGTAAAATCATATCTTGTAGCTAACGTAGCACTAGGTATTACATTTGCTGTTCTTGCTGCAGTTGTACAATTCTCAAAAAATATATTTCCTACTACTACTTTTAATCCTGCAATTGGTGTAAAACCATTTGTTGCAGCTCCAGAGTTACCTATTCTTACAAGTCCTGTAGCATCAATCCAAACTACCTTTCCTCTAGTAGCTTCTGTACCTGTTGTTGTGTTAGTTCCGTTATTAGGATAAAATTCAAAATCATTACTACCCACTGTTTTTTCTATGTAAACTCCTCCACAATATCTTTGTAAACCGTTATTAGGGATTTGCATAGTCTGATTAGAAACTCCAGAAGTTGTGCCTACTTCGTACCAAGCACCATTAGAGTTATAAACACCTAAACGGTTTGCGTTTATAGTACTTGCTTCATCCCCAACTATTTCTATCCACCCTACTCTTCCTACATTGTCTGCTGTAGCTCCTATGCCTGTTAAAGTTCCTGCTGAATAAGCTCCTGTTTTTTGTTTTACTCTGATAAACCCTGTGGTTGGCATAACAGCACCCGATGCTGTAGAAGCCGATGTAAGAGTAGCGTGAACTCCAATCAACTTTCCTGTACCTGTACCGTTACTGATTACTGTATTAAATGCAGGGACATTTCCTGTTCCTGCTGAAAATGGTATCATCCATATAGCAGTTCCATCAATGTTTACTACTCCTCCTAAAGAAGCGGATAAGGTAATACTACCTAAACTTGTAGAAGTTGTTTGGTTTAAACCTGTTCTAGAGTCTTGGTCTATAGTTAGAATTCCTCCGTTTATTGAATAGGTATCCCCCCCTGTCTTTCCTGTAATTTGGTCTAGGTTTTGCGCCGTAGTTACTGTAAATGCTGCGATAAGGCTGTTGGTTTTAGGTTATTTTATCTTGCTGTAATTGTTTGTATAAATCCTTGAGTGTCCCTTTTTATGTCAAAAACCCAATTCTTTTTTTGTTCTTCTCTTTTTAGTAAAGGCTTTAATTCTTCTACATCTAAAGTTATAGGGTTATTTAAATTATTTTTTAAATCCGTAAGATTGTTTTTAAACTCTTGAGTTAATTTTGCTAGCTCTCTGATAACTAAGTCTTGGTTAACTTCAACTGTTATATCAGCAGGAGTTTCTTTACTTATTTCTTGGAGTTTTTCTATAAACTTTTCAAGTGTTTTTGTATTGGCATCAACTATTTCAACTACACCCTTATTTGCCGTATTTGCATTTGAAAGTAATGTTAGTATTTCTTGATGCCTCTTATCTTCAAGGACGTGTTTAAAATCATCTAACTCCATACACAATTATTTAACTCTTCTAAATCTTGCCACTCTTTTTTCAACTCTTCTTGAACTAATCTTATTCTTGTCATATCTTTAGATGTTTTTGCATTTGCTATCTCAGATATAGATATTAAAGGCAATTTAATAAGCTCTAATTTACTTATTTCTGGCAAAGATATAATTTCTTCTTTAATAATCCTAACTTCTTTTACTATTTTTTTAGTTTTTATTATTTTTGGAGTTTCTATTTCTTTTGGCTCTTCTTTTGCTAATTCAAGTACTTTTGGTATTTCTAAAGCTTCTGCTTTGCTTAGAAACTCTTCTCTGTCAGATACTCCGCCTAACTCTTCAATAACTTTTTTTTCTGTTAAAAGGGGATTGTTGTTTACAAGCTTTCCTAAACTGTTTATTGTAGACTGCTTTGCTAAAAAATCACTTTCAGAGTAACTCTCCTTAGTAAATACTTCGTCTATATTTTTTAAAGCTTTTATTATGTTTTTAATATTTTTTTGAAGCTCTAAATCTGTTTTGATGTTAAGGATTTCATAGTCAGAATAAATTTCTCTAAGCTTACTATCTTCTACTTTAAATTCTCCTTCATTATTGTAGAAAGCTTTTTCTAAAGCATCTGCCATTTCTTGAGAATCCACAAAAGGGAGTGTTAACAAAGCGTTTTTTATATCTTGCTTTTGCTCAAAAGTAAGTACAGCTCCTTTATTCTGTTCTCCTCTTAAATAAGTGAACAATACTTGAGGAAGCACTTCTCCATTGTTGTCAAAATGACTGCTTGGAGTACTTTCAATTTTATTTCTGCCTTCTTCTTGCTTTACAATTTTTAAAGATTTTAATTTTTCCCACACTCCATTTGCAGACGCTGTTTGGGCTTGGTCTGAATAAAAAGGCTTGTTTTGAGATAGTGTTTTTTGTATAGCATACTTGTATATCTCTGTTCCTATTCCCTTACCTTGTAAATTTTCTATATTGCCGTTGTTATACACTTGAGAAGTACCTAAACTAGTACTTTCAATTGCTAATCCATCTTTGTAAGGTTTCATTCTTACTTTACCTAGCATTACAAATTCTTCCCCTGCTTTAGTAAAAGCTTGAAAAGTAGTAAATCCATTAACTTCCACCGTTTTATACTGTAGGTTTTTCAAGTCTACAGGATATTCTTTACCTTTATGTAAAAGACTTATTACTCTGTCACTTGGTTCTAAATTATCTAAGCTCTTTCTTATAAAAGATTTGTACTTGCTCTTTAAAGGAGTTGTAACTTGTTCTTTAAATCTTTCTGTATAAGTTAGAGCCACTAAGTCAGCAGCTCTTTTTGGATTCTTTATTTTATTTAAAACTTCTGGGAATAGTTTAGATACCTCTTCTTTTGGAGTTTGAGTTCCAACTATATTTCCACTATCCCCATATATTACTATACAACTCATTTACTGTTATTTTTTACAAATGTAAATATTATTTTTAACTTTGGCAAATTAATTAATCACAATCTGTTAAGTCTTCAACTTCTTCCAAGTCTTCTGCAGGTACTGTAAAAACTTCCTCTTCTCCTACTTCCACTTCGGGAGCTGTAAAACCTTCTCCTGAATATCCTGATAAATCTAGAACTAGTTTAGGAGCTGTTACTGGTTTATCTAGTAAGTTTATAGCTATTCGTGCTTGAGATTTTAATAAGTTTTTATCATAGTCTTTATCCGCTAAAGTTTCAACAGAGATAAAATCTTGAATGTTATCCATAGCTTCTGCGATACTTTTTAATTTCACAGGGTCTAAACTTGTTAATTCAAACTGTTTAGGTTCTATGTTATTCTCTACAAGCTTTGCATTAATTTTCTTAATCTTTTCTGCTTCTGAAAGCTGGGGATTATTGAATATCTCTGCTATTTCTCCGCTTTTTTGTACAGTAGTTGTTACTAAACTTATAGGATAAGCTATTTTAACTCCTTTGTATTCAAATACGACTACAGGTATTTTAGTAGTTTTATTTTTCTTGGATATTTTTGTAGTAAAATCAAATCTTACTCCTTTATCGTCTTTTGAAAGAAAACTTTTTCCATTTAGCACATAGCCTGTATTAACTACAACTCCTAAGCTTTCATCTGTAAAATCTACATTTAATGGTTCGTAGCCTTCTTCAGTTTGTTGAACGTTCATGTTTGGAAAACCTAAAACTAAATTTCTAACTTGTACTTTTGAATTTAATTTAAAACCTGTAGAACCGTTGTTAAGGTTTTCTAGTAAAGTTAGATACGCATTTTTTCTAATTTCTAAAAACTTGTTATCCGTTACTCCTTCTCCTATTGTACTGTGAGTGGCTTTTAAAGAGCCTGATATTTGATTTCCTTTTAGAGTTGTAAATATTACTAATGACTTTTCTACTCTTTCTGCTAATTCTTTACTTATTTTTTTACCCGCCTTTCTAAGTTCTTCAATTAAAAAAGCATTGTAAGGGTCATCGAATCTAACTTCTAGTTCTACATCTTCTCCCTCTGAAACTTCATAGTTTGCTTCTGGATTATAATCTATAGGTGCAGAAGGTGTAAAGTCAGAACTTACTTGAACTACTTCATCTCCTGCTTTTTGATAAACAGGGGAATATGTACTGTAAGTTAAATTAGAAGATAAAGGTATTAAATTTAAAGTTTCTTTTATCGAATTATAGTTGGTCTCCATAATAGATATCCTAGCTCTATCTTCTATAGTAAAATTTATATCCCCAAAAGTAAATTTTGTACCTTTTACTTTTCCAAACTCTTGAATTAACTCTGGAGTAGCTTGTCTAGTTTGTCCATCTAGTGTAATTATGTTTGGGATTATTTGTAGTCTTTCTATAACCGTTGCTATGTTTAGGTCGCTAAATCTTATAGCATTTTCTTTGTTTATAGTTACTATTTTAGCTGTAACGTTATTATGAACTTGAGTAAAACTGTTTTGAGTTACATCATTGGCAGATTGTAATTCATCTGTTTCATTTATGGTTACAAATTCTTGACTGCTTATAGTGTTTTTAGTATTTTCCTGCTCTATTGAAATCTTCATTTGATTTAAAATTTCAATTAAGTCTGCAATACTTTCACTCTCTCCGCTAACTGCTCCGTCAAGCATTCTCCATTGAGAAAGTTTTAAGTTCAAAGCTTGAAATTTTACAAGTTCTTCTTTAGTTAATCCTATCTCAGCTTTTGTATTTGTTGAAAAACTTGGATTAACTCTTGTAGCAAAATCTTTATCTTTTCGCTTACTATTATTTATTTTCTCTAAATAACTCTCATACTCGTCAAGCTCTTCTTGAGTAGGTTGTTTGTTTACTATGTCGTCATAACTATTACCTACGTAAGTCATAGAAACACTGTTAGCTTCTATAGCTTGTTCTATTCTTTTTACTAGTTGCTTTGTAGAGGATAGTTGAGGAGTTTCTGCTTCTGGTGTTTTAACTTCTATGGTATCTCTAATAGCATCTACTTCTTCTTTTTTAGCGTCATAAATCTCTTTCTCTCTTGGTAAAAGTGTTTCATTGTTTTTTACTTTTTGAGAAATAATTTTTAACAATTCTTCAGAAACCTCTTTGTTGTCTTGAAAATTTTTATACTCTTCATTAGACACGTCTGCAATTATATCTTCTGCCTGTTCTTTTAAGTACTCATTCTTTACGTCCGAATACTTTTTAATAGTTTCTAAGAAAAAGTCTCTAGTAAATTCGTCCATAGACTTTTTACCATTAATTATTTTTGAAAGAAAACTATTTTGGTCTTTAGGCTTATACTTAGGGTCTGAAAGTTTTTTTGCGGTATTATTAAACTCTTTAAACTGCTCTACTGAACGGTTGTACTCCGAGATTAATTTACTAATTTTTAAGTGTGCTGGTAAATTAGTCTCCTTTAAGTTTTCAACAAGTTTATTTAAATCCGATAACTTTTTTTCAGTATTATCTAAGTCAATTTCTGAAACTGAGGTATCATCTTTTATAAAAGGGTTCTCTACTTTAGCTGTTTTAAATACCAACTTTCTTTCCGTCGTAAGTTTTATGTACTCTCCCTCTAACTCTAATAGTTTGTTAGATACTTGAGCGTATCTTTGATTATAGGTTGTATTATCTTCTTTAGTGTTTTTATTTCTTTCTAGGCTTAAAAGTTCTTTTTTTAAAGCTTCTTTTTTTGAAAAAGTTTCTTTTAGCTTTTTACTTACTTTTTGATAATCTTTTTGAGTACTTTTATTGGCATTTATAAGAACTCTATCTACATCTAAAGCGTCTACAAGTTGATTACTCTGCGTAAAACTTCCAAGTATTTCTTTTTTAATACTTGATAATAAATCAGATTGTAACCCACCTGTAACTTCTCCCATTGTAAGGTTATAAGTTAAAGCTTCTATTATTGCAGACTTATTTGTAAGTCCTGCTTCATTCCCCCCAACAAATTGTCCTTTTCCTATGATAGCCTCAGCAAACTCTTTATTTTTCTCAAATGACTCGGATAAAGTTTTGTACTCTTCAATAGTATTAGTTTTAAACTGCTCTATGTTTTCTGCGTCTATCCCTGCTTCCTTGAACTGCTCTTCAGTCATTAAGTTTAAAGAGTCTTGTAAGTCTGAAATGTCTTCTTTAGAGTCTCTCTGGATGTTATAATTGAAATTAAGTCTAGAAAACATGCTATCATTTCTAGCTATTTCTCCTCCAACTAAATCTCCTTTAGCGTCTGCTTCTGCTTTACGTTCATTAGCTCCCTGTATTTGATTAGTCATAGCTAATCTTTTAATGAAAATGTCTCCTGCAAAGGTATTTAAACCACTTGCATTGTATTCCATTCCTTTTCTCTTGTTGTCAATAGCTTTTGCGTCTCCAAACAAGTTGCCTGTTGCTGCTCCACCTATAATTGTTGTCAATGCGGCTGTACCTAACTCTTTCCATCCTTCTTTTGTACCATAGGTGTCTGCCATAGCTTCATAGACCATTCCCATCATGTCTAGATTTTCCGCAGTTTTTTTAGGGTCATAAGTACTATCTAACCAACTATTAGCAGTCTTTGCAGTAACCCCCTGTAAACCTTCTTCAAGTATTACTTCGTTGAATAAGTTTCGAGTTACTCCATAAGCTTTTCCTGCAAAGTTTTGAAATTTAGTAGCTTTTAAAGCTTGAATAGCTTTTTTACCTCCTGTCTCTACTACTTCAGTCCCTACTCCAAATAAACTTTTATTTATGTCTTTTGATAAAGATTTTAAAGGGTTTTTTATACCAAATTGTCCGCCAAAAAATGCCAAGTTAGCTCCGCCCACAAGTAAGTAGTTAGTGGCAAAAACTGTGTTTGCTGAATTAGATAAGTCTTCTTCAAACTTACTTATTTCCTCGTCTGTAGGTTTTCTTCCATTTAAAGACTCGAAGTTATTGTAAAAGTTTTCTTTAGCTTCTTTTTTATAGTGCCAAGCTTCTGTAGATGCTTCTCCAGAGGCTGAAGTTAATCCAAATCTTACAGTGTTTAATATTTCTCCTGCCTTGCTTCCTAATATAGCTCCTTCTCTATTTACTAATCCCTTACTAGCTGTTGATTTTAAAGGTATTTTTAAAAACCCTTTCATTTTTTCTACTGCTCTTGCTGTAACGCCTATTTCTGATCCTATCCTAGCTCCTCTTAAAGCTAAACTTGCTCCTCCTGTAGCATAAGCCCATATTGCTTCCGAAACTACTGTACCTAAAGTAAATGCTGTTCCTGCTAGTACGTCGTTAGCCCATAAGTTTGCACTACCTAAACTGTCTGTGAATCCTGCATCTTTTTCCTGTTGAGTATAATAGTTTGGTAGCTTATAATCTAATTTAGTATTCCAATCATCAAGTGTCTTAGTAAAGTCATTGTCATATATAGCAGACATACTTCCTTGTTTGGCAGCTTCTATAAAACCATTAACAAAACCTACTGTATTGCCTAGAACAACATTACCTGTTTTTAAAACTAATTTTTCAAGTCCATTTATCCATTTATCAGAAGTGGATTGCCCTTGTGCTAGACGCTCTTCATTGTTAGTTCCAGCATAATAATCTTCAAATTTATCTACATAAGTTCCATCATTTAACCTGGTTTGAGAGACGTTTCTATCTTCATTTGTCCATTGATTTATGTTGAAAGACTCTGGCTTTGAAAAGTAACTTGAGTATAATCCTCCGTTATCTTGACCTTGGTTTGATTCAAAAAACCCAGAAGTTTTTGGCATAGCAGAGTCAATTGGATTTTTTTTACGCACTTCATTTGTTAAATCAATTGTAGTGTCTATTCCAAATATATTTATACCTGCCATACTATTCTGTTATTAACTGTTTTATTTTTAAAACTTTATATTGATTTATTAATCCCATAGCTTCTAATTTCATAGCTCCTTCATTATAATCCCTTGGGATTACTTTCTCTACTTGTCTTCCCTCTAAAGTTATAGGATTATTATTTGAATCTACTGCTGTGGCTCTCCATCCGCTTCCTGTTGGTGTCCAAATTACGTCAAAGACTTCTTCGGCTAATTTGTTTATTTGTGTTGCTACTTCAGGTGGAGTTTTTTCTGCAATAGCTCTCATCTCTATTTGAGTAGGAATATCTTGCCCTGTTTGAACTTGTTTTATTAACTCTTTTTGAGGTAGGATTTGTTCTCCATACATGTTATAAATGTTGTAAAGCAAATCTTCTCTTGATTTTGAGTCTCTTGGAGTTTCATAAGTCAATCTTCTAGGAGGAGCGTTTCTGTTTAGTTTACTGTTTATAAAAGGTACTGATTTATCTGTTAAATCTTGACTTAAAACTGGTAAACTTTCTGCTGGTATTGTTCTTACTACTTTTTCAGTTTCTCCTTTTGGAATGTAAGTTATGTTTATATTCTTTCCGTCACTAGCTAGTACAGTTTCAAATATACTCCCTTTTTCTATTTCTACAGGTGTTTCACTTACTGCAGACAACTGAGTTTTTATAGCTTGAGTTATACCTGCTTGACTTTTATTTTCTGGGTTAAAAGATATGCTTCTTAAATTTTTAGTATCCTGAACTATTTTTTTATAACTGTCTTCTGAGTTAGTTGTTGCGTTTCTAATTGCATTTTTTACTGCCTCACTAAAACCTAACTTAGCTGTTGGTTTTAAATCTCCTGTATCTAATTCTGTATAGTTTGTATCTTCGCTAGTTATATCTTTATCCAGTCTGCTTTTTTCCATTCTATCCCAACCTCTATTAAGTTGGTTTACTATTGTTTTATTTCTGTTTTTATAATCCTGTTCTGCCTGAACATTCTTACTAGAATTGTTTGTAACTGAATTTATAAATCTTTCTCCTCCGTAAACTAGGCTAGAACCCCATGCTTTAAGTGTACCTGATATTAGGTCGCCTGTACCTGCAAAATAACCTACTTCATCTTTATCTTTACTTCTCATAGCTTTTGATTGTGCAGGAGTTAAGTAAGGTTGTTGTTCTAGGTTTCTGACATAAGTTTTTAAGGTGCTTCTTTCTTCTGGGCTTAATGTGCCGTCAAAGTTTAAAGAGTTTACAGCTATTTCATGTTTTATTGCAGCTACATCAGCTTTAGGTAATTTAGTTAGAGGTACTCCTTTTGAAGCTGCGTTTGCTGCTAAAGGTGCTGTTTTTGCAAGATTACTAAAGTTAGTACTACTGCCTAGCAAATTATTATAATTTTCAATTATTGAATTTCCTACTTTGTTTGCTATGTTTTGTCTAGTTGACTTAATTACGTTCAAAGAATTTTTGTAAACCTCTAATTTTTCTCTAGCTTCTGGATTTAAAGAGTCGTTGTTAATACTTACAGAGCCTTTTACGCTTGCTAAGTTTTTTATGTAATCTTCTTTTTGTTGTTCTGTATTTAAATCTCTAAAGTTTTCATCCGAAGCTTCAAGAACAGCTTTTAATTCATTAAAGTCTGAATTATGTTTTTCTAAAGCTTTTTGTGAATTTGTTTTTTCTCCTGCTGTTTGGTCTGGAGTATCTGTTATACTTCCTCCTGAAACAATCATGTTGGCTGTATCTGCTGCTCTAGCTTGTTGTTTAGCTATGTCTATTCTTTCTTGCCCTTGTCTTAAAGTGGCTTGCTTGTACTCTATATCTGAATTGAATTGAGCTATCTTTAAATTACTATCATTGTACTTAATATCTACTACCTCGTCTCTATCATAGTTATCTGCTATGTTATCAAATAAGTTTGTAGTGTATATTTCATACTTTTGATAAATGTTGTCAAAATCTTTATCTTCTAGTTTTTTAGAATTTTCTTTTTTTAAGTCTGTGTAGTACTTTTCATCATTTTCTAATTCTACTTTTCTTGATGTTGATGCACTAGTTTTTTCCGCTTTTATTCCTAAAAGTTTCACATCTATTTCAGAGTTTTGTTTGTTATAGTAATTAGTTGCATCTGTTAAAATTTGCCCTTCGGGTCTTTTGCTGTAGTAAGCATCTGAATTAATTTGTAACTGCTTTGATATCTTTGGGTCTAAACTCGTTTTTAATTTATTTATAATATCGTTCTTAGAAAGGACTTTCTTTTCTTCATTAGCATATATTAGTTGACTTGTATCTCCTGATTTAAACTCTGTTTTGTATCCAAAATCTTTAGCCCATTTAGCTACAGATTCATCTAAAACTTTTTGTGCGTCAATATAATCATCGTATCTTAAAGTCCCTACTTCTTCTGTCTCTCCATTCAAGTAGCTCTGAACTCCTGCATTTTTTAATGCATATTGATAGTTATCGTCAGAATATAATTCAGGTTTATTTTTTTGTTTGTCTGCTATTTCAGACTGAAAAGTTCTAATCTTACTGCTTTGAGCTACAGCATTAATAACTGTTGAATCTAAAGCAGACTTTATTTGACTTTGAATATTTCTAGTTACACCTGACTTAGATAAGTCTAACTTGCCACTATTATTAACTACGTCTAATAAACTTTTTACATTATTAGCTAAATATTCTCTATCTTTGTCTCTTAAAAGCATTCCATCAATACGTCCTAGCTCTCCTAAAGCAGAGTCAATTGCGGCAACTCCTTGGTCAAATTTTCCTTGTTTTGCTGAAAGTACTGTATTGACTAAGTTAATGTTAACAGGGTCAATTATCTTATTATATTGTTGTTTTTCTGAGAGAAAGTTTGCCATTTCTTTGAATTATTTATATGCAAAAATACCACATTTCTGTGGTATCTTCAAATTGCTTAAATCTATACTTATATTTTACCTCCAAAACGTTTTTTAGTCGTTTTTTTCTTTGTGTTTGTTATGGGGATACCATTTGCTGTTGCTTGCGAGGCGTTCCATTTTGGTGCTCCTTGAGTCTGCTCTACACTACTTCCATTGTAACCATAGTTATCATACATTTGGTTTAACAAATTTACATTATTCACGGCGTTGTAGTTTGCTAAATTAACCGCCTCTAATTGGTTATAATAACCTCTTCTATCAGAATCTGTAGTTGCTTTAGCTCTCATAATTTTATTTTCATAACTTTGTAAGTCAGAAGCTCTTGCGTTTTCTTCTTGAGCTTGAGTTTGAGCATTAAACTGTTGAGCTTGATTGTCAGAGGCTAAGTTTGCTCTATTGATATCTGAATAAACTTTAGCTAAGTTTTCTTGCGTTATTGCAGATAAATTAGCTAAAGCTCCTGCTCTTTGAGATTCAGGTAACTGATTTATTTGTTCAATAGCTTGGGCTTCTTGTCCTTTTATAGCTCCTATTTGTTGTTCAGGAGATAATTGCATAGGATTAACTCTGTCATACCTTCTAGTAACTTTTAAAGCTCCTTCTAAGCTATCAGGCATCATAGGTGCTTGGTTTGGAAGTGACATAAGATTTAAACTTTTTCTTGTATCTTCTTGCTTATCTTTAATTTTACCTACTTCTGTATCTTCTAGTATTGGAGACTTTTCGGGTTCTCTATAAAAGTTTGGTAATTGTGGAGCAGATATTTTTTGAGCGTTTAAACCTGCTGGAGCTAAAGGTGGTACTCCCATTACAGGTGCTCTCCAATCCCACTTATTGTCTGTAAAACCTTGTAAATAAAATTCTTTATTAGCTCTCTCTCCTAAAGCATTTTGTAGAGCTACCTTTTCTTCACTTGTATAATCAGCAGAAGTCTTGTTTGGAGAAATACCTGTTTTAGCAAACACATCTCTAGAATTAGACTTTATTAAATCTACATGTTTTGCTGTTAATGGTTGTCCGCTTTTTGTAAAATAGTTCACTACTTCTTCTGGATAATTTTTAGCCATCCATTGTTGAATATCTCCTATCTGCTTTTTACCTGTATATCCTAAACCTCTTGATTGTCTGTAGAAGTTCTCTAAATTATCAAGACTGAAGCTTCCCTCTCCTTGATATGGTGTAAGGTCTCCCCTTTGATATTGTGGCACTTCTCCCCCTTTTTCATACTGCTCTTCTGAACTTTCTTCTACAGGTTTTGAAGCTTCTTGTCTATTAAATACATCTTCCATTAAAGATTTTCTAGCCTCTAATAAAGGGGCTTTTTCTTGCTCTAATTCAGCTAATTTTTCAGATAAGAACATTTTGTTAAGATTGTTTGTAGACTCAGATACGCTACTTCCTTGAGCAGACTCTTCTGATTTTTTTAACTGTTCTATCACTTTTTCTTGCTCGTCTACTATTTTTTGTAGTCCCGATTTTTGAGTAAATTTGTCTAATACTTTTGCATAAGTGTCAGTAGCTTTTACTTCTAAGTCAAAATTTTCTTTATAATGTTTTGCATTAATACCGCCTAGTTTTAAATGGTCAGAAACTATTCGTGTTCCTCCTTCGAGATTTACTTTTGTGCCACCTGCCTCATGAGTTTCCCCTAAAGCTTTACTTATCTCTCCATCAGGTGATTGCAAGTATTCTCCCTGCTCCACTTCCGCATTTATAGTTGGGTCATTCTCATCTAAGGGGGTTGTATATTCCCCCGTAAGCTTTTTTACAAATTCGCCTCCTTTCTGAAACTGCTGTTCCTGTTGTGGTTGTTGTACAGCTTGTGCCATTTCTTGAATAGCCATTTGTTGTTCTTCTGGAGACATTTGTTGCAACTGTTCCATTATAGTTTGAGGGTCTTGTTGCGCCATTTGAGCATACATTTGAATTATCTGCATAACTTGGTCTTGCCCTGTCTGTCCTCCCTCTTGATATTTATTGGTATCTAAAGTAGTGTCTTTAATTGTATAACTATTATCTTTTAATTGTATGTTTAAGTTATTTTTTTTTGCTTTCTTAGCATAATCTTCCATTAATTTCTTTTGTCTAATTCCTTGGTCAATTGTTTCAGACAAAATTTGAGCAGGTACAAAAGGTATTAGTCCTATTACGTCAGCAGGGTTCATATTTTTTGAATTTTGAAAAGCATCTAATATACCAAAAGCTGAACCTACTCCTCCTGGAACTTTATTTAAAGCTCCTCTGCTTCCTATGTATTTGGCAGCCATTTGAGCAAAGTCCATGCCTCTTTGTAGGTTATTTACAACATCTTCTGAAGGTACTTCCTTTTTACCTCCTTTTTGATATTCAGCTATTCTACTGTCTATATTTTGATTCTGAAAACTACTATATTCAGGAGTCATTTTATAACTTTCCCATTGTTTATAAGGTATTCTGTCATAATCAACGCCTTCGACAGCTACTTTTTTACCTACATACCATTCAGGTTTTTGATTTCTCCACACTTTTCTATCTGTGAACTGTCCATCCGAAGTTATGTCTAAAACATTTGTACTTTTCCTTGGAACTTGTGGAGGTGTTTGTGTTTGAGGAGGTACTTGTTGAGAGAAATAAGATTGGGCAAAATCAGGTGTAAATTGTATACCTGTTGATTGATTAATTTTTTGTGCATCCATCGTATTGATTCTTCTGTCCCCTGTTGGTGCATAATTATAACCTCCATTCTGCATAAAGTCAATCATTCCTCCTTCTTCTAAAGACATTGTTCTTGGAGTCATCGCTTTGTTTACTTTATCATTATATTCATTCATAATATATTTTTCTCTATTTCCTGCTGCGTAAGCTCCTACTCCTGTTCTGACTGCTCCTAAAGCTCCAGAAGCAAGCCCTAAAATACCTTGAGCTGTATTACCTTTTCCTAATTGATTAGCTCCATAAGCAAGTCTTGACTCTAAATTTATTCCACCATAAGGGTTAAAAAATTGCTCTGACTGTGTTTCATCTTCATTTATTGTGTTATTATAAGAGTACTGCTCTTGATTTTGTGAAAGAATATCAGAAGGGTTGTTATTTAAATCTTCCACAAAGTTTGGATTATAACTAAAACTATTCGTACCCATTTGTGGAAGGGGGTTATTGTTAGCCCAAGTCTCTCCGTAATTAAGACTATTTGGGTCTAACTTGTTTAATTGTGGTTGTAAGTTCATGGAAGATTGATTAAACCCTAATGTGTTAGGTAAAGTAGCTTGTGTGCCCATTTGATACATAGGCAGATTATTCATTTTATCGCTTACCCAACTTTCTCCTCCTTTTTTATATACAGGTTTTCTATTTAGTTTCTTTTTCATAATTATTTTGAAAATCTTTTTGTTTTTATTCTTGATTTTATTTGCGGAATTTCTAGTACGTTTTGAGTATTTGGAAAGAAGTACTCTTTTTCAGGTTTCATTAAAATTTGTTGACCTGTTTCTTGAGAAATCCCTAATATATCATGAGGAATATTTTTCATTGTTATTAATCCGTTAGTAGGTACAATAACCTCTTGATTTTTATACTCGTACATTCCTTGTGAGCTTATTGGTATTGCCCCGCCATCTTCTTTTCTTTTAATCTTTCTTTCCTGTTCCAACATTTCTTTTGTTGGTTTTCTCCCTGAACCTCTATTAGCTCTTATGTTTTTCCATAAAGAGTTTTTTTCTCCTCCGTTTTTAAATTCTTGCTCAGGCTCTTCAAATGTAGGTTGAGATTGGTAATCGGCAGGGTTTACATAAACTACTTGAGTTGCCAGAATCATTTGTTGAAGTAAAGCTTTTTCTGCTTTTTTCTGTTCTAATCTATTTTTAATTTCTGTTGCTTTATCTTCTGCTAAATTAGTGTTTTCTTGTTTGTTATCCAAACTACTTATATTTTCAATTACTTGAGGTTCATAGAAGTCTGTTCTTTTATATTCGTCAAACCTGTAAGGGTTATAATTTTCTGAACCGTAAGAATAATTAGGGTCTGATGTTAAACCTAAAAGCTTTAAAGATTCGTTAACTCTTTTACTCCCTGATTGTTTTTTAGCCCACTCTGCAGGTCTTTCATAATCGTTCATAAAAGCTATAGCTGCTTCTTGAGGTGTTTTAGCTGAGAATAAAGATGTTTTAGCTTTTTTCTCAGTTGTGTTTAACTCATGTAAAACATAATCAAGTTGGCTATCTAAAGTTGTCCAATTATTTCCTGCAAACTTCTTAAGTCCATTAAGCCTTTCGCTGTGCCATTGCCCAATTCCTTGACTTTGCTTGCTATCCGCCTTACCTACTACAGTTGTATTAAACCCTGATTCAGCAGCTAAATTACCTACAATACCTGCGGCTTGAACTGCAGGTACTCCTTTTTTTAGATAATAGTTGTAAGCGTATATTTTTTTATCTTCAGATATTTTTCCACCTTCTTTATATTCTTTAAATCTCATTACTCTGGTTTTTCATTTGTTACTCCAAATCTGTAAACATATTGGAATTGTGTTTCAACATCTTGAGTTAATCTTACATTTGCAAACATACCTTTAATTTTCTCTAGGACAGGCTTACCTTTAAACTTTACTGCGTCTGTATTAATAGTCTTATTTATTTGATTTTCATCCCAAAGCCATAAAGGTTTGTTTTGATTATTATCTACAACTCTATTATAAAAATAGTTTATAAACCACTGTTCCTCTTTGTAAGTTGCTAATATTTCTTGACTGCTTCCATTTAAAGCTGTTTTTGGATATTTACTTATTAAGTTTGTTTGCCCCGTATTATTTACAAGTCTTAACTCTCCACTGTTAGCTAAATTGTTGTAAACTGTCACTGCTGACATAGGTTTGTTTTCTATTTCTGACCAATCATATTCGTCATGGTATCTTCTAGTATTTAAATTAAAGTTTATAGAATTTACCTCTTTTGATGTCAAAGACGTTTTAACTGTATAATCTATTATGAAAGGATACTTTTTACCATAAAATACTTGGTAGGATTGATTTGTTAGTAAATGACTCCACAAACCTAATTCACTTGAATCATTTGAATTGTTAATTCCTGTTTGGAAATAGTTTTGATGATTTAAGTAATAGTTTGGTGCAAAACTATAATAACTAATCCATTTTTCTAAAATAGGGCTGTAAGCTATTGTAAAACTTACATCTTTAAAATATTCTGGGTTTGTAAGCTCTACAGGAACTTTTATGTCAGTTACTGTAGGTTCAACACTTTCTACACATTCACATATAGCATTTCCATTAGGTTGTCTTATAGTTTTACAACCTTCTGGGCAAGCTACGTTTTGTAATATTGTTTCACAATTACAGTAAACAATATCATTTATAGTTTCTTGAGTACAATTTATATTTGGGCAGTTACAAGCCATATTTTTATTTTAACAAGTTGGTAGTTGAGATAATTGAATTATACTTTGTATTACTCCGTTTACTATATTTACTGCGTAGTCACTTTCAGAAGGAAAAGATACTCCTTCTCCATTATTTAAACTCTTAACTATTGTCATTGTTGTTGCTGTAACTAGTCCTGAACCTACCGAGTTTAAATAAATTTGTTGCCCTACAATCAAAGGAAATTCTTCTACGTACCAAGGAATATATTGTCTTTGAAAACTGTTTTCAAACCATGTGCATTTTGCTTCACTAGCTGTTAATCCTTGAAAACTTATTAATTGCTCTCCAAAACTAGCGGAGGCTGTTAAAAAAGATATGCTTATTCTAGGCTCACAATCTGCTAAACTAGTGCTCACTAAAACACATGTACTGTTTTCTTCGTTATAAGTATAACCGTTAGGGCATAAATTTCCACTTAATACTGTTCTTTCACACATTTGAGTTTCCTCATTATAAGTGTAACCTTCGGGACAATCTATAATTGGAGGGACTATCTCACATTTAGATTGATTTAGTAGAAAACCTTCTTCTTGAGAATATTCTATGCAGTCGTTTATAGGTATATAATCTTTTTTTGTCAAGAAAACTCTATTAAATCTGCTATCCCATCCCATAGTTATTCCTATACCATTGTAAGGGTTATCTAAATCTATTCCTGGTATATTTGATTTTAATATTTTAAAGGGTAAGTGTTCTTTAAACCAATTTCTAAGATTTGATTCATAACCTGATATTTCTACAGGAGCTTTCCCAGCAACTGTTTGCATTACCTGCCCTCTCTTTGCGTCTACGTGAAAATGTCCATATTCACAAGAAATACTTTCTGAACTTTGTGTTCCTCCAAATCCTAACTCTGTTTCTGAAAAAGTTCTTGGTTTGTTTCTAGTAAAAATACCTCCGTTACCAAAAATATTGTCATTTTGAAAAAGCCCTTGTACAGCTATATCAGTTGTATTAAAGTAAGCTACATTATTTTCAAATCTACCCAATATAACCTCATTTTCTATCCCTTTCAACTCTTTCAATTTACCGAATGAAGTTGGAAACTCATAAAAATCATTAGTTCTAAATACTAACCAAGGGTCGTAGTTACCTGTTTCTGAATTGTCTTGTAAGCTATATCTAACTCCGTTAGGGGTTTTAGATTGCCTTAAAGCTTCTGTCTCTGTATAATTATTTGGTAACGTTTTATAAAAAAGTTGTGTGGCAGTCTGTGAAAAAACTTTGTTATAGAAAAATTGATTTGGTTTTTTTATTGATACATTATTTTCTTGAGTCCAATCTACATGGTCGCCTACATTAGGATAAAAATCGTTTTCAGGTTCTTTTCTTGCTGTTCTATAGTTAGTATTTATTTCTGTTTCTGTTATTATTCCAGGTATCCCATAGTAATACAAGTAAAACTTGCTTGGGGGTCTTAAATACATGTCTCTGTTTCCTTTTACACTATCAAAGTTATAACTACTATCAAAGTCTGGAAATATAATGTTTCCTCTGCTGAAATCTCCTGTTATTTCATAATCACAAAAAAATCTAGCTTTTCTTCCTATATTTGTATATTTTCTATAATCAAATGGTGTTAAAGAGGCTATTCCCATAGCATCTGTTACAAATATAGGTATTTTTCTTTTTAAATGATATCTTGTTATGAAAGTGTCTCCTCCTAAAATAGTTATACAATTACTAGAAGGATTTTTTAAATCTCCTCTATAACCTGTATTAATCCAAGATATGCTGTTTATACTTCCATATTGAGCAGGATTATAGTTTTTTAATTTAACATAAGGAGAAGCTATATTTTTTATTATATTATTACTCCTTCCCTCTTCCATAGAATTTGATTCACTAGCATAAGTTAAACTAGATAAGTTTCTATTTAAAATTCCGTTATCATACCTTCTATACTCTTCTTCCCATGTTATTGGAAAGTCCTTACCTAAAGATATAAACGTACTATACTCTCGGTCTAAGTTGTTTATTTCTAACTTTTCTCCGCTTATCTCATTGACTGTTGTGTAGTTTCCTGATTTTAAGCTTTTACTTACATTTATACTTCTTAATAAATCTCCTTCCTCTTGAAGTGTTTTTATATAGTTATAGTGTCCCTCTGATGAATATTTGTAAGCAAAGTTTTTTGGACTACCTAAGTCTCTAAACGTCTTTAACCACTCATAGCGGTATCTTCCTACTTGAGATACTGCCCTTATCGCTGTTGTTATAGCTGTTAAACTTGCCAAAACTATTCCTGGTACATTTATACTATTAGCTAATCCAAATCCTACTCTAAAGACTTCTGCTGATTCTGCTAACCTTATTGCTAATTCAGATGCAGCTTCTATTATTGCTAAAGTTGTAGCTGTAGATTTCGCTTTTCTACCTAATATTACCCATTTAGGGTGCTCATTGACATCTACAAAATTTCCACTTGATTTTCCAAAAATATACCCTTCTACTTTTAACTCAGAAGGTATGTTTAATTTTTTAAAATCTGTCTCTGGAGAGTGAAATGTGAAATTATAGTTACTTTGATTGTTGTGAGGTATTATAGAATCATTATTATTTAAATTAAGTTTGTCTGCTCCTAAGTCGTTGTAAGGGTAATTTGAATAAAGGATATCTTTTCCGTCTTCTTGATAAGTTCTCATGTCAAATAAATAACCTGAAGCTTCTATACTTCTATTTGCAGTCCTATCTCCTCTAAATATTTCATAACTTACTATACTATCTTTTTGTGATTGAGTTATTAAATTATTTTTTACAGCAATTTTTAAAAAAGTATTAATAGTCTTTTCATCTATAGTTATCCCTAATGGAAATATAGTAGTAGCTGAAAATCCAGATAAAGAATTATCCCACATAAAAGGAGCTGTTTTATTGTCTGGAAATTTAAAGTGTCTAATGTTAGCACATCTATAATCTGTCTGTTCTGTTAGATTATATCTTCCTTCGTTAACTCCATTTGTAAAAATACTCTCAAATTCTAATCTTTCCTCAGTATCTGTAAAGTCTTGAGGACTTATGTTTAATATTTTAGAATTGTATAACTCCGCATTGTCAGGGTATGTTTCCATACTTTCTATATAAGCAAAATCACCTTTTTTATAAGGTAACACTATACAATTTTGTAATTGTGGTAATTCAAAACTACATTCAGAAGTATAAGTTTGTCTTTTATCTAGCACTATTGAAGTGTAAGAAATATCAATTCTACTGTAAGTTATATCTCTGATTACTATAGAAAAACAACCTTTAGTAGGAGCAACTATATATCTAGTTGCATCATCTTGACCTATAACTTGTTTTATAGGGCAGTCTACAGAAACTAAAAAAGTTGTGCCATTAAATACTCCTAAACTAACCTCTGAATTAAACCCTTCTTTTAAGTATAGAATACCCCCTGATAATCTTAACTTGTATTGAGAACCATCTGTTAAGTTTATAATTTGACTATATATAGGTAGAGGTGCACTACAGTTACTGTATATAGATACCCTTACTAACTTTCCTTTTGAAATACTATCATCTGGAGTTTCTGGGAGTTTTTGTTTTGTTATTTCAAGTATTATTTCTTCTCTTGTTATAAAATTTCCTTTATACCATAAAGCTCCTTTATGTATCTTGTCTGTAAACTCTGCTGAAAGAGGTGTAGCTCCTTTAGTAGTTTGCAGTTCAGCTACAGTATCTGCTCCATAATACATAAAATATTGACTAGAAACTGGAAAAGTATTTATAGATAAAGTTTGTATTTCTTCTGGAGTATTACAAATAGTGTTTGAAAAAACAGGGAGTCTTTTATATATAAACTTATCCAGTAAAGTTTCTTTTATATATGTAATTTGAAATTCTTCGTCTAAAACTAAAGAGCCGTCTACTTGACTAGTTTCAAAAACTTGGCAATAATTAGAAGGTATTATTTTAGCATAATCTATAGGAAAATCACTTGGTATTCTAGTTGCTAATTCTCCTGATATACTTTTTAAAGACAGGTTTTCTGAAAATAAAATTGGTGTATTACATTCAGATTCAAATTCAGGGATATTATTTTGATTTTCATAGTCTGTAATGTCTAAATATTCACAAAAAGGGTAGTCAAAACAGTCTTCAAAACTATCTTCTATAAGTTCTGAAAGATTTTCATATTCTTGAGTATCAAAAACTGAAAACGTTGCTCCTGGTATAGTTACCACATTTTCAACTATAGATGTTTTCTCAATAGTTTCTGTTATTGTAGTAGTAGGTATATCTTCACTTAAACATACATCTGTTTCTTTTGCATCATTGTAAAACTGCCATCTTTTTAATCTTTCAGATGTTGCACAATTAACCTTATTTGCTTCTATAGAGAGTCTATCTTTGTTATTACTTAACACTTCTGTTAAGTCTTCTTCTGTAGGTTGTCTCCCTATTAGAGGGTATATAGGTGTTTTATATCCTGTATTTGTTTGAAATTGTATAGCTAAAGGGTACACTTCATCTCTGTTATACCCTTTTTTACTATTATTTATTCCGTTTTCATAAAAGTTTTCAGAAGCTATAGAAGTTTGCCATTTAACAGACTGACCTATAAAGTTGACTACTGGTTGTAAGTTCCACTCTTTTTCTGATTCTAACCCATATAAAAATAAAGCATTATTAGATACTGCTAATCCCTCCGCTTTTTTTACTTCTGCGTTTATCTTTAATAATTCAGCTAAACTAATTGTTTTTTTATTTTCTTGACTTGTATAAACTACACTGTTATCATCGATAGTGTGCAACCCTTCTATAAAATAAGTTTGTGAATTATTTGTATTTTGTATAACCGCAACTTTATAATGAGTGTATTGGGTATCTAATCCTTCAACTTTTAATTTTATAGCAAAATTTGTTGTGATTGATATTTCACTAAATGCTTCTTGAACTACATTATTCTCATCAAATATTGACACGGGTTGTGTTAATGAATAATATTGAGATAGCTCATTACCTGCTTCATCTGAATAAGCTATTAAAAACTGATAAGTGCCTTCTGTTAACTTTCCTCCTTGGTCTAAGGAAGCTGGAATTAGGTCGGGTATATTGTGATTTTTAAAAATCCTCATCTTATCTGTATCAAAACACTTTACGTTTCCTACAGGTTCTCCACAACTTATTGTTTGACTATTTATATATTGAGTTAGCTTATTTATTTCAATATAACGAGGTTCATTTCTATTGTCTGTAAAGTATATTATTTTTAAACCTTTTTCATTTTTTATGATGCACTTTTTTATTGGGAAGTTAATGTTAAAATTAAATCCGTTATTACAAGTGTCGTTGAGTAAAGCAGTATACGTTTGTAAAGGTTGTTGAACTGTATTTTCTAAAGGTTCTTCTATTTGAATATTATTCTCAAAACCCTCTAATTTTCCAAACTCCCCTTCTCCTGTTATAGGGTTTGTCAAAAAAACATAGGTTGTATTTGAAAGAGTATCTACTGCCCCTCCTATAAATTTAAAACCTGGTTTATATTTGTTAGCTAGTAAGTTACTTTGCTCGTTAGATAGACTGAAAAAATCCTCTGATGAATTTTCCAAATTGGCATTCATTGCAAAGGAGTACTCTGTATTTTCTAATTCTAAGGGATTTTTTCTAGACATTCCTTTTTTAGGAACATTTAAACTTTTTATAGGTTTTTCCATTATTTACCGAAAGCAAATTGCTGATATATTCTGTTTCTTTTTTTGTGATTTAAGGCTAACTCTTTCCACCATTTTCCTCCCATTCCTTCAAATTTTGCAGCAGTCATTGCATTTGAAAATTTATCCGCCGATTCTCGTGTCCAATATACTAACTTATTTTGAACGTCTAGGTCGTCTCCGTTGTTCCATAAATCTTGAAATATTCTTTTCTTTAACTCTGCTTCAATATATTCATAAACGTAATTACCTGTAACTTCTGGAATGATTAAATCATCTGTATCTTCTTCTGTTGGTAACCCTTGGTATTGTATGTAAATAAATCCTGTATTAAAATTAGTTTGTATATAATCTCCTAGTATGTTTATCTCGTAAGGGCAAGAGTTTGTTAAATTTTTTTGTAGGTTTAGATTATTACCACAAAGCCTATCTTTTTTAAATCCTCTGGTTAACTTTAAAAGTTGAGGGTTTCTATATTTAAATTCTATTTGAGTCCTTCCATCGTGAAAAAAGAGTTTTTCAGTTATTTCTATAAACTCTCCTGTCTTAAAATCATCTACTAGGTTATCCCATTCTTTTTTTGCTTCGGTTCTAACTCTATATTGATAAATGTTTTGTAAAGTATCTTCCTCTTGTTCTCCACATAATACCTCACTTTTATCTGGAGTACATTTAGCTGCTAAAAATAACGAGTAAAAATTTTCAGGTAATTTTGCCATGCCATTCTTAACTTCAAGTACTTTATCTACTTTAGGCATTATGTTTCCTCCAAATTTTAACAAGGCATTTTTTGTCCATAGATTTAAAGATATCATATCTATTAATCCACTCTCATTGTATTTTTTTAAGCTAGTTAAAACCTCCGCTATAAGTTGGCTACGTGTTGTCAATTTTTTTCTTTTTTAATTACATCTACTGTGTATATTCTGTTTCCGTACAAATTATAAAGTAGTGAAAAATTCATTTTATATTTTTTTCCTTCTTTTAAAAGTTCGGACATTATTCTTGTTGTGTGGTATTTGTGAAAAGCTCTTTCCATTACCCACTCTTTCAATAAATTATCTTTTCTTATAGATATAAAAGTTATACTGTGAGGGTATCCTTTAGTTTGAAAGTTCATGTACTTCTTTTTTTTACCTTGTACAAAACCTTCCATTATTCTTCTTTGAGGGTATCTCACTACGCAAAAATATCCAAAATCTTTAATAAAAACTCCTGCTTCGTTTCTAACAGTTCTTTCTCCAATTATTTTTAAAGTTTGATATATTATACTGAATATTTCTTTTTTTGTAAGTCCTTTTTCTGATAAGTTTAAAGTTTTTTCTAAATGTTGTAGTAACTTTTTATTACTTCTTAAATCAATAGTATTTACAAAAGCTCTCTTTTCTACTTCTTTATTATCAGCTTCTTTTGGCTTTCTTTTTATATGATTAAGATTTTTTGGATTGTGTTTAGAATGTCTAAAGACTCTTTTTTCGCCTTTAATGTATCTAGCTACCTTCATTTAAATTTGGATTTTGGTCTTCTTGAACTTGCTTTGAAATAGCAACTTCTTTTATAGTTTCTGAAATAACAGCCTCCATTAATTTATCACTACATATAAACTCATAATCCCAAGCTGATTTACAATTACCATCATTACATGCTGACAATTCATCTAAATCAAATAAATCTAAAGTTATTAGAGAAACATTTACTACTTCTACTTCTGTATCTGGTATATATAAATAATTGTCTTTTATATAAAAGTATAAGTTATTTGAAGCATCTTTTCTTTGCTTGTTTAATCTGTATTGTGCTAAAGTAATTGGTTTTATTAAAAACTCTCCGTCTAATGAAGTTACTTCTTTTACACTTGACCCGTACTTACTGTAAATTAATTCAGGAAGTTTTTTCTTAGACCTCATTAATTGTTTACAAGTTCTAAATTCTATTATAGGGCAATTAATAATATCTATTTTTTTTAATTCAAAACAGTTTAGGCTTGACAGTAAGTTATCTTCTCGGTAGATTGAACTCTCTCCAGCTTTTTGAGATATAAAAAACTTTGCTTTTTCTTGCCCGACTTTTAAAATAAAACGGCGTGAAATCATAGAGTCTTTACTTAAAGACTTTAATCCATTTAATACTCTTGATACAAATTCTCGATTATTCATTCTGCAAATATAGTGTATTATGTTTATTTTTAAAAATTACTTACAAAATGGTTTAATTAAAAAAGAGGTATATTTCTACACCTCTTCCTTTTAAAACAAAAGAAAACCAATAAACTTTTGTTTTATATAATTATATTATCTACTATATTATTGTGTGATAGTATAGTTGTGGAACAAATAACAGCTGTATTTTCTGAAGGAAAAGATGGTGCTCCTGCGAAACATCCTACACTATCTCCTGTAGATTGTCCTGCTAGAACGGTAACTTGGGTAAAAACAGACCCTAAGCTTGTAACACAACTTCCATTTACACTGTATACAACTTCTATTGAAAAAATAGTGTCTACACTAACTGTCCCTGATAAATTAACAGTACTTCTTACTATTTTAGTGTCATCTCCTGCTCCGCATTGCTCTACCGTTGACCCTAAAAAAGTAATTGTTAAATTATTTAGTAAATTTTGTGTTCTATAGATATTTTTTTGAAAGATATTCATAATTAAGATTTTGTGTTTCCTCCTAAAAAGTAATTATTTGTACTCAACTCTTGACTTAAAAAAGTTTGGTAAAATTGACCTTTTATTTTTAGACCTACAGGATTGTTTATAGTTGTTCCTAAAGCTACATAAGAGACATCTCCTGTACCTTTTTGAGTAAACCCTACTCCTATCTTGGATGCCAATCCACTAGGTACTGTTATGGTTACATTTGTTGCTCCATTTGCAACTATAATTTCAAAATTATTATCTGCATTAGTTAGGGTATAGTTTGTACCTGTAAAATCTGTTGGGTATGTAATTACTTTTTGTAAATTTTCTATGGCGAAAATTGTTCCTGTTAAAGATAAACCTTGACCTGCAGAATAAGTAGTGTTTGTATCTGTAGAAGATATTGTAAAGTTGGGATAAGTTCCATTTATAGTAACTGCACCTCCTTGAGTTAAAGTAACTACTTGGTCTGGAGAAATGTTATTAAATGTAGTTCCTACTAAGGATAAACCTGTTCCTGATGAATAAGTTGTATTTATTGCAGAGATTACATAAGGGTCAGGCGTTGTACCTACCCCTGTTTTTGTTACATTTGTTCCAGCGTTTATTTTAGTTTCTGACCCATCTGGTATTACTCCTGCTGGAACTGTAATGTCTATATCATCTGTACCTTGTAATATATTTACAGAAGCATTCGAAGATTTTAGTTTTCTAAAATTTAGTTGAGTGTTGTCCCCTACTACCGTTAAGTCTTTATAAATATTAGAACCTGTCCCTGAATTTAAGGCGGAATAAGTTTTTTGATTAGCTTTTATAAATGGTATTAAATTTACTTCATTTACAGATATGGTTATATCGTTTTCTCCTTGAATTAAACTTATTAAGTTACTGTTCAAAAGAGTTCTTAATTGTTTTTTGCCGATATTTGAAATCCCTTTATAAATTTGAGAACCTGAACCTACGTTTATTAAATCAAAAAAATTTTCTAGAGACTCAAATCTTTCACAAATATAAGCATCTAAAAGTTTTAACGCCTCTGTTTCTGTTTGACCCTTTAATATATTACTACAAACTAAATCTTCTTTTAAAGTTATACAATCTGTGCTAAGTCTAGTTTTACAAGTACAGTCAACTTGTAACTCTCCTCCACATTCACAATTATTTTTTTTCATTTTTATAAAGTTATACTGGTAAAAAATCTAATTCTCCGTTGATAATAAAATTATCTGTGTTATCTACTTTTTCTATGTTTATCCATTCATAATTACTTGACACTTTATTAATTCTAATATCAGTTATGCGTGTTCTTATTAAAGGTAAAAATACGAGTTCTGTATTTCTACTTCCTGTTTTTAATATTTTACTTTTAAATCCGTTAGGTACTCCTAAAGGTAATCCTATACTAACTGTAAATATATCCTCAGTCTCTGCCTCTTCTTCTGTTAAAGTGTTGTCAATAATTATACTTTTATTTATGTCCTCTGCAACTAAATTATATATGCCTGTTTTTTGTAATACTGTTTTTTGTAAGTTTTGTGGACTTCCTCCTGTTGATGATATAATATAATTGTTTGTATTTGTTCCTGTTCCTGTGATAGTTATACCTTCTCCTGCAATTATTTTAGTTTCACTTCCATTTGCTATTGGTATTTCACTTATTTGTTCGTCTTTTCTCATTAAAGCAGAAGTTATAGCTGCGTTTACTTGAGTTTGACTAGCTCCTGCTGAGAGGTCTAAATAGGTTATAGCGTTTGGAGAGGATATGCAATTAGTGCTTATGTAGTTACCATCACACTCTTCTGCTGTTTTTGTTATTGTTATTCCTGTGTTACACTCTTCCATTATATTGTTTATTGTGAATTTATTACTACTTGTTCTTGTTAATGATGATTTTATCTAGTTGTGTGATAATTGTTTATGTTATTTCACGGATGGAGATTGAAGATGAACAATCTGAGGCATACCAGCAGCAGCTTCTTAAGCCACTCAATAGATAAACCCCCCATAGTTTAAGGCTTTGGTTTTTACTATAATCCTAAGTATACAAATTCTGTCTTAGCTGAGAAAGATGGCATGAATGTAGTTTGAGTTACACCACCGTTAATACTTGATGTTGTATATGCGTGAGTATGGTTAGAGTTATTTGCGCCAGAGGTTCTTGATGGAACGTTAATTGTCATTGTGTGGCTATGCAATGTATTTATACCGTCAATATCTCTGTCTGGTGCGTTTAACGCAGCATAAGATTGGTCAGTACCAGCTAATGTACTTCCGTTGTCACGGAATACTGTGCTTGTACTTGCAAATGCAAAAGTACTTGGTCTTAAACTACTAGTAGCGTACTCACTGTCTGTAGTTTCAGATATGGTATAAGCTGCTGTCGTGTGTGTATGTGATGCAGATTCATTTCCTGTATTACCTGATAAAGTGAAGTTAGGTAAGTTAGCTCTAGCAATAGTATTACTTCCTCCATTAGTTCCTGTAATTATTGAAGAACTCGCTGCCAAAGGAAATTTTCCTTGTGTATCAGGAATAAAAGAACCCCATCCTAAGCTAATAGATGCTGCTTGTGCGGTAGCTGATAGTGTCGACACTGAACGTCCATTTAATACATACCAACCGCCGTGGTCAGTTGTTTGATAATTAAACTTGGTATCTCCAAAAGTACTAGATGCGCTTAAAGTATTCGCCCATGCAAAGTTATTGTAAATCCATATACTACCTGTATCAGCTCTTGTACAGAAATGCCCCTCAGTTGGTGCAATTAGCAAAATCATCTCAGTAGAATTTGCGACATGCCCTCTATACTGTCCCAACTTAGTTCGTTCAACGGCTGTAAGTATCTTTTTACCTGAAGTTTCGACCATGTTACCCATACTAAAAGCGTCAACCTGCTTATTTGTTGGGTCATAGACTGCTTTAAGCATATCTCCTGAAGAAGCTACTCCAGTATCTACCCAAGTTGTGCCATTATAGTACCATACAGTATTTGTATCTTGTTGTAGCACATAGTTTCCAGACTGAGGTACTGCCACTGCTAAACCACGAGCTACTGAATCTACAAACAACCCTTTAAAATTATCTGTAAGGTTTTCTAATTTAGTTTTTTCTGCCGCCGTATATTTCTGTTCAACTAACCCATATAAGATAACAACTGAATTATTTACTGTCGTAAGTTCTTGTTTTGTTGCTAAATATGTTTTTGACATAATTAAAGTTTATTTTTATTATACTGTTTCAAAATATATTCCTGTATTATCAACTCCAAACCAACCCTCAACTAAAGTATTGTCGTGAATAGTTTTGATTTGTTTTTGATTATAATCTCCCGTAGATGGTATTACATCTCCTACTCTCCCTTTGAAACTATTTACAGTATTTACATTAGGTACATGTTGCCATACTGTACCATTACTTATAAGCCAATCTCCAAGACTATAAGTTATACTTGAACCTGTTATTGAACTTGTACCAACTACGTTTACTTTGTAAAAAAATCCATTGTTTAAAGCTAAAGCTGACGGAACATCAGGTGTATTTGTTGCGACATTCCAAGTCCCTTGCCATTTTAAACCAGCTATAATTGAGTCAGGGATTTGTGACGTTAATAGTTTTGAATCTGCTCCAAGTGTAGCTATTCCGCTTATGACCCCTAACAAAGCAGAAGGTACTTTTGAATCTAATGCCGTTTGTGTTGCTAGTGAAACTGGTTTGTTTGCATCGCTAGTATTATCTACATTGGCTAAACCTACGTCATTTTTCGTAAGAGTTACTACTCCTGTCTTTCCAGAAACACTTGTAACTCCTGCACCACTACCTCCTGGTGCTGTATTAAAACCCGTATTTTCGTTTAAGAAATTTTCTAATTGAGCTTCAGTATATGTTGCCCCCGCTTCGTCAGAACTTGAAGCAAATTCTAAATTTAATAAGCTTCCTTTTGTTTTGTGATAAACATTAAAAAATAACTCCTCTTTTGAATAAGTTAATTCAAGAGCAGAATATCTTTTTTTAATTACTTTCCCTGCTGAATCTGTATACTCAAAGTAGATGTAATTTCCTTTTTTGTAAACTTTATATTTTTGCATAATTTGATTAATTTAAGTTTATTCTTGTAAAGATGCTATTAATAATCCTTGTGCTGTTATTTGTGCTTGCATTTCACATATTTTTATATACATTTGCTCTATAACTGAGTTGTTTATTTTTGGAGTTGTAAATGTTATACAACTATTTAACAGTCCAGTTACATCTGTGTCTTGTTTTATTTTGTTAACAATATTATATAAATCTTCTACTACTTGCTCTAAATCTTTACAATCATTTCCGAATAACTCCGAAAACTGGGGAACTTCTTTTTCATACTTTATACATGTTGCGAATCCTTTTATACTTCCACAAGTGTGTTTTACTTTATTACAATCTTTCATTTTATAATGTATTAAGTTACTTAGTAATTCTTCTAGCCGAAGGCACAGGTCTTATTTCATATTGATATGTAATACATTTTTCTAAATAGAATTCTTTTGTAGCATTTTGATTATAAGTAGCAATTAACTCTTGATATAAATTATTTGCGTCTTCTTGTACATTTCCTTCATAATACTCATTTACTGAATCAACAATAAATTCTGCTTCTACTTGTCCTTTGTTTTGATTTTCATTTCTAGAAGTAATTAAGAATTTTACTCCGTCTGGATACTGTGCCATAATTTTTATTTATTGTTGTATAATCTTTTATTATTTGTAATGTATCTTCGCTTATTGCGTATCCTAAAACTTTTGTAAAGTTGTTTGAATTGGTATTATCAATTGTTATCATACCCGATACATCTGCTAAATATTGTGTACTTGGTATTAAACCCCACCCTACAAGTGTAAGCTCTCCTTGGTATTGTATTGAACACATTTGACCTGCGGAAGTACCATTTTTTGAAAAACCTGAAAAAGCAAACTGATGATTAATGTTTGAGGCATCAAACTTATAGGCTTGATTATTAATTATTACTACAGGAGTGTAGCTTGGTATGTTTTCAGCAGATACTTTTTCTATTATGTTTACATCTTTAAGTTGCAGAACATTATCTATTTTTAACTTACCGTCTTGTAAAGACACCTTTAATAAATTGCTTGTTTCAGTACTTACAAAGTTTTCAATATTTATTTCTGGATTTTCCGCAGTTCCTGTTACAGATTTTAATATACTTTCTGTTGTTAAATCTATTAACGGTATTGGTATTCCAGATAAGTCGGTTATGTATGTCTTTACTTTGTCTTTTATAGAGTCTAAGACGTAGTATACCGAATTAGGTTCTAAAGTACCTTGTAAGTTTAAAACTTTATAATGGTTTATTTTATTGATTTTCATTATAACTTTACCACTCTATGTTAGTCCATACGTCTTTGCAGACTATATTTAAAGCCTCTTGTTCTGTGCAATCCATAAGTTCACTGTATTTATGTAGGTTTTTTTGAAAACTTTTTCTTTTTTTAACTTTACGTTCTTGTAGTTTACCCTCAATTTTATTTTTTATATAATTATTTATAGTACACTCTTTTGAATTTAATATCCTATGAAATGTCATATTAAAACTAAGCTCATCTCTGTTTACTCCTTCTCCTAGTAAAAATTTTCTTTTGTAAAAATAACTGTCAGATAAGCAAAGTAATTTGTCCTCGACTTTATTAAAATAAGAATCTTTATTTAATTCTAAAATTGATTGTGTTGACATTATATTGTTAGTTTTTATATGCAGTCCTTACATGAAATATACTTAGCTAATAATTCTTGAGCTAAACTAAAATCCCTGTTAGATTTAAAAGTATCAGAGTTTCTTGCATGTGCCGAAGCAGTTCTTATTAAAAATTCTATGTCTTGTAAATCTTCTCTAAAACTTTTATTATTTTTATCATACTCTAGTCCAGACTTAATATAAACTTGGTCTAAACTTAATTGTGTTAGGTCTGTCTTTAAGAAGTATCTTGTTTTATCTATATCTGTGTACGCTGAATGGAGTTTTATAGTGTATACTCCATCAGGCAAGTCTTCATATTCTTGTTCTTTACATTCAGACAAACAACTTAATAATAAATTTACGCTATGGAAAACATTTAAATTATGTTTTACAAAAGTATTGTTTATAGGTGTATTACTTCCAGGAGGTGTTATAGATATTATTGAAGCTTTATTTTCTGCTACACTCCAATCGCTACAATCTGTTATCCAAAGTCTCTTTGGATTGTTTGTTGGTATAACTTCAAAATCTATGTTTATTTTTTTTATTTCCATTTTATAAAGCTATACGATTACTGTGTATCCTTTAGATTGCAATATAGATACTAAATTTGTACCTGAAGCAGAGTTAGTGTTATTGTTAAATCTAATAATACCTGTACCTATACTCATGGAGTTTGCCCAAGGCTCACTATTTACATAACCTTGTGTTGTCATTTGATTGCTTTGTAAATTTAATTCTTGTAAACTTGAAGGTAGAGGAATTGTTGGATTAAACGCGACTATTTGGTTAATGTCTAGTTCTAAAGTCTGTAAATTTGAAGGTAAAGGAATTGTTGGATTAAATGTAATTATTTGATTTTCGCCTAGTTGTAAAGTCTGTAAATTTGAAGGTAAAGGAATTGTTGGGTTAAAATTAGTTATTTGGTTGTTACCTAACCTTAAAAATTGTAAACTTGAAGGTAGAGGAATTGTTGGATTAAACGCGACTATTTGGTTACTGTTTAATCCTAAACTTATTAAACTTGAAGGTAAAGGTATATTTGGATTAAATGTAATTATTTGGTTAATAGATAAATCTAAATGTGTTAAGCTTGAAGGTAAAGGAACTGTCGGGTTAAATGTGACTATTTGGTTACTTTGTAAGCCTAAACGAGTTAATCCTGCAATACTTATTTCTTTTACATTTATAATATTAAAAGAATTCAAGTACATTTCTATTATATTGGTTACGTTACATCTTAGTCTACCTCCAATTAAACTAAAATTAGATATTGTATTTGTAGTTTCTCCTGACTGCATCTCTAAAGCTATCTTAAGACTATTAGCGTCTACAATACTTCCCCAATCGAATGAAGTTACATCAAAATTTATTTCATTTGTACTTAAACAATCTACTAATTCGCAAATTATTTCTGCTTTTTTGTTTAAAGAAAACCATTGAAACTTTTTAGTTGAGTTACAAGAAGGTTTTAAAAAAAGTATCTCTTTATAAACTTTATCAAGAGACATTGGCAAGTTGTACCAATATACTTTTATGTTTGTATAAGGTTTTATAATTTTATTTATTTCTTTAGGTAAGTTATACCAATTTAATTTACAACTCATTTATTTTATTTTTTATAGTTTAATATTCTTAAAGAGTATCCTACTCCTACTGATTTATCTGTTATACCATATTTAAAGGTTATGATGTCTCCCTTTTTATTTTGAAATCCTAGATTAACTTCTGGAGTTAATTTTTCTAGAGTAGTTGTCGTATTTAATCCTGCTCCTGCATATATTGCAAAAACAGTTTCTTTTTGTTTTACTTGTACAATTTCTTCTCGTTCTTTTATTGTATATTTAGAGGATATTTTAAGTATTTCTCCTCTAGTTTTTGTAGTTAGTTCGATATTTAAATATTTATCATTAAATACGTAAGTTCCATCTACTTCTTCGATAGCGTCTAAGTATAGTTTTAAGCTTTTTAAAGAATCATTCTCTTTTTGAGACAGTATGAAGTCTTTTGCTAATTTTTTATTGACAGGGTTCTCAGTTCTTATTATTTTATCTCTCCAAATAATACTGTCTTTTATTCCTTTATGTTTTATTATAACTACAGGGTTTTTAATTTCTCCTTTTTTTTCTGGGATGATTACTTTTTGAGTGAGAGTTTTATTTTGTTTTGTTTCAGGTAATATAAATATATAAACTAGTAATCCTATAATAACTAGATAAGGGATTATTTTGTAATTATTTTTTATCATTGTAAAGTCTTATTAAATATTGAAAAATTATTATAAAAATTGCTATTGTGTCATTGATTCCCCAATAAGTGATATCGTAAAAAACTCTGTCTATGAAATCTTGAATCAAAAATATTAAAAGCATCTCATAAGCTATCCAACAGACATTTTTAAGATATTTATATCCAGCTAAAAGTAAAAAAATTGTAGAAAGTCTTTCTGTTATTAAAAAGTAGTCAAACCAATAATTAGTATCATAATTAGCAAAATATCCACTGATGCTTCTACAAAAAAATAAAAGGAGTAAAGATATTATTAAAAAACTACCTTGGAGTACCTTTATCTGGTTTTGGAGGTAATGGTAAAACTGTAGCGTTAGTTTTTGGAACATTCTTTTTTACTTTTTTATTATTTAAAATTAATACTACCCCAAAAGCTATAAATAAAAAACCTAATATTATCTCTGTTATCATTTTATTATTTTATTAAAGTTTAAAGTTGCTTCTACTCTTTCTTTCAAGTGATTTGGTTGATAAGGACTGTTAGGGTTTCCAAGGTTAATTGCTTTACTTAATTTAGTTATGGAATCAATATCCACTTTTTTAGCAAATCTCCATAGTTTATTCTCTCCAAAGAAAAATAATCCTGCTTCCCAAAAGTAATCTTTAGCTACTTCTTCCGCAGTTAATGTTTTTTTAGCTCCTATCCATTTAGAAAATCTTTCGTAATTTATTTTTCCTGTGAGCTGAATTCCTGCTGACCCCCTGAAGATATATCCCTCTTGTGAAGCTTCATTTCCATTACCATTTAAATTGGCGTAAACAAAACTTCCAATCTTAATTGGACTTCCTATAAGTTCTTTTACTTTTTCCTTCTCTTGAGAGCTTAACCACTTATCTCTGTTGGTATCAAATCTTCTTTTAAAAACTTCTAAAAGTCTTTTTGCGGAATAATTTAAATTTTCTAATTCTATATTGAACTTATCTGATTCCACATAAACTTGTCCTAGATAATGTATTACTTCTTCTAAAGAACTTCTTTTCCAAACATCTTTCATTTTAGACAAGGTTTTCATACCGATTACTCCATCGGCTACTAATCCATTATCTTTTTGAAATTTTATTATCTGTTTCATTACTCTTTTTCGGCTTTTTTTATGTCTACTATTTTATTCCAAATATTTGTTCCACTCATAACACCTGTTAGCATTATAAAGCTGTTAAAAACATTTTCTGCTATAGGGTTTGTAACTATATTTAAAAAGAAACTTAGTCCTGTTAAGGTAGAACCTAATATGACTGAAATAGTAAAAGAAGCAAAAAATGTAAGTGCTTGCCTATTCCATTTACCATTAGTCTTTAAAGTGTCATCAAATATCTTTTTCATGCTAAAGGATTTTTTAACTCTTCCAGTTCTTTTCTAATTTCAATATTTTCTTTGTGAAGTTTGTAGTTGTCGGACTTTAGCTTAGTGTGTTCTTTTTCTAAGTTTTTATACTTTTGTTCGTAAGCTTCTGCTCTCTCTTCTAAAATAGCATTTCTTAAAAGTATATCATTATATTTTCTAAGTAAGTCATCATTTGACCTCTCTAAATCATCAATTCTCTTAGAAAAAGTACTTATAGTTTTTTCGTAAACTTCTTGAATTAATTCAGAAAGCTCTACTTTTTCTTTCTTTATTTTTACTTCTTCTTGTTCTGCAATTGCAGATTCTTTTTTATTTTCTATTCTTCTTTTTTTTATACCTATAGCATAGCCTCCAAATAAAGTTACTAAAGCTACTAAAAAACTCTCTAAATATTGTAAAACTTGCATATATAATCAAAGATTTATAAAAAAGGAGAGAGGGTTTGTTCTCTCTCCTTTATTGAGTTAATAAACTTCTTACTTATGCGTAAGCTACTTGTGCTGATAGTCCAGCGGCAGTTGCTAAAGAGTTAAGTAAATTTTCTACTGCTTGATGATACCCTACTTCAACTCTTATAATATAAGTGATTTTTTCGTTACCAGTACCTAAGTTCATTATCGGGGTTTTAACATTAACTGTTAAAGCGTAATCAACGTATTGAACTAAACCTTTTAATCTTGTTTCTTGACCCATAACAAATTTACCGTAATTGTTACCTTCTAGTCTATGAGTTCCATCAAAATAGATTCTTGAACGCTCTTCTTGGTCTCTCAACATTCCTCCATAAGCTTCTGGCTCTTCTGCCATAGAAAGCATTTTTACAGCATATCTTCCTGTACCTGCAATAAAGTTTTCACTAATCATAGTAGTGTAACCACCTGCAATACTGATTCTAGTTGAAGTTGCGTAGAAAGGTATGTCGTCTCTATACTCTTCTGAACCACTCATTATAAAATCTTTACCTGTGATTTTGATACCCATTTTAGCTAAAGGGTAGTAAACTTTTGCAGGTTTTTCCCAAGCAACTCTTTCAAACTCTTGTGGAGCTTCTGTTACAAATAAATCTCTAAACTCGGCTGAACAGTCTTCACAAACTATGTTAGATAAAACCGTTGTAGTATAAGTTGTTTGACATAAAGCTGAACTACCCATGCCTGTTGTAATTACTAAATTAGGGTAAGCTTTTTGTAATTTATCTAATTTATTCTCTCCGCATTCGTCATCTGCAAGAGTTATAGTATAAGTTTCTGGAATAGCACTGCAAGTTTCTCCTGGTATCCAAGCTTTTGAAGTTGTAGTTGAACTTTCGCAAACTGATGAAGCCTCTCCTATTAAAGTGAACACTGCTGTAGAGCTTACCGCATCTGTAGCTTTAAATGTTGTTATTTCTGCCTCTGTTAGAGCATCATTTACAACTACTGTATAAATTGCTACTCCGTCAATTTGAGATTGTTTCAAAACTGAACCTGTAACAAATCCTGGAACATTGTCAATAGTAGTAGTTACGTCTACTCCGTCATTTTCAATTGAAATGGAATAAATAATACCTTCTACTGCTTCTGTGTATCCTGCTACACAATCTTCACATCCTTTTATGTAAGATGGAGTCGTTGTTGTGAAATCTGCTAATACAGTTGCTGCTGGAGCAAGGATTGTGTATACTGTTGAAGTATCTTCAAGTCTATCCGCTTTTAATATAGTAAAGTTTGGATACTGAGCTTGTACTCTTCCTAAAGCTGTCTCGTCTCCTTTATCGGTTAAAGTCAAACTAAAAGTTCTGTAAGATACATCGTCTACAAGGTCTTGAGCACTAGGCGACAAAGAATTTACTGGAGAGATATCAATGTAATCTAAAATTGATACGCCGCCCATCAAAGTCATTCTTTTAGCTACGTCAATTGCATTTTCTACAATCTCTTGCATAGTTGGTACAAGACCTGTTTTTAAGTCTAAACCATCCTCATCTACGTAAGGGTACTCTAAATATAAACTAACTCTTACTGAGCTATCTTGATAACCTAAAGCTCCAATAGCATCCCCAGACAAAGTGAAATCAATTACATCTGAATTGTTTTTAGAAAGTTTTATCTCTGTTCCTGCTTTACCATTGTACCCTATAATAAAAGAGTCATTCTTAATCCCTTTTGCTTTTGGAGCAAATACTTTATAATCTACTATCTCTGATAATTTGAAAGGTAAAGAAGAGTATGGCTTGTCAGTAATTGAACGTGTAGCTGCTAAAGGTGCTACTCCCATTTTAATTTGAAAATTGGTATCTTTTGGTTTACCATCAAATTTGTTAACTGCTCGTCTACCATTTTGTGTATTAGGTAAAGACAAATCTAAAATAGCCAATTGACCATTTGCAAGGTTTAATGTACCTCCTGATGTTAAGACATTTCCATCAATTAAGTTGAATATTCTGTCTTGTCCTTTGTTTAAACTCATTGTTGTGTTGTTTTAATTTAATATTTGAATTGTTGTTTTATATTTTTTGTGCGGAATTTAGCTTATTAGCTTGGTATTTTTCAGAACCGTTGTTAAGTTCAAATTCAGATGCGGCTAGACTTATTATTCGGTCTGCTATTTTATCCTCCCACTCTAGTATAGAGTTTGTTTTGAAATCACTTTCTGGGTCTTCTGAATCTTGTAGTTCTATTTGTTTAGCGTATCTGTAGTATGATAACACTAAGTTGTCAACAGTAAAGCCTTCTTTATAAACTTTTATCTTATTTGAAGTGAGATTGTAAGGAGCTTCTCTGTATTTAAATGACGGTTTATTAAATTCATCACTTAGGATGTTATTTCTATCATCATTTTTTATTTCAAATAAATCTATTTTTTGTTTTGTACAATTGTCTTTAGAGGCTTCTGCATGTACACTAGATAAGTCGAAGTAATTTTTTGGTAGCGGGAAATCTTGAGAATCTTTTTGAGGAGTAGACGATGAAATCAAATAGTCTTCCACTAATAAATGTTGAATGTATCTGATTTCATCGTCCCCTTTTTTATCTAAAATAAATTCTTGAAACTTATTTTGAGATTCATTTAGGATTATTGCAAACCTACCTTTATCACATGAGATGCTATCTGTTGTAGCATTTTTATTTATCTTTATGATAAACTTTTGGTAAGCTTTATTTATGTCCATTAATTTTAAGTCAATTTATTAAAAATCAGTTCTTGTGTTTCTTCTGATTTTACTGCTCCTTTCGCAGCTATTTTCAAGTTAGCTCCTAAATCTAAATCATCTAAGTAAATAGCTCCCATTTTCCTTTTAATAGCTCCGCTTCTTAATAATTCTTTTAGAGTAGAGAAAATCTTTAATTCTTCTTTTCCATCTTTTGTTTGGAAAAAAGTATGGGTTTCTACAAATATGGAAGCATTTTGGAATCCATTTTCTTTATTGTTTAGCCACTCTGTAAATACACTATTTAAAGCTGCTTCATCTGGGTTATTTGTGCTAGGGATTCCTAAGTAATCAAGTATAGCTAAAAGGTCTTCTTTATTTTGAGTTAACATTGCGAAAAATAAACCAATAGCTTTATTTCTTTCTAAATCTTTTCGTTGTTTTAAATCAACAACTTGTTCAATGTTTTGAACTGCAAATTGAGCTTTTGTTCTAAATACTGGATTTTCTTCCATTTCTTTAGGAGCTAAATTACCATGTAATACTGCAGAATATAAAGAAAGCAAATCCATAGGATTACTAGTTGAGAAAGTTAAATCTTTAACTATGTTTGTAGAGTTATTGTCCCAAAAGGATTCTTTGTCTCTTTCTTGAATGTGACTTAAAACTCCTTTACCTTTAATAGCTTCAACAGGGTCAATAATAAATTTTTTAAGTCCTTTTAAAACTTCAGCTCTAGCTTTTGGATCAGGGTATAGTCTAACAAGTATTTTTGAGTTTTCGTGAAGTCCTGTGTCCCATACTCCTCTATCTTCGTCCCAAACTGCCATAGGTACAGATGTTCCTATTTCTGGGTTTAAAATTTTTGTAGTGTCGTGAGCTATAAACCCATCTGGTGCTTGTGTATCTAGTTTTGGAACTACTTTATAGATTGTATCTGATAAGATGTCAAAACCGTGTACTACAATTTTTAATTTTTCGTTTGTATTTCTTAATGTTGCCATTTTAACTTTTTTGGTTTATTATGTGCAAAAATACAATAATAATAAACTAAAATAAAATTACTTACAAACTAGTAGTCATGTTGCCCCGACTTTTACATCGAGGCTTTATTATTTTTTAAATTAATTAAATCCTTTTCTTGCTGCTTCATCTAATTCTATAACTACGAATCGAGTTAAATCTCTAACGTGTAGTGCTACAGAAGAGTGAATCCAGAATGATTGAGCCATAGTTTTGTAAGAACTAACTACGTCAGAAGCTTTTTTGTTATTGTAACGTCCATTGTCAGAACCCCAATATGTCATTTCTCCTTCTGGTTTTACTAAGTAGATATTAGCTTTAGTATTACCACCTTCAATGACTGTTGCTCCTTTTGGCATAACTTTGTTATTAGAGTAGTAAGCGTCCGCTACGTCCCATATAACTAAAGAGTAAACTGTATGTGCTCTGTTATTAGCATGCATACCTTTTTGGAAACGGTCTGTCATTGGGATATTATTCAATGATGGGTCTTCTTCGATTTGAAGGTTTCCGATTCCAGGAATGTAAACTTCTGTAAAACGTACAGGAGCTAGTTTAAGATTTAATAAACTTCCAGATACAGGATTAGTTGGTAAAATTCTCTCAGAACCCATGAATGGTGCTAATGACGCAACCTGTGCTCCAACTTCTTCTTTGAATATTTGATAGATATTGTCTACAGCTTCTTTACCTCCTTTGAACTTAACAACTCTTTCTTCTGCAGGTTTGTCATTAGCTCTAAATACATATTCTACTGCTTCTTTGATATGTGCTCTAGTGATTCCGCCTGGTCTACCATACTTGATAAGCTTACCTCTACGAATTTGATGCCACAACCCTTCATTTAATCTTGCTACTCCATTAGCCTCACGAATAACACCTGCTTTTTGGAAAAGTAATGCTTGAGCTACTAATTTCTCATGCTCTCTGTGAACTAAGAATTCCATAGTTGCTCCAATACGCATTGTAGATGGTTTAGCTTTACCTGTAACTCCGTCTCTATCTGCAATAACAGCAAATTCTCCTAAGTCCATAGCTTCGTTCATCAAGTCATCAACATAAGCTCTTGCGTGTGCTGTAGCTCCACCCATAGTCTTTCTGTCCGCATTTCCTGTAACCATAGCTTCAACTCCTGACATGTTTCCTAATTGGAATTTACAAGTCATTGTAGTTGGAGAGTCCATGAAATCTACATTAGAGTAGTTTTGAGCATATTCTCCAAACATTGTGTGAGCTACTTTATAGTACTGGATACCTTTAACAAGTAATGCAGAATCGTAGTAAGCTCTTTTTGAAGTAGATACTAATTTTACTGAGTGCTCAAAACCTTCATTTCTCATAACTACTTCTTCGTCTTGAGATACAACTAATTGTTCTCCGAATAAAGGGTCAGCAGAAATAATGTCTCCTGGAGCGAATTGTTTTGTAAGTACAATTTTAAAAGTAGATTCATCTAAACCTGGAAAATCTTGATTTGAAGTATCTCTAATAGTTGTACAGTTTGCTGTCTCTTTGATAGCAATATCATAGGTAAAAGAGCCATCTACTCCATTTACTTCCATTACTGCTTTGTCAGCTAGTAATTCTCTGTACATTGGATAAGTTGTTCTTGCTTGTTGTCCCCATAAAGACATAAGCCCTAAGTGATGTTTATTTGGGTCTTCTTGATACCAAGCACCCATAGAAGCTAGGTCTTGATATCCTTGGATACTTTGTACCGTCTTTCTATCTGTAAACTTAATTACGTGGTCTCCATTAAAAAGAGATTTGTTTGATTGCGTAACGCTCATTGTTGTGTTGTTTTTAGTATTGAATTGTTATTGTTAAATTCCAAAGTCGAATGGAACATTTGTATCTTCTGTTTGTGTGGCTACTTTTTTGTTTTTATCTTTTGGAACGAAACTAATTGTTTTGTAGGTTTGGATATTGTCTTTTCTTTTGGTGTCTAAAGACTTTAATTTTAAGTAGTTTTCTTTATCAGCTAAAAAGTAAATCAAGTCTTGAGCTGTTTCTGGGTTTTCCATCGCCTTCTCATATAAACTGTCAACTTCTAAAACTCCTTCATTATTTTCTCTAGTGGCTAAATCGACTAGCTTCTTAACTTGGTTGTCTTGAATACCTAAATCTTTATATCCTTTTGAAAGAGAAGCTCTATAAACTTTTAACTGTTCTTGTTCTCTTACTTTTTCTTGTTTTAAAGATTCTTCGGTTTCTACTAAATGCTTATCATAGTTACTTTGATGATATCCTACAATTTTTTTAGCTTTTTCATCAAGAGTAAAATCTTTTTGAGCTAATTTTGTAAGTTCTGTAGCTTCTTTTTCATCTAAACCATTTGCTAAATGCTGTCTATAAACGATATTAGCGCAGGTATTTTCATCATCTAAATCTACTCCTTCAAAAGGTCTTTGAATAGAGTTTGTATCTTGAAAGATTTGACTTAAATCTCCTCCTTCTTTTATAATGTTGATAAGTCTTTTTTTATGGTCGTCTAAACCTTCAACACTAGTATACTTTTCTTTTAATTCTTCTTCTTTAAATACTTTTTGATTCTCTAAAATTTCTAAGTATCTATCTTCATCTAAATCTTTCAATTCAGAAAGCATTACTTTACTCCCATCTTCATTTACAATTTCTGCATCTGCCCACTCTCCTCTTTCGATTAATTTTTGAGCTAATTTTGAATAATGATTTGGTTTGTTTTCTAAATCTAGGTCGGCAGGTTTTTCTTTAACCTCCTCTACTATCTCTACTTCTTCTTTAGAGGTGAAATCAATATCAGGAGTTTCTTGTGCTTCTTTAGTTTCTACCTTTACTTCAGGTATATCAAAATCAAATTCTGCTAAAGATTCAAAGCTTGCACTTCCTTCTTGAATGTTATCTACTGTCATTTTATGTTACAAATTTATTGGTTTTTACTTTAATATTAAAATTGCTTATATTTTGGATTTTAAGCTTAATTAATGTTTAATTTCTTAAATAATGTTTAATTTATCCTGGATTATACAATGCTATCCTTTCTGCCGAAGCCATTTTCTCTCTTTGTAATTGTAGGGTCTCTTGTTGAAGCTCAAGCTTTTTCTGCTCAAGCTCCTTTTTAGTTTTAAAATCCTCTTCCTTTAATTTACTTAAGGATTTTTTCATTTCTACCTCTTCTCCTTTTAGATTATTTTCTAAAGCTTGTTGAGTGGCATCAGCAATTCTGTCATAACCCTCTAAATTAGAATCATTAGAACTGGCTCTACCGTAAGCATTAATACTTTCTTCTTCTATTTTAGTTTCTCTATCTCTTTCGTTTTGGTCTGCTTTCCAAGCTCTATCAGCGTCTTTTTCAGCTTTAATTGCGGCTAAGTTTTTATCTGCTAACTCTTGTTCATGTGCTCTTTGTGATTCTAAATCTCTTTGTTTTTCTATTCTATTTTGGTTTCCTACTGCTAATAAGTCTGTAATAGTTTTTGACCTGACAATTTGAGCAAAGTCTAGGATATCGCTTCCAGCCGTATTATTTTGCAACATGATATTCTTAAGATTTTCTAATTCTTTTTTATCATTAGAATTGTTTGTGGAAACGATTCCAAAATGTCTTAAAGGAAAATAAGGGTCAGATAACTCTATAAATACTTTTTCAGCATCAGATTTTGTATAATAGTAAGATACATCTTTATAGTTTTTTTGGCAATATTGAGCTACTACTAAATGTACATGAGTTGCTTTTTTATTTGCTGTTGACATTGCCGAGAATAGAGGTTCTGTCTGTGCGTAAGAAGCTGTTAATCCTTGTTTAATTCCTTCCGCCGTAGAATACTCACTAGCTGAACCTAATCTTTGAGGATTAATACCTATTTGCTCTAAAGCTAAAAGTTTATATCTTTCAGCCAAGTTCATTCTGTTGTTGATTTGGTCTGTAAAAGTTATTGATTGAGACATGAATGTATTCATACCTTGTCCAGCCCCTTGCATATTTTGTTTTTTAGTGTCGATAGGTACAATTCCTATTTCTACTGCCGCTTCTCTAAGCATTTCTAAAGTGTGCTTAGTGTCCACGTTATCTTTATATTCAGAAGGTAAATAGTTTACATCAAACAATAAAAATGTTCCAATTTCTTTTTCTAGTAAGTTGAATATTTGGTTCATACAAATATTATACATTACTATGAACGGTCTTAATTTTTTAGCTGTAGAATTTCCTATTATACCTGCAACAGGAAGCTTCATATCATAGATATTACTGTCTCCTTTAATTTGATAGTCTAGAGCATCTCCTCCAATATATAAGTCTTCTGACAAGTAAGAGTTACCTGCATTTATTTTTGCTCCCCAACGAATTTGAGGCATGTAAGTAAAAGCAATAGTGTTAGGCTCTGGATTAGATTCAACCTCTTCAAGAGTAACTTTGGTTAATTTTTTTATACCGTTCTCTACTAAGAAGTCTTTAATTAAATCGTCCGTTACTATTTGTTGGTCTGGAATTCCATCTTTAGTTATATAATTTAAAATGCCAATCCTTTGATAGCTTCTCCAATAAGCTTCTGTGATTTGTATTAAATCGCTTCTTACTTCAATGTCTCCTCTTAGTTGTCTTGCGTAGTAATTCGTAGTGTTATTTACACTTCTATTCATAGGAGAAAACCAAGTGACTTCTTGTCTAGTAGTTCCGTCTGGATTTATAACTGTGGATTCTCCTAGAGGTACATCAAAAGCATCTTGAAGTTGTAGAGTCATGTCATATTCGTAGTACCCTTCAAATGGTACATATTGTTGCTTTGAGAAATTATTATTTAAAAGATTTCTAAATGAATTTCCTTCTCTACCTGTAGCTGTATTATCTAAATTTTTATTATAATATCCCGAAAGTTTTTGTTGTTGTTCCGCCGTTAATTTACTTCCCCATCTTTCAATAATATCTGAAGGAGATAAATAATGAATTCTGCCTACGTATTCTCCATCTTGAGGATATTTTATGTTTACATCTTCAGAAAAGAATGTTGTCATAGGACTCCAAGTTTCTGGTCTATAAAAATCATATCCTATGTGATAATGTCTGAACCATCTTCCTGTCAATAAATAATCAGTTATTTCCTCATTATTCATTTCGTCCATTTCAAATCGGTCTCTATCTTGCTCTAGAGTTTTTTGCGCCCACTCTGCAGCTTTAGTTTTCCAATTTTTATTCATGTCCTTTTCAATAACTTCTGGAGCAATTAGTGCGTCCTTTTGTTGTTGTAAAGATTGTAAATATTGTTGTTTTTCTTCTTCAGATTGGAAGTCTTGCTTTTCTAAATCAACTCCTGCTTCTACAAGTTTTTTCTGAAGTTCTAAATCAAATAGTTGCGTTGCATAAGCTTTTACTTTTTCTGTCTTGTCTCTAGTGTATTCGTTTTGAGAAAATGGGTCTCTAGTGTCAATTATGTAATTATCTTTAAATTTTCCATATTCTCCAACAATCTGATTTACTATCATTCCTAAGAAATCATAGTGTCTTACATTTGAAGATAATTGCACCTCATTAACTAAATCTAGAAACTCTTGAGTTTTATCAGACAAACCGTAGTCAGATAAAACCATCTCTCCACGAATCATCTTATAGTAGTCAACAAACTCTATATTTTTATGTAACTGTTTTATTCCTATTTGCTCTAACCTATCTAAGTTAGCCTCTACCCATTTTGTACCTTTTTTAGAATCAGGTATAGCTTGAGGAGGTAAGGCTGAAGAATTTTCTCCAGATAGCCCTACACCGTTAAAAAAGGAATGTTGCGTTGCTCCAGTACTCAAAATAGTAAATTTAGTGTGATTTAATTTGCAAATTTAAGTTATATTACTTATATTGCAAAATTCCTTAAATAACTAGTGTTAAAATAGTTTTCTTCTAGTGTGGGTGAATAACTTGTTTTGACTTATTCTAAAATTATCATCTCTTTTTACAGGCTCTCTTAATCTAGCTTCTACGTATGTAGCATCAAGATAATGTGCTTGTATTAAGGCAATTCCAAAAGTTGTTATTCTATCGTGGTTTTCTCCTTCTCTGTAGTTTATCATTTCTTCTAGAAGCATTTCATCGTTTATTAACTCTATACCTAACACTGTATATTCTTCTCCATTTTCATCTAAAAGTTTATGAGTTGCTTTAGCATAATTAACCGCCTTGTTTATAATTGTAGACTTATTTCCAGATGGAGATATTCCATAAGTTCTTCTGTTATTACTCTTTAAAACTAAGTCTCCTGCTACATTAAATGAGGGTACTAAATATGTTTCCGTTTGTTTTATAGTATCAAGATAGAGTTTAAACTCCATATCTTCGTTTTCCATTAAACATTCGGCATTATAAGCTTCTAATAACATGTGACCCCATCTATGAAATTTACTGTGAGGGTCAGGTCTTGATGTATATATTGCAGCAATTCTATCTCCATATTCATCATTTCCAGATTGTCTTTTATAAATTACAAAACAACCTAAAGAGTCACTATCTGCCTGTTCTTGTTTGTAATCATCTAAGGAAGCAACATAAAGCCCTCTTGGTGGTTTTTCTGTTGGTGTCTCTCCAAATATTATTACAGGTGAATCGTGATATCCTCCGCCATGAGGAAATTGAGGTAATTCTTTATCAGATGAGTTAAAAACTATTTTACCGCCTTCTCTAGATACGTCCATTTTTCTTCCTGTTAAACCTTCTTCTCTTATTCTAGCAAGATGTTTTTTACCTTCTTCATAAGGGAAAGGATTAGTTTTAGAAGATAAAAGCATCTCTTCAGGGTCTATTGGATGATATAATTTTTCTTTTGTAGCGAGTTTATGGTCTCCTTTTACTTGTCTTCTAGCTTCTAGTAAAACTTCTTTAGCTAGTTTCCAATTAGTTGTTTTAATTTTTATTTTCTCTAAATTTTTAGATTGTGGTTTTTTTAAGAATTCTGCTAAGTTTGAATCTTTTTTAATTAGACCTTGTTTTTGACACATTTGACCTGGTATAAAAGTTCCAAATTTTCTCTCTTTCCAAGTTCTGTCTTCTGGGTCTACTCTGCTATTTAATATATCCCACTGCATTCCTAATACATCATTCGCTGCAGGGTCGCTTAGTACTTTAAAAGCATCTTTAGCTAATTCTTCATTACCCGCAGTTCCGCTTAAAATTACAACGCATCGTTTAGCTGTAGTTGCTCCCAAAGCTGGTTTTAAGGCTGCTAATTGGTCTATAAATGAAACTTTCATAATCTCATCAATAACTACTGCATCTGGAGTATAACCTGCTAAAATTTCAGAGCTACTACTTCCGCCTTTATTTAAGTTTATAATGTGTAAAATTGAAAGTATTAAATTTTTACCGTCTTTTTTCTTTAATCCTAATTCTATTTTTTTAGTCCAGTCATCATTTATATTGTAAACTTTAAAGGCTGGATTCTTTTTAAGAGTTGTTATTTTAAAATTAGCCTCTATTTGGTCAAGGTCTTTTGTACTTCCTCCTGCACACAAAATATTTAATTTACCTATTGTGGCACACCAATCTAGATGTGAAGCTAATAAAGTTGTTTTTGCTGCCCTTCTTGTTGCTGCAAGAAAAAGCATTAAACCTTCTTTTTTTGCTTTAGAGTAATTATCTTGTATTACCCACCACTCATTGTCACGAGCTGGAGGACGGTCTATTTTATTGTAAAGTTCTAGCTCTCCTGTTAATGAGTTAACTCTTTCGTCTGGAAAAGAAGTTACGAATATATTTAAATGATAATACAGCCAAGGTTCAATATGAACTCCATCTATAATAATACCATTACGTATTTTTTTAAATTCGTCTACATAAAATTGAAGAGTTTCTTTTTCTTGTTCCCAGTAGTGTTTAGATGTATTCCATTTTGGAACACTATCCATATAAATTAACATTTCATTTTTAGGAAGACTTGTAAAATCTATTCCCATTTTTTCTAAGATAGTGTTTATCTCTGGATATAAAGGAGAGTCCCCACCTGCTAACATATCGTGCATTGCAAGTTGAGCTTTCTTATTATCGTGAAAAATTATACCATCTGTTTGTACGCTATCCTCTTTTATATTTAATCCAGATATGGTGTCTTCTATAGAAGAAACTGCTTTAAAAAGTACATTGTGAAAAGCTATTTCGCTAGTTCTTAAATCAATATCTTTTATTTTTGTTAGGTCTGAATCTGTTGTATAATTATCAGCTCTATTTGTATGTAGCTCTATTATGAATACAGTTTCTTTTACAAAGCTTTTGAACGAAGGTAGTTCTCTATCTGCATCATGTTTTTTTACAAAAGTTTTTAATCTTTCTAAGATAGCCTTTACTAGTTCATTTTGTACTCTAAATTCCTCTTCTCTTAATTCTACTGTTGATTTTGATTTCCCTTTTAATTCTTCTTCAGAACCTTTTCTTTTTATCTGTGTCCAATCATTATCCGTTAAATACTTTTTGTATTTTAAGAAATGAGGTTTGTTTTTATTTATAGCGTCCTTAACTGTACTGCTCATATTTATTTGACAACTCCCATACCTAAAGGAGATGGGATTCTTTTTAAACTATTTTTCATAATTTTCTAGTAGCGATTGTCCTCGCTTTTTAATTGTTAATGAGCCGTTAAAATCTGCATTTGTTGCAAAATTACATTTTACACACTTAAAGCTCTCTTGTGTTTTTCTGTTTTCTTTTGAGGTATGTCCACAATTTGAACACTCTTGAGAGGTGTAGGCAGGGTTTACTTTAATTACAGTAGTTTTGTATTCTAAATAATTTATAAATTTACCCCAACTTACATCTGAAATAGATTTTGAATAATCTTTGTTTTTAATCATCTTTTGAACATTTAAATCTTCTACGATAATGTATTGATAATTATTAGCTAATTGCCTTGAAACTTTATGAAGATAATCTTCTCTAACTCTTCTAATTTTTAAATGGACTCTCTTTACTTTTTCTACTTCTTTATAAAAATTGTTAGAAAATTTCTTTTTTAAAGATAACTTTCTTTGTGCTTCTGCTAATTTATCTGCGTATTTTTTAGTTGTTCTAATGTTTTCAAAATATTCTCCATCACTTGTTACGACAAATTGAGAAATTCCTAAATCTATCGCTAGTTGTGCTTGGTTCTCGCACTTCGGAATATCGCAATCTGTTATAACTTGTAAGTAATATCCATCTACTTGTTTTACTAGTCTTGCTAATTTTATGTTTCCATTTATTTCTCTACTTTTAAATATTTTTATTTTTCCTATTTTAGATATTTCAAAAATATCTTTATTTACTTTTAAAGCTGAACTTTTAAACTCAACCGATTTCCAATCTTTCTTCTTAGCCCATTTTGGCTTATTTGTTTTAATTCCTTTCTTTAAGTCTGCAAAGAATTTATCATATCCTTTATCTAGTCTTTCAATTACTCCTTGCAGTGTTTGAGAATGAACTTCTTTAATCCAAGTAAACTCATTTTTAAGTTCAGGTAATTGTTTAATTAAGTCAAACTTACTTATTTTCACACCTTTAGAATAAGCATATTCTCTAGTTTCTTTTGCTAGATTGTAAACACAACGAGTCACCGAAAAATTATTTTCAATTTTTTGAATTAATTCAGGACTTGTTTTTATTTTAAAGGTATAAGTTAACATTAGTTCTTTAAATCTTTAATTATTAAAGTTCTAATCCAAGAAGATAAAGACAATCCTAAATCTATTGCTTTTTCCTTAGCTTTATTTTTTAACTCCTCATCTATTCTAATTAGAATATCTTTTGATTTTATCATTGTATTTATTTTTATATTGCAAATATACTACCTTTATTCTTATACACCAAACTAATTAAACTATTTGTAATTAAAATCAACTCATACCTTAGCTAAAGCCAGCAAAGCTTGGGAGGGTGTTCTTGATTGAGGAATTATAAATGAAAATAACCTCTCAGTAATTAAACTAAGAGGTTTTAAATTGGTTTTTAAACGTTTAATAAACTTTTTAATTCATTTACTAAGTTTTTCATAGCTCCAGATTTTACTTGAGCTTCTTTGACTTTTTTAATAAATCCTTTTTCTTTTTCTTGAATTTCGGATGAGTTGTTTATGAAAAAGTTTCTTTTTGGTACCCCTTGTTCTAAATTTTTACACAAGTTAATAATACTCTCGTCTAATTTAGGCTCTAGTTCTTTTACTTCTACGTATCCATCAACTAAAATATAAAGTTTATGTCCTAGTATTCTTAAATCGTTTTTATAGAGAGATATTTCTGTGAATACTTCAAATGCAATACTTTCTACATCTTCTTCAAATTCAGATTCAATTAGAATTTTTACTATGTCATTCTTTCTTGCTTCTAAATCTTTTTCTTTCGCCAAAATTAACTCTTGATACTGTAAGTACTGTTGATAAGTATTTACAATTTTATCATATAATGGATTAGTCATCGTTCTGTGTTTTTTTAATTCTAATCTTTTCAATTAGAGTAAAATAATCTTCATCTGTAACTTCTCTTAAAAAACTAACGCTTGTATTGTTTTCTACGGCTAATTTTTGTATTAAAGAGAATAGCACGTCTCCAAATGAATAAGTATCATTTTCTTTTGAAAACTGTTTTAATTCTTCTAGGCAATTTGCTTTATAATTCAATTTCTTTATTTTTTAGTTTATCTTTTTACTGTGCCTGTTATTTTCATAACTATACTATTTTCAACTTCGTTTTTAGTATAGAAGAAAGTTACTGTTTTTGTAAAATCTCCTATATTTGTTGTGTCATAATTGATTTCTAAGAGGTGTTTATTCCCTACAGAACCAAGTATTCTAGCTTTTGTGCATGAAAGACATCCTGGTTTTACTCTAGCAGAATCAATATCTACCTCAATCTCAACTTCAATTGTTGAATCTTGTTTATACTTTAATTCGTTAAAATAAATCCAATATAGTGTATCTATTTTTTCTACTCTAGCTTTATCTTTACTTACTATTTTTACTACTTCCATTTTTATTTTTTATTTGGTATATAAATTGATTCATAACCTTCTTCTGTTTTTTGCTCCTCCCATTTACCATAACCACATTTTTCGTCTATATAGTTGACTTTTTTTGCTATGGAACATCCACACGATTCTTCTAAGCATACTCCTTTAAATTGTTCTACTCTAAAAATATAGTCTAAAACCCTATTTAAATATAATTTTAACTTTTGAATTTTTGTGTACTCATTAAAATTTAAAGAGTTGTAAAAACAATATTTACAAATTTTTAGTCTGTCTAAAGCATATTGAGGAGTTTCTTTTTGAGGAAACATTCTTGATAATATTGCTCTACTTATTTTTCTAAATATATTTTTCATTACATGAAAGATTCTTCATTGTGAATTATTACTTCTGTTGTTAAAAGAGTTCCAATTACACTATTAGCATTTTCTAAAGCTACTCTTGAAACTTTTGTAGGGTCTATAATACCTTCTTTAAAAAGGTTTGTCCACTTTTCTGTTTTGACATTATAACCCATTCCGTATTGTGTCTTTAGGAATTCTGATTCTGTTATTCCTGCGTTTTTTAGAATTTGATTGTAAGGATAAAATAAAGCTTTTCTAATAACTTCTACACCTTTTTTCTCGTCTTCATTATTAGTTTTAACCTTTTCTAGGACTGAACTTGCATGAATGTAACTTGTACCTCCTCCTGCAACAAAACCTTCTAAAATAGCTGCTTTAACAGCTCCTAAAGCATCATCAACTCTATCTCTTTTTTCTTTTATCTCTACGTCAGAGAAACCTCCAATTTTTATAAGAGCTACTCCTCCTGTAAGTTTAGCAAGTCTTTCTTCTTTAAAAGTTCTTTCTCTTCCTTTTTCTTCTTGCTCAATTTGATTTTTTAAAGTTTCGGCTCTTTCTAAGATATCTTCCTTGTTACCTATTCCGCCAATAATAGTTGTAACTTCTTTTTTTACAATTACTTTTTCTGCTTGACCTAACATTTCAAATGCAACATCTTCTAAAGCAATTCCTTGTTCTTTTGAAATTACTGTTCCTTTTGTAACTGTTGCTACATCTAAAAGCAGTTCTTTTCTTCTCTCTCCAAATCCTGGAGCTTTTACACAAGCTACTCGTAACTCTCCTTGACTAGCATTGTAAGCTAAAGTTTTTACTATTGAATCTTCTACATCTTCGGAAATTATAAGAATTGGTTTCTTTTGTTCAACTGAAATTGTTAAGATAGGGAGTAATTTATTAATATCATTAATGTATCCATCATATAGTAAAATTAAAGGTTCTTGTAAATTAACTTCTAACTTAGCAATGTCATTAATAAAGTAGGAAGACATGTAACCGTTATCTAAGTTCATCCCTTCTGTAAAATCTACTTTTGTTTCTGTGTTTGAAGATTCTTCTACTTTAATAACTCCTTCTTTACCTACTCTTTCAAGAGTGTTAGCTATTAAGTCTCCAATTTCTTTATCTCCATTTGCTGACAATGTTGCAATTTGTCTTTGAACTTCAATAGTATCTGCTTTTTTAGATAATTTATGTAACTGCTTAACTACTACAGCTACTGCTTTATCCATTCCTTTTTTAAATTCTGTCAAGTTTACACTTTTATCAATTGTGTTGTATCCTTCTTGTAGTATAGCTTGAGCTAATGTAATACTAGTGGTTGTTCCATCTGAAGCTAAATCTTCTGTTTTTGTAGCTATCTCTTTAAGTTGTCTTGCTCCGATATTTTCAATTGGGTCGTTTAAAGATATTGCTTTAGCTACCGAAACTCCGTCTTTTGTAACTACGTCATTTAAAGCATCTCTGCTAATGATTACATTACGTCCTTTAGCTCCTAAAGTTACTTTTACTGCGTTTGCTAATTGGTCTACTCCTGCTTTTAATTTCTTTCTTGCGTCTTCTCCGAAAATTATCTGATTCAAATCTTTATTGTTTTAATTTAATATTTGTTTGTTCTTTTTTTCAATTACCTGGTTCTGGTGCTGAAATACAACTATCTAAAATCTCTTTGTTTTTTGTGTAAGAGTATACTGCTACGTAACAATTTTCTCTTTGAGTTTCTAGTAGTTTTTCAACTTCTTTTTGTGAATATGTAACTACCATTTTAATTCTAATTCGCTATTATTTATAAGTTCAAAAAAAGTCTGTGTTTTTAAATGAGCTTCTAAATTATCTTCTACTGAATAATTAAGAGTTCTTAAAATATCTTGTAAATCTTTAATTAAAGGCTTTTTTCCAAAAAACTTTTCTACAAAGTAACTATGTACATTTAAGTAAGTAGTTTTACTTTATGGAAAACTTTCAGCTCTTTCTAAGAATCTGTTTAGTATATTTATTTTCATTTATTTATAATATGCTTCGTTTTGTAAAGCTTCGACTGCAGCATATATATCTGCTGTTTTTATTATCTGTCTTGAGTATGAACTGGCTAGGTAGTCTTTTGGTAGCATACTTGCGAACTTACTTTGAAATGGTAAAGTAAAATGCTTACAAGCTCTTATATACAACTTATTCTCATCTCTGTAGTAGTCCATCATCCCTATTCTGTGTTTCCATAATTCTAACTCTTTTTCTACTGTTGGTAAGTCTTTACCTTTACATTTGTAATGTAGTTTTTTTCTTTTGCCGTTAGCTAGTATCTTATTTATGTATAATACTCCTAAATATGGAAAGTTTATTGAATAAATATCTCTCTCTTTAGTTTGTTCTACGGCGAAATTAAAAACTTCTTTTTGAATATTTAAACAAGTTTCATAATCATATCCTAAAGCTTTACTAACTTCTAAAGCTATATCTTCTGAGTATGAAGTTTCATTTTTATCTTTCATTATTAATTGTGAAATACTAAAGTGTACAATTTTATCTTTTTAGTTATAAAAGAGTCTCTAAGTTTTTTCAAGTCTTCATTTAAGTCAAACTTTCTTAAATTTGTTTTTGAAGAAATTAGATACCCTTTATCCCTTAAATGTTTGTTTATTCCGTGTAAATAATTTTTCTTTTTATCCAAGTCTTCAGAAATCATTTCTAAAGTTTCATCATTTAAACCTTTTCTGATGTAATAGGTTAAAATATTTTTTTCAAAATCTCTAAGCCTATCTTTTCCTTTAAACTTTATTGTACTATAAACTGTCAATATAGTGTCAACCATATCGATTTCATTTTTATATTTACATTTATTTATGTGAGTTTCTGGTAAAGCCAAAGTCTTAAAAATTTTTTATATGCAAATATAAACAATTTATTTATAAATTCCAAATAACTTTATAAAATATAACAAAACTTTAACATTTTAATACTGTAATTTAATCAATTTTATTTTTAAAAGAGTATTTATTATTTTTGTAACTCAAATAAAAACCAAAACTAATGTTAGATTATGAAGACTTCTATTTCCAAATTTGGAACTATTTTATAAGTGAGAGTGATGTTTCATTTGATTATAGAGAAGAAAATATAGATTTTATAAGAGCAGTTACTTTTTCTTTTTTCAAGGAATATGAAAGAAATAATGTAAACGTTTCTGTTTATGGAAAAGCTTTAAAAATAATTTTCTCTAATATGTTTCTGCACTCGCCAAAAACGTTTGATAATGGAGAAATTAGAGATTTTAATCGTTGTTGAATTGTTGAAGATTATTAAGCCTCGTTAATTCGGGGCTTTTTTTAAAAATAATGTTTAATTTATTTTTTTATTCCAAAACTTATTCTTATATTTGCATCATAATTCGGCGTATCCCCCTCTTGAATAGTATTCTTGAGCCGAAAGCTGTTAGTTGAGCCGAGAACTTTTACACAGCTTTTTATTTTTTTGTTCATACAAAAATTGTAATGAACTTGGTCAGAGATTTATTCTTGCAAACGTATTACCTAAAGATACGCATCTAACTTAAGGAGTTAGATTTTTATTGAGATTAAAAGTTTAAAGTAGATGTGGAAACCCTACAATAAATTAAAATAATATTAAATATATAGCCCTTTATAGGATTTAATGCATCGGTTTCCACCTTGGATGTTTTATTTCTTATTTAGGGTTTTTATTTTTAATATGTTTTTAGAAACTGTACGTATACCTTCAATGCTTTATTTTTCACTGTCTGAACAAGGTGGTGTGAAGCTTATTTCTGTATATGCTACTTTAAAGGCATTTAAAAATGGAAATATTAAATACTACGCTTACACTTCTAAGAATAATAAGTTTGTAAGTGGTTATGGTCTTCTAAGAAATAAAACAAATATTTCATTACCTACTTTAAAAAAATATGTCCCTATCTTAATTGATATGGGACTTTGTTCGTTTCATAGTAATGGAGATTTTGTAATGTTAGGCGGAGAAAAAGTGAAAGAGCTTTACAATTCTTACAAAATGATTCCTATTAAAATAGGAGAAAATATTATTAAAACACAATATAATTGTTTATCTGTTAAATGTCATTCTGAACAAAGACAGCAGTTAACTATGATTAGTAAAAAAACACATCGAAGAGACTTATTAAAGCAACTATCTAACCCAACTTCTTTGAAAGGATTGAAATCCGCAAAAAGAGTAGAAGCAAAGTTTGGAAAGAAAATTGAAATTATCGATAATGTAGTTATGTCTAATCAAGGTTTTGCTTTTTTAAAAGATGGCACTGAAAACAATAAATCAAAAGGTAGTTACTGGAAATCAAGACTTGTAAAGAACGGAATTATTAAATCTACTCGTAGATATGAACTTGGTAAGAAAATGTCTTACGGAGCTTATTTAGAGTATAAAAAACTTTTCTTTTATAAGGGTATGACTTATTCAAATGGTAGGCTCGCTGAAGAACTAGTTTCTGGGTTTTCTGCTGTCGATTTAATTAATAATTCTATCCCTAAAGTTGAAAAAACAGTATCTTCTGTAAAAAACACTGTTAAACCATTAAGTTATTTATCTTTTGATTTTGTAGCTTGGATTAGCAATAAATAGTATGTTGCTTTAAGTTGGTCTTAAAAAATTCCACTGAGAAAAAATTTGATAAATATGTTGCTAATTAATAAAATTAGTTGTATATTTACAAAAAATTATTATATGCAATATATATTAAGAGAAAGACAAAAAATAGCAGTTGATAAAATAGATAGTTTCATAACTAATTCTAAAAAAAATAATGGGATATTTATATATCCTACTTCTTTTGGAAAAAGTCTTGTAATAGCAAACATAGCTTCTAAGTATCCTGAAAAGTACTTTATTAACGTTACAAATAGTAAAGAGCTATTAAAACAAAATTACGAAAAATATACTTCTTATGGTTTTGAAGCAAGTATATGTTCCGCTTCAATAGGACAAGTAGGTGTAGGTAAAGTAACTTTTGCGACTATAGGTACTTTAGTAAGATTTACAGACTTCTTTAAGGATAAAGATGTTATAATTCTTGATGACGAGTGTCAGGAAGGAAGTGCTACAGGTTCTCAATTAGCTAACTTTATAAAAAAATTAAAAAAGTACAAGTTAGTAGGAGTCACTGCAACTCCTTTTAGATTATCTCAAAATATGGAAGGTACTTCTCTAAAAATGATGAATAGAGATAGAAAATGTATTTATAAATCTATAGAAGATGTAGTTCAAATATCTGAAGTAGTTGAACAAAAATATTGGTCAAAATTAATATATGAAGTAAAAGATGTAGACGAAAACTCTCTAACTTTAAACTCTACGGGAACAGAATATACAGATAAGTCTATTCAAATATTTAAAGAGGTTAACGATATTAATAATAGAATTGTAGAGGAAATAAAAGATTTAATTTTAAAAGGTAGAAAATCAATATTAGTTTCCGTACCTTTTATAGAAGACGCTCAAGAGATATCTTCAAAGTTAAATTACTGTGAAGCTGTTTTTAGCGGTATGGATGCAAAAGTAAGAGATAGAATTATACAAGACTTCAAATCTTTAAAATTAAAAGTTGTAGTTCAATGTAGAATTTTAGCTGTTGGTTTTGACCACCCAGAATTAGACGCTATTATAATGGCAAAACCTACAAACTCTTTAACTTTTTACTATCAATTCTTAGGACGTGGAGTTAGAATACATCCAAATAAAAAAGACTGCATGGTTATAGATTTAAGTGGTAATTTTAAAAGGTTTGGAAAAATAGAAACTTTAAGTATAGAAAATAGTGATTTAACTAAGGGGTGGGCAGTTTTTAATGAAGAAATGCTTTTAAGTAACTATCCTTTAAATACAAATAACAGACCAACTAAAAAATCTCTTTTATATAAATTAAAGAACGAACAAACAAATTTAGCTTCAAATGAAGAAGAAGCTTCTTTTTACTTTGGAAAGTATAATGGTAAAAAAGTATCGGAAGTTTTTAAAGAAAATAAATCCTATTTAACATGGCTTTTAGACCAAAAAGATTTTAATTGGTTTGGAGAAAAAGGTAGAAAATTAAAACAGACTATACAAAAAAAGTTAGGAGTATTTTTAGAAGAAGAAAAAGCGGTATTTAGAAATGGGTAAAACTTACAAACATAGAAATAAAGGTAAATTTAATAACGGACTATTAGATGAAATACCTAGTGACTTAAAAAATATGTGGGATAGGTCTAATAATGATTGGGGAGAATTTAGAAAAGCTAAAAAAGATTTAAAAGATAAAATTGCCGAAAAAGAAATGAAAGAAGAAGTTATAATTATAGAAAAAGGAGAACATATAGACTTTGATATTCCAGAACAAGAAGAGATAATAAACAAATATAATTCACAAATGAATACCTACACAAAAAAAGAGTTAATAGGAGCAAAATTTAATGGGTTAACAATGGGAGATTTAGCTGAATTTGTATATAAAAATCCTAAGATACCAAGAGATGCTAAAGTATTAGTAGAACGTATAGAAGATATTTATTTTGAAGGCATAGACATTAGTGGTATGAACTCTGTAAAAGGGATTCTTCCAAAAGGAAGTAAATCAGAAGGGTGGAAAGTACTGCTTATTGAATATGAGGACTTAGAAAAGCAATTCTTCCCTGCTTGGGGTATATCAAAAGAAAATGACGATAGTATAGTTTATATTTTTAATCATTATTAGTATGAAATGGTACAATTACATAGAATTAGAAAATGTAAAGGCTACATTTGGTTCATTTAAAATATTAGATGAAGTTGATGTATTAGATTACCAACCTATTTGTGAGTTTTCAAAGATTGTGCAAAATTATTTAAAAATTAAAAACATATTACAAAATGATAGCAGCGAAATGTACTAGATGTGGATATGTAGGTTGTAACGGGAATAATATGATGTGTTCTCCAAGAACTCAGGAATTAGTAGACAGTTATAAAGAATCTATAAAAACAGGTTTTGACATAGAAAAGTATAAAACAATCGATGAAAATAAAGTTCTTATTAATCCGCCACAAAATAAAAATATAGATAACTTACTTATAGATGTTCAAGGAGGGATTATTAGAAGTATAGAAAGATTAATTCTCCGTACACCAAATGATATGGAATTAGGTAAAGCTGTTAGAGAAATTTTTTCGCCGAAAAAAGAATAAAAACAAAAAATTATTTGCATAATTCAAATATTAATCTTATATTTGTAGAATGATAAGAAATTAGTCGAAATGAAATATGAATGTTGTAAAGTAGAAGGTTGTATTAATAAAGGTAAATTACATAATTCTAAAAAATTTAGATATTTTCCAAGAGGGTTTTGTAGCACACATTATAAAAAATTTGTTAAGGAAAATAGAGATATTATAGATAAAGATAAAATAAAACCTTTATGTTGCTCTGTTGAAGGTTGTGAAAGACCTAAACCTTATAAAAAAGGATTCTGTGAATTACACTACAGAAGACTTAATGATAATGGTGACGTAAACATTGTACAAAAACGAAGAGAGGGACAAACAGAGCACCCTTTATATAACACTTACATGGGAATTCGTAAAAGATGTTTACAAGAAAATGATAAGGATTATCCAAGATACGGTGGTAGAGGAATAAAGATTTGTGAAAGATGGTCAGGTGTTGATGGGTTTTTTAATTTTGTAGAAGATATGGGAGAAAGACCTGAAGGGTTTACATTAGATAGAAAAGATTCAGATGGTGATTATTCTCCTGATAATTGTAGATGGGCTGATATAAATACACAAGGATTAAATAAAAGAAATGTTAAAAACAGGGGTGTTATATTTTACAAAGATTTAAATAAGTATAGAGCTAGAATAGCTGTTAATGGTGTTTCTTATGAATTAGGAATGTTTGAAGATTTAGAAGAAGCAATTAAAGTAAGAAAAGAGGCAGAAATTAAATATCTAGGTTTTGAAATACAAGTATAAAAAGTTAGACTATAATACAGAAAATTTAGAAAGTTTATCTAATTCAGATTTAAAAAAAGTTGCTGACTATTGGTTAAGACAATACTTATTAAGCAATAATGAAAGAGATTTTGATGCAATGGTTAGATGCCCTATAAAAAAACAATGGTATCAAAAAAGTAACATACATGTAGCTCATTACTATGACAGAGGTATAATGAACACCCGATATGATTTAATAAATTGCCACTTAGTTTCTGCTAACTCAAATACTTTTGATGCACAAGTTCAAGTAGAAGGTTATAAGTCAAAACATCACAAAGAGTACGAAGATTTTTTAATTGAAAAATATGGTCAAGAAGAATTTGACAAATTAACAGAACGGTCAAAAGAAATGAAAATATTTTACAAAGGAGATTATATAGAAATAATAAATAGGTTTAGAAATGAGTAAAGATTCATGGGCAATATTAAATCATCTTATAGAAGATTATTCAGAAAATAGGGAAAGTTTTGATTTAGATAGATTGCAAACTTTAAGAGAGAAGATAAGTTTAAATCTTTTCTTTTTATCAGACAGTTTTTCTGAATATATTTCTGATTACGACAGAAACGAGCATATTCGTAAAAGTAAAATGGCAGAAAGAGAGCAGTTTTGGAGGACTCAAAAAGATAATGATGGTAAGTCAATGACTATTGCAGAAGCAGCAAATAGAGCAAGGATAGAATGTAACGAAGAAGTTGATAACTGTAAGGAATCTTTAAGAAAGAAGAAGAGGGCAGAGATAGTGTTGATGTCAGTTCAACAAATCCTTAACTCATTGAGCTCTCGTTTATCAATGCTGAAAACCAATGCCTAAAAAATTAACACATACTGATTTTTTAAATAGACTGTCTGAGGTTAACACTCAATATATTAATGACGAGATTAAAATTTTAAGTGAATATAATGGAAGTATAAATCCTATTATAGTAGAGGACTGTTTTGGTATATCTAAAACAACACCCAACAGGTTATTAAATAATGTTTCTATAAGTATAGAATCTGCTGTGGATAAAGATAAGTATTTTAAAAGTGTATTATTAATTAATAATAAGTCTTATATGAATGGAGAATTTAGAATAATGAACAAATACAATAAGACTTTAGGGGTTTGTTATATTCAAAATAAATATGGGATTTGTAAAACAACATTTTTTAATTTAACTCAGGGTAAAGTTCCACATATAAAATCTGCAATATCTCCTACTGATTATTGGAAAAATATGGTTAGAGAAAAAAGAGGGTGTAAATATAATTATAGGTTTTCTGAGTATACAAAATCAGATAATAGAGTTAAAATATATTGTGGTAAACATGGATTTTTTAATCAAGAGGCACATGCACATATTTCAGGTTCAAATTGTCCAAAATGTATGGGTGTTCACGATTATAATTTAGAAGAGTATATTCAAGAATGTAATATTAAACATGATTATAAATACGACTATTCTTTAATTAAGCAGTCTGATTTAGGTAAGGGGTTAAAATTGAATATAATATGCCCTCAACATGGTATTTTTAAACAGATTCAAAATAGTCATATTTTTGGTCATGGGTGCAATAAATGTAGTTTAATTAAAAGAAGTAATAATTTAAAATTTAATAATAGAGGTTGGACACATAGTAGATGGATTGAAATGAGTAAGACATCTAAAAATTTTGATAGTTTTAAAGTTTATATAATTAGATGTTGGAATGATGAAGAAGAGTTTTATAAAATAGGTAAAACTTTTCATAAAATTATAAATAGGTTTTTAAAAGATAGGACATTAATAAATAATTATCAGTATGAAATTTTACAAATTTTTGAGTCAGATGATGGTAAGTACATCAGTACATTAGAAGATAGTCTATTAAAAGAGAATAAGGAAAATAAGTATTTACCAAAAATAAAATTTGGGGGTTATAGTGAGTGTTTTAGTAAAATAAATATAAATAAAAAATGGCAAAAAAAATTAAAGAAGAAAGCGGAGAATTGTCTGCAATTGATAAAATGTATGCAAAGTACAAAAAAACTGAACAGATATTTGAAGCTCCTAAATCTTTAGAAGATATAGATACTTCTGTTGAAAGATTAGTTAATCCATTTTTATCTTTTGATAGGTACTTAGGAGGAGCACCAGCTAAAGGAAAGATAACAACTTATTCGGCATTTGCATCTTGTGGCAAGACTTCTATGGCTTTAGCACTTGCAGGGACTAATAAAGATAGTATAGTAGGTTTCTGTGATAATGAGTTTAATTGGAGTGACTCTTCTTACTTATGGATTGATAAATATTTTGGAATTGAAAAAGAAAGAATCCATGTTTTACAACCAACTTATTTAGAAGAGGGTGCTGAGATGGTTGAAGATTTATGTGAAGTTGCAGATATTGTAATTTTTGATGGATTTGATTCATTAGCTCCTAAAGGAGAATATCAAGCAACTATGGAAGAACAGCAGATGGGATTGCAAGCAAGAGCTTATAAAAAGTTTTTTCGCCGTTCTATGGGAAAAATTTACAAATCTAAAGCTGCTCTTATTATTACAAATCACCTTTACGAAAATATTGGAAACGTTTTTGAACCATTTAAAGAACCAGGGGGAAGAGCTATACATGATTTCGCAAGTCAAAAACTATACCTTACAAGAAGCAATACAAAAGATAAAGACGGAAAAACAGTAGGTCAAGATGTAAATGTAACTATTAATAAAGATAAATTATCAGGTAATAGAGGAGTTAAATTTAGCTTACCTTATAATAATAAATTAGGTTTTGATATTGAATTAGATATTTTAAATAACGCAGTTGATTTAGGAATAGTTAAACAATCAGGAGCTTTTTTCAGTTATGATGGTACAAATATTGGACAAGGTAAAGATAAAGCTAAAATTACCTTAAAAGATAACCCTGAATTATGTATGGAAATTGTAACTTTATGTAAAGAAAATTTTAAATAAAAACCACATAAAACTCTCTAAAAAGTACAGTTAGTGGTTCTGTACTTTTTTAAAACTTATATCTCAATATAAAATATGAAAATAAAAGCAAACAATATAGAAGATTTTAAAAATCAGTATTATCAACAATTTGATAATAAAATACCTATGGAAATAAATATTGAATTAGACACTAATAACATTTTTTGGGAACAATTTACAAAAACGGCGTATAATAATACTATACAAAGTTTAAAGTTTATGGGTGTACTTGCACCTGAATTTAAAAATGTAAGTCAATTTTTTATACCTGAATATGGTAATGTAAAACGATGTTAAGCAATATAATGAAGTATGGTAGTAAAAAAACAAACAGTTCCTTGGGTATATCAAGGTAAAGTTATAGACCACATAGATAAAACACCAAAAAATTCTTTTGCGTTCGTATATAAAATAACACTTGGAGATGGTAGATTTTATTTTGGAAAAAAATATATGTGGAAACCTAATTATACAAGTGGAGCAAAAAAAGGTATAAGTAAAGGGCAGTATTCGTGGCAAACATACTGTTCTAGTTCTATAGAATTAAAAAAGCTTATTAAAGAAGGTATGAAATATGAGAAAGAAATTCTTTTTTTTACTTTTTCTCGTGCCGAAACCACATATAGAGAGACACAACAAATAATTTGCAGTGATGCATTAACAGACCCTAAGTGCCTGAACTACTGGATAAAAGCAACTATCTACTCCAAGCATCTAAAACAAGATTTATAAATTATGTGGAATATATTTAAAAAGAAACCTAAAAAAGAATTCATTATAAAGTATAAATATGGTAAGTTTTATTATGATACTATAATATTCGCTAAGACTAGAGAGAAAGCAATTAAAAAATTTGTAGATCATAAGCTTTTTTCTAATATAATTTCAGTAACTGAAGTATAAATTTTCCGCAAAAAGATTTGTAAATAACAAAAATAATCTCTATCTTTACAAAGTAATACTAACAACACATTAAATGACAGCACAAAAAAGAACACCTGTTAAAAGAGAACCTAAAAAGAAAGAGAAAGTTGTAGAACATGGATTAACTTCCAATTCTATAAGCTCTAGAAACTCAGATAATTTTACTGTTGAGTTAAAAGATATTCAAAAACCAATTGTTAACTTACACAGAGAAAATGATATTGTTATTCTAGATGGGTTTGCAGGCGTAGGAAAGGACTTTATACAAGTTTTTAGAGCCATGTCAGGATTAATAAGTAAAGAGTTTGAAGAGGTTATTTTTATGAGAACTATTGTAGAAGCAACTTCATCTAAAATCGGATTTTTACCAGGTTCGGAGGATGACAAGCTAATGCCTTACTTGGAAATATTTTACGACCAAATGAGAGGAATGTTAAAACCTGCAGTTTTTGATAGAATTAAAAATAAAGTTAGATTTGAATATCCTGGATTTATCAGAGGAAAAACTTTAGGTGGTAGAAAAGGAAACGTATGTATAGTTTTAACAGAGGCACAAAACTGCGAATTAAGAGAGCTTGTTACTATAAGTACTAGGTTAGCAGAAGGCTCTAAACTTTATATTAACGGATGTAAAACTCAATCAGACATAGGTAATAGAAGTGGATTTAAAGATTTTATTAATATTGTTAAAGATATTGAAGGGGTTTGTGTCTTTGAGATGGGTGATAGTTATCAGATGCGTGGAAGATTGGTAACTGAAATTGATAAAGCCCATAGAAATTTTATAAATAACAAACAATAAATTTGCAAAATTAAAATAAAAGTATTATATTTGCATAGTAAATAGATAAAAGTGTGTTTGAATAACCTTGAAATTAAGAGGGTAATAAAAAACTTGAATAGGCAGAGACCAGCCTCAACACAATACTAATAATAATGTTACAAGTGATATTCTATTTATAATATTTGAATAAAAACTAAGTTAAAAAATCTTTTCGGGTCAGGGAAACTAACATCCTGTGTCTTTGGTAACAGAGACTAATCCTTAAATTTAAGTTAGTTAATGTGTTTTGAGATACCACAAGTTTTTATTCTTTTTTGTAATTACTCTATCGTTAACCACCACCACTGCAGAGGTAACAATTAAGAAGTGGTTTTAATATTGTGTTTAGTTTTTTCTTTGCCCAATAACATAGAGTAATTTTTTAATAAATTAAAACAAGTAAAAATGATAGAAGATTTTACAGAAATTAATCAAAACTTAACAGTAGGTCAAGAGTTTATAGAATGGGCTGAACAATATTGGTTATTAGACAAATTAGTAAAAATTGAAAATCCTGATGAATTTGCAGGAGAAAAATGTGATTATAATTACATGCGGAATATTTTTATTGAAAAAATAAACGCAATTATTAAGCAAAGATTATAAAAAATGACAAACGAAGAGTTATTAAAATCAACAGAAACTGAGTTAACAGATTACTGCTTATATTTAGAAAAGATAGATGAAGACAACTGGATAGAAGTTGAAAGAGAAGAAGATGGGTATTTTAGAAACGGAAGTAAATATACCTTATTTTATTTTCAAGTAGAGTGGGAAAGAGATGGTTATTTATTGTCATATCAATATAATGAACATAGTGAAGACTGGGGAGAGGACGAGGTAGAATTAGAAAGTGTATTTTTAAGAAAAAAATAAAAAATGGAATTTAAAGGAAGCGGTTTTAAATACTTTTTTAATAATGAAAGTAAAACCATAGATGAGATTAGAGAGTTAGTTGATAATAATACTACTGTTTCTGTAAAAGGACTTAATGTTCATTATTTTTCGCCGAAAAAAGAATTAAATAAAACAGAAAAATTATTGAAAGAAGTAGAACAACATCAAAGACAAAATGGAGGAAGGGTAGAAACAAACTTCCTATTTGATGATATAATTACAGGATTTGGATATCAATCTAAAATAAAAAGTGAACAAGTAGAAACACTTAATAATATAAAAAAAGAGGTTGTATTTCCACTAGGTCATAATGGTACAGACACTTTATTAGTAACTTTAGAAGAACCAAACTATACGATTCCCAATATGATGAAAGCTTCTAATTACTTAGATAGCTCTGGTGAAAATTTAAAAAAGATATGGGATTTTAAAGTAAAAAGTAAAGAAGGGGTAAAAGAAACTGATGGTAAACTAGATTACTCTGAAATAAACTTACAAATTTTAGATTTAATGGCTGAAAGGTTTACAGCTAATAAACACAAATATCCAAAAGGTAATATGAAAAAACCTTTAGATAAACATTCTTTAGTTTGGGCTGCATTTAGACATATTAGAAAAATGTTGCAACCTATTGAAAATGACCCAGAAAGCTTTAAAGAACATTTAACTGCGGTTCTTTGTAATATGAGCATGGTACTTGACCAAGAAAATTTAAAATAAATTTGCACAAGTCAAATAAAAGTTTTATATTTACCTAACAAAATAAGAGAGTGACGTACAAATGAAGTTGGTAGAAATACTTTAATACCCCTGCAAAAGCGATTGAAAAAGGGACTATACTATAATATACATCGTTCGGAAATCTACCCCAAGGGGTACGTTATTAACAACTCTCTTTTTAAATTAAATATATGAAAAAAGTAAATTACGTCTTTTTCACTGAAGTTATTACAATACTTAGCGAGAAAGGAGAAGAAAAAGTTAAAAAAGCTACTTCTAAAAGTTCTGATTCAGAGTACGATTTAGATTTCTATGACAAGCTAGGGATGAAGCCCCCAAAGGAACTTTTAAATGAAGAGAACTTAATATCTGAAGATGGTTTTATGAAGTTAGAAGAAGGTGAGTTTACCTATGACTTTCAAAATAGATTCTTAGATATGACTGATTTTTCTACCGCAGTAGAAGCTGAAGAGTTTGGAACTTTGATTCAGTTTAAAGATGGAAGAGAGTACTTTGTAGAAGAAGATATCTTTGAAGTTTATGGTAGGATAAAAGTAGCTCAGATGACTCCTTTTGAAGTATTTAAAGAGTCTGTAATTTACTTTTTCGGCGAAATAAAAAATAAATTAACAAGAAATAAATTAAAGAGTACATAACAAACAAAAATTGACATGGAGTACAAGAATTATTCGATTTCCTCAGGGAAAGGTAAGCTATACCTAAAAAGCAAAACACCTCAAGAGGGATTTGAAGAGGTGTTATACGGAACGGGAGAAGTTAAAGACAAAACTTATCACCAATACCATTCAAGTATTAAAGGAATTCCAAAGTATTTTGAGACTAAAGAGATTCAATATCAAAATAGAACTTTAAAGTTTTTAGAACTTACACTTGTAGACGGAGAAGTGTCTAATAAAGTATCAACTGCTTTAAAAAACAAAAACGGGTATACAGACGAAGTTAAGACTTTAATTTCAGCTTTAAACGGTTTAGAGTTAGGAGAAGAAGTTACATTATCTACAGCTAAAAGTAAATATACCAATAAGGCAGGCGTAGAAAAAGAAAACCTTAATATTTATATTAATTATACAGGTAGATTAGGAGAAAACCGTAAAGGTTTAGGTACTGGATTTATTCCTTATGTTGAAATTCCTAAAGCAGAAAAAGAAGTTGACGAAGATGATGGAGAGGTTACTTGGAATTGGAAGCCTGTAAATAAATTTTTTACTGCGAAAATTAAAGAGATAGAAGAAAGATTTAAATCAGTAAGCACTCCTACTCAAGCACCTGTGCAAACAGCAACTCCAAAAACAGAAACACCTAAAAAAGAGGAAGTTAGTAATGACCTACCCTTCTAAAATAAATTAACATAATATAAGCCATCGAGTCTAGGGCATTTCCCTGGCGAGGACTAAAAACCTTTTGAGTTGGCTTTAAAATAAGAGAATGAAAAGTATAAAAGTCATATTTGATAAGGAAATATTTAGAGGAGATATATTTGTCAGGGAATATGGAGGATGTCCTTATATAGTTGATGAAAATCTAAATTTAATAGCTGCTAAAAAAATAAACGTAGAGGACTTCAAAGTTAACAATGAATTTTTAAAAATTAGCCACTATATTTTTGGAGAGTTTGAATCAAGCGGATATGAAAAAACAGAAAATAATAAATATACAATAATTAGCATAAATAAATGAAAAAAACACTTTCAAACCAATGGTATTCTGGGGCAGAACAAATTACAATTTCAGCTCAAGAATATGTACTTTTAAAAACTGCAGTAGAACAAGGATTAAATGCTTTAGCAAGTACTAGTTTCCCAGAAGTAAAAACTTTTGTAAATGTAGATACAGGAGAGTACGTAGAAAAACCAACTCAAAAACAACTTAAAGATGGTAAAGTTGTAGAAACAGTTAGTCCAGAAAAAACATTTTCTTTGGAAAATAGAGTTATTTCTTATGATGGAAAAGTTACGCAAGAAATGTTAGCCGCTAGAGAATTGATTATGATTATTCATCAAAGAAATATTGAGCAAGGGCTAACAACAGACGTAGAAGAATTACAAAGACAGTTTGAAGCTAGTAAATTAGAAGTTGTACAATAATGGTAAATTATTTTAAAGATAGATTAGCTCAAGTTAAAAAAGCGGTAGGTGCTAAATGTACCTACTTAGCTTTTTCTCAAGAGAAAGATACTTACTTCTTTTTAGTTAATCTTTTAAATGATTCTGGCGCAAAAGATAAAGTAAAAATAGAGATTAAAGGTATACCTCAACAGTTAGAAGATAAAGACTATTTAGAACTAATAGAAATTTTGAAAACAAGAAGCTATGTCAGCAGTTAAAAAAGCATACGACTCTCTTTTAGAGTCAGGAGATTTAGAAATGCTCTTTCCAAAAGCAAAGGGAGAGTGGGAAAAAGATAAAAAAAGATTTACAGAAATATATGAGTTTAATCAAAAAACTCTTGAAAACTTTGAAAAGAATTTATGAAGGCATTCGGCGAAAGAATAATTGTAGAAAAAATACTTGAAGATAATAAAATTAATGGTATTACAGTAAGTACAGAAAAGGTATTTAATAATACGGTTAAAGTTATATCTGTAGGAGAGGAAGTAATTTCTAAATTAAAAGAAGGAGATACTTTAAAATTATCTGAAGATTCAGGTACAAAACTAGTAAATGAAGGGAAAGAATACTTAGTAATTGTTAAGCAAAATATTTTAGCAAAACTTTAACATAATAAATTAGGAAGTAAGATACTAAAGCAGTATCTTTGATTATTAATAACACACGCTACAACGGATTTGGGCAATTAGCTTAATTTGGAAATGGTTTTGTATTTGGGATGATTTGGCAAATCCGAAAGATTACGCATTTTTAACCCCAAACCCGCTGTAGCGCGAGAACGTTGTAGGTAATTGATAAGAAAAGCCGAAAACGTTGAAAAACACGAAAACATAAAATGACAACAGAAATTAAAGAGATTATAAACTATTTAAGTAATAATAACGGAAGAGACTTATCAAACCCAAAAGCTGAATTTTTTAGAAATGTTGCCTTTGACATACTTCATAAATTTGAAACCAGAACTTACAGCGAAGTAGAACAGTTTTGTGAATTTCTTTTAGAAAGTGCTAAATCTGCACAAATAAAAATACTAGGTGTTGAAAGTACAGCAGAAAGAATCAAAGATGAAGACTTTTACAGAAACGCTTTAAATAATTAACCTTTTACGTTGTTCATCTATATTAAAAGGTATTCCTTTAAAGACAGAGACATAAATTGGAGAGCATTTACCAAAAGTTTTACTTAAAAGTATTTCAGTATCAATTTTATCGAAATACTCTATACCTACGCATTCTAAATGACCAATTACAGAGTTGCCCATAAATACACAAGTTACTTTGGTTTCATTTATTTTTTCATTTTTATTGAATGGTAGTTTTATAAAATATTGTGGACATATTGCCTTAATATAGTGTTCTTTGCTAATGTTTTCAGTTTGTATCATAAGTTATTTGAAATTTTTGTGTTTGTTTACAGAGATTAAAATAATGTAAAAACATACAATATATTTGTATATGTATAATTTAGTTGTATATTTGCAGTGTTGTTTTCTATAGTTGATTTTTGCATTGCAATTAATGATACTCATAAAGACAGAAAAAAGAAAGCCGAAAGGTGTTAGAGCACAATTCGACTTCCTAAAATTAAGTTTAGCTAAATCTTTCGATTAGCAAGGTTAGTCCAAATTTCACCACTTCCAGGGCAATGAATTTGACAACCTCCGTTTTATACCATACTACTATCGTAGCTTCAGGTATATTGGAATTACTCTCCATATTATCCTCATAAGCAATTATTTTAAATTATCCGAAATGCGAAAATAGTAAATATTTTTGACATTAACAATTATTTTCCGAAAACAAACACAAAAATTTCAACTACCTACAACAGCTACTAAGCGTCATAGCGGGATTTGGCTGAATTGAATAATGATTTTGTACTTGGAGAATCTGGCAAACTCCGAAAAATAGTGAATTTTAACCCGCTACATCGCCTAGTAGCAAGACGTTGTACATTTTAAGCAAAAAACATATAAATTGCGTTATTATTGCAATAAATTAAGCAGAGACCTAAAAGTTTCTGCTTTTTTGTTTGGTGTAATCAAATAAGTTTAGTATATTTGTAAAAAATAATTAGAACATGACAATAGATAGAACTTTATATAAGTGGGAAACTTTTACAAACAAATTAGTAGATCAATTTATTAAAAAATATTTTGAAGTTGAAGATGCTTCAGATGTTGAGATGTACTGGATTGGGGATGACATTGGTTCAGTTTGTATGATTAACGATTACTTCTTCAATATGAGTGATATTAAATTTTGCCTTAAAAACAATGTAGAAATTAGCAAACTTTTTGAGTGGTATGACTATGTACTTGAAAATCCTGGAGAATATATAAATTTACAGTCTTTTAATATGGGAGCAAAAGAAATTATAAAACAAAGAAAAGAAAGTTTAAAGAAAAGTAAAAAATCAGTAGAAGAATCAGAGAAATTATTTTTTAAAATGTTGAAAGATTAACTATGACACTAAAGGAATTAAATAACATACACAGAGACTTAAGAAGGTATAGATATTTTTATTATGAATGCGAAAATATACTAGAAGTAGATAAAAACACTATTCCTGATTATGAATATGATATGTTAGAAAAAGAGTATGATAAATACTGCAACGAATTAAAAATACCATTAGAAATGAGAGTTTCTAATTTTGTAGGGTTTGATATAGGAATACCAATGAATTTATATTATAAATAATTATGACAGCAGAAGAAATAAAAAAATACAGACTAACACCTATGAGCGACGGTTGGTATAGAAGTCAACAAGGATTGATATTTATGCCAGGAGATTATAAAAGAGCTTACTTATCAAAAGTTTTTAAAATGAATGAACAAGATGATAATAAAAATAAATTAATATTAACAGTAAATAAATTATGAAAAACACTGTAAATTACGCAGAACAACCAAACTTATTTGAAGACATAACAGAGTTTTCAATACATACAGACTCAGAACATAGAAGAGGTAGTAACTACTATAGATGGGATATTATAGAATTTAAATCAGAACATAAAGAATATTTTCCAGAAGTAAAAGATTTTGAACAGTATGTGGGTACTTGGAAAACAAACACTATTTTGGACGATTGGGAACATGGAAGCGAAGAAAGTTTTTCAGAACTTTACAGAGTGGAGAAAAAAGAAGTTTTATCTTATGAATGGGTGGGAGTATAAGTTATGATAAACAAAGAAGAAATAATAGCAGCTCTTATAAACGTAGGGTTTACTAGAAGGTACGATGGAGATGACTCTAATTGGATTTATAAAAATTACCCAATAAAAGTAAAAGAGAATACAACTTTAACAGAAGTATTTAAACTTCTGATGAGAGCTTCGGAAACAATAAAAATTTGGGAAATTAAATCAGTATTAAATATATTACAATAAAAATGACTTTAGAACAAATCAAAAACAGACAAGAGATAATCAACGCTTCACTTTATTCTTTATTAGAAGATACAAGAGCCGTAGTAGGTAAAATAGCTGGAGCACAAACTACAGAAAAATCTCAAAAACACGAAGAAGGTTTTGCAGGGATAGGGTTACTAACAGAAATAACAAGTATTCAAGATATGACAGAATACCTTATTCAAAACCTTTTGGAATGTAAGGTTATATTAGTTAATTCAGTATATGCTCCAGAAGAACCTGTAGAAGTACAAGGATTAAGATAAAATGAAAAACTATTTAACAGCTTTGGTAATAGTATTTATAGGATTTTCTATGTTGACCTTAACTTTTAATTATGTAGATAACTCTAAGTCGGCGCAAAAAATTGAAAACATAGAAAGACTTTACAAACTAAAAACAGATTTAAAAGAAATAAAAGACCGTAGAGAGATTCAAGATTACATAGACAGTACTCAAACATTAATAGACTCTTTAAACAATATAAACTAATATGCATTACTTATTTAACGAAGAAATAACAGAAGAATCTGTTAACAGTTTAGTAGAAAAATTAAACTCGGCGGAAAAAGATGAAAAAATAAATTTATGGTTTGCAACCAATGGAGGAGAATCTTCTTCTATGGGGTTCTTAGTAAACTATTTCAATTCTATAAAAGACAAACTCACTATAACTCTAACAGATAGAATATTGTCTGCAGGTACAAGTATCTTAACAGATTTTAATGGTAAAGTAGTTTTAGATTTAGACGACTTGGATGTTATTTTATTCCACGTTGCTGACAGGGAGAGTTACAGGTTTAGAAAAGATTCTACCTTCCATGACGCTAAAATATTATCTAAGCAGGATAAAGAATACAATTTAAACTTCGCCGAAAAAATTAAAAAGAAAAACCTCCTAACAGAAAAACAATTAAAACAGTTTCTAAAAGGAAGAGACGTAGTAGTATATAAAGAGCAGTTTAAAACTTGGAAGTTATAATAAAGTGGTATCTGACATAAGCCACTAAAAGGGTAAGGAGAACTAAAAAGCTCCCTGCCCTTTTCTCATTTAATAAAACACCCACTGGTAGTTTATCTGAGAGGCAGTTTTAAAATAGTAAAAATTGGTTTGTGTTTCTAAAAATATTATATGTTTATTGGTGGGGGACAAGGGAAATATTGTATGTGTTTTTATTTCAAAAATTGGTTTGTGTGTAGGCGTGGGCGTAAGGGAAATATTTTGAAAATATTGTATGCGTATTTGCCCCTATACTGACCCACTATAATCACCCCTACCAAAAAAGTAAGACTTCCCCTACTCCCTCTATGCTTTTTTGAAGTCTTACAAAGTTTTTCAACTTCTTACAAAAAACTATTTTCTAAATTTGACTTTTTAGCCTTGTAAGAGTGTAGCGTGTAAGATAGTCATACTTTAGCCTATAAACTTATTTACAGGCATTTTAAGCCACTCTTTTACAAGTTTGGTATCTAAGTATCAATATTTATTTTTTATTGATTAATTGCAAAGTTTAGTATTTATATAATTATTCTTACACTTAACTACTTAATCCTTTTCTTACTTTATATACTTTGTAAGAAATTCTTACTACTGGTAAGCCTTGATTTTATTGACTTTATAAAATTTTTTAAAAATAATTGCTTTTTTGTATTGTTTATTCAAATAGTATTCTTAGATTTGCTATCGAATTGAAACAGTAACCACAAAAAACAATAGTATCATGAACGTTAACAAATTTACAAGCAAAGAAACATTAGTAGATTACATAGAACAAAGTTTAAACCTTAAAAATGTTGAGGTATCAAAATTATTTGAAGGTGATAAAATAGATGTTGATACAGGCGTACTTTTTCAAATTAGAGTAAAAGGTCGCTTAACCTTGAGAGACTTGAGTATAATTGGTATTATGCACAAAGATGTTTCTTTCGTAGTTAATGATGAAAAACAAATTTTATTAACTTGGATTGAAGAATAACCAAACCTTTGCTTTTTATTCTTTTTTGGCGCAAAATTAAAAAAGAAACTTTTTAACTAACTTTTAAAATCTTAATCTTATGATAACTAATAACATTTTGCTACTTATTTTCATAGCCGTTTTATTTGTTCTCAGTTCTTTTTTGGCGCAAAAGACTGAAAAACAATTCATAATAAAGTTTGGTATTATATTAACAATATCTTTCTTTATTACTCTAGCTAACTTATTATTAATACTAATCGATAAAATTTAAAGTTATGGAACTTCTAAAAAGAAAACAAGTTTTAAAAAGCAGTTTATTAAACTTTGCGAACGATACTAAAAATATAAATAATATCTTTTCAGTAGCTACTGATATAAACAAAGGATATTGGATATATAAGGAGGTTATTTATGATAACAATATTTTTAATATAAAATCGGCTAAAAAAGTTAAAACAAGTCAATTAAATAAAGATACTGTTTATTATATATCTAGTATTGATGAAAGTAGAAAACATTTGTTTAATTTAGATAAAATATAATTTTATGGACTCAAGCATTAAAATAAATTTAGAATTAAAAAGTAAGTTTTTCAAAGATACTCTAATACAAGAGTTAAAAAATAACAGTATTGAACTATTAAACAAAAAAATAGTCCCACAATATAAAAACTTTTTCTTAATTAAACTTACTTTAAATTTTTCTGATGTTGGGAAAGTTAAAAGTATAATTAAAACAATTGAAAGTCAAGAAAAAGAGGAATTTAATAATTGGTTAACTGAAAAAAGAACTTTATAAAATTTAATCCTATGAAAATGTTAAATAACGGAATGCAATGCGAAATTTTAAAGGTATTTAAAAACGCTTCAAACAATACAAAGATAGTAAACGATGTAAAAGTATTCACTGACTTGTTACGTGTTAAACTTTCAAGCGGTAAAATAGTGTTAATTTGTGAGACTGAATTGGAAAAATAAAACTGTTAAAAAATTAGATTAATCAAATATAAATTATTACCTTTGGGGTATACTAAAAAACAAAGTTATGACTAAAATATCTATTGTAGAGGTTGAAAGGGCAATGCGAATTTTACATATAGAAGTACAAACCACTGAAGGGTGCGAAGCGTGGGAACTGTTAAGGGATTATATAAACCAACAAAGAGAAAAACAAATAAAAGAGGGTACTTTAATAGTACAATTGTAAACATTAAAAAATAAAGTTATGAAGAGTAAAAGAGAATTTTTAAAAGTAGTTAGTAATGAAAGGTTAGCTAATGCAGTTATAAAGCAGTTAGGCGTACCATTCAAGGAACTTTTACAAAATGCAAATAATTATCGTGATGCTAGTAGCGGAATAAATGGTTTTATTTATTACGATGAAACTCATAAATTTGCGTTAAAAAATAGAAAGGCAATAATTGAATTGCTAGAGGAACAAGCCGAGCAAATGGATACAAACGTTATTGACTTGGTAAAAAGTTTTAACTGTTTAGAGGTTGATAATGACGATTTAAAAGACTTATATAAGTTTTTAGGTGGTTCAAAGGTTGAACAAAGTAGTATAACAAATGCGTTAGCTTGGTTTGCTCTTGAGACGATTATCTATGAACTAATAAACTACAAAGAAAATGACTAATAAAGAAAAGATTAACTTATACTTAGACTATCTAAACAACTATTTAAGTGTTAATACATTTGCATTAAATAACGGTTTAACGTTTAATGAAGCGGTTGCAGTTATTAGTGAGGGTAGAGAATTAAATGAAAAATTGGCACAAAAAAATAATAAAAAAGAGGAGTTTAATTAAAAACATTTTGTACATTTGTACTATATAAAAACAAGGTTATGAAAGAAAATAAATATACTTACTTAAAAGTAATACAACAAAATTTTGTAACGTGGGAGGATGTAAGCGAATACGAAACTAACTCAAAAGGCGAGCCAAAAGAATGGAGCGATAAACCACACATAACCGCAACGGGAAAAGAAAGAAAACAAAGTTTACTATTACACGACTTAAAAGAATATCGTTTAATGGGTTACCCTACTAGAGTAGTACAAAGAAAAACCGCAAAGAAAAAATGAAAGGGAGTAATTTAGTAACAACAGTAACAAACATACTTAACAAGAGAGTAACAGAAGAGGAAGCGAAACAGTTTGCTTTAAACAATTACGGTATTCTAGCTACTTACATAAGACAAGAGTATGTTAAGAGTATAAAAGCGGGCGTAAAAAATTAAAAGACAAGGAAATGAAACAGATGGAAACAAAAGAACAACAGTATAAGGAACTACTAGAAAGTATATTAAGTCACATTGAAAGCGGTTTAATTAGTCTAGAGTTTAGCAGTTATTTATTAGAGGATATTAAAAAAGCTCTTGAATAATTTGGTAGATTGAATATAAATACTTATATTTGCTTATAATTCATTAACTCGATTCAACTATGGGAACAAATAAGGCGGTTTATCTTATAATAGATAACAAAAACATTAAATACATTAGAAAATACCTCGCAAAAGTAGAGGAATTGACAAGCATAAAACAAAATACCTTGTCAAAACATTTTAATAATGGGAATTTAGTATATAAAAATTATAATTTTGAAGTTATAAAGGTTATAAATGTAGATTTATCCTCGAATAGCAGAGGAAATAAGTATAACTTCATTAAGTCGGTTCAAGAATGGGAATAAAAATCCCGCAAAACAATAAAAAACAGTAAGAAAATGGAACTAATAACCCTATATGCATACAGAGAAAGAAAGAGTCCTTACAACATCCAAACTATATTAAGGTATAAAGATGGTAGAGTAAAAGCTATCTTTGGAAGTATGCTCAGACAACCTCGAAAAGGAACTAAAACGCTTATTATCAACTGTTTTAGATATAGAATTAATTGGGACAACGTTTAAAAAGTGAGGTTTTAAGAGGGAGTTTTATAAGGTGGACAACCCCAACCCCACTAAAATAAAGGCTTAACAACCCTAAAACTATATTCCTGAGTCGAAGGCGTTTATACTTAAAAATTAACTTAACATAATTTAACAAATGAAAAGAATTAAAAACAGTACAGTAGTTAGAGTAACAAGTGATAATCCAAACTATTATAAACACTTAAATAAAGATTTAGTTATAGTAGAATCTTATTATGAAGAAGGTAAGGATGAAGAACCTATTTATGATTTAGAATTTAAAGATAGTAGTATTAAGATGTTATTTCCTTTTTCTTTATATGAATGGGAGTTTGAGGTTGTTTAATATTCCTTTTTAATTTTCTTTTGCGGGCGAAATAAATTTGTATATTACATTTACAAAAAATTGATTAACATTTAAGTTAAACTTAAATGTTAATCAATTTTTAATCTTTTTACGTGGAAATTATGAAACGAAAAACATACCTTTGGATTACAATTTACGAAAGACTTTTAAGTAAAGGAGTTAAGAGTTATGAAATTGATATTAGATATTTACAAAGTTGGATTGAGTTGTTCCCTTGTTGTTTTCCTAAATTTATGCTTTCTAATTTTTTTACGGCGGTTTTTAATGTGGAGTTATACCGTTGGGAAATATTTAAAGGACACCACAAAATAGAATTTAATCCTCAAAATTATTTATAATGAAAACATTAAATTTCTTATTAGATTTTTGGCAAAAAGCAAAAACAGCAGTAAATGAAATAGAAACAGAATTACCAAAAGTAGCAAGTGAGGATATTTTAAAACACTTAGGAACAAGGGGTAAAATGTGGACTATTCAATATAAAGATTTAGGTGATAATTGGGGCGTAAAAGATGTATTACAAAGGCACAACGGCAAAAGTGATAACTTAACTTTATTAACTCACAAAGTAAAAGATTTGTTTGAAAAAAGTCCCGATAAAATTACAGAGTTCTTAACAGCAACAGCAAACAGAGGTTATTTTGTAAGAAAGGGTTGTTTTAAAGGGGAAGAGGGATAC